TATTACTTCTACTGCTATTGAAAGTGGTGTTGCTCCTAATGTGTATTATCAAGATGGTTATGAGATTGAATCTGGCAAGACCTATGAAGTTAGTTGCCTGTGGAATGGTAGTGCTTGGATTATTGCGAGTGTTGAGATTGTTGTACCAACTAATGAAGGAGAGTAAGATATGGGTAGAATTATTGATAGACGTAGAGTTATGGGTGGTAAGAAACTGCCTTATGATGCGGAGATTGAGTATCTTGAAAGTAGTGGTATGCAGTATATAGATACAGGTATTCCTCTTTTTAGTGATATGGAAATGACTATCACGTTCCAGCTGAAAAGAAATGTGAACAATTCATCCGTAATTGGTTCAGCTGTAAGTGAAGCTTATAGTACTGCCAATAGAAAACAAATGTATTTATTGGCAAATTATTTTTATAATAATATATGGTATATGTCCTTAGCCTACAATAACGTTACAAACGTTTCAATTAAAGATACTACATTACTTGATGATTTTAGTACTGTTGTAGTACACCAACACAAAATAATTGTAAACGGAGTAGAATTTAGTAAAGAAAATGTTAGCCCTTTTTATGCAGGAGGTAACTGTTTTCTATTTTGGAGTGACGGAACGCATGAGTGGCTTGCACAGAATAAGGCTTTTATAAAATTAAAAAGATTTTTATTAAAAGATAGTGTTGGCATATTGGTTAGGGATATGATTCCAGTTCGTGTAGGCACTACAGGTTATCTCTACGATAAGGTTAGTGGTAAACTCTTTGGAAATAATGGTACTGGTTCATTTATTCTAGGGCCAGATAAAAATTAAATTATATAAACTATGAAACGATATTACAACGCAACCACTAAAGAGTGGTACAATGAAGGTCAATCCCTTACAAAGAGAGTAGAGAATGGAGTATTTACAGGTATTCCAAGTGTTGAACAATTAACAGAATGGGGCTTTAAGGAATGGTTTGAACCTACTCCTACTCCAACTGAACTGCTTGAAAGAGCAAAGGCTAATAAGATTAATGAGATAGAGATATATGACACTTCTGATGCTGTTAATAGCTTTAGAGTTAATGTAGGTAATGAAGTAATTGATACTTGGATAACACCAGAACAAAGAAGTGATTACAAGAACTCTATTGATGCTGCTGAACTATTGGGAATGACTGAAGTACATCCTGTATTGAACGGTGTTGCAATTACCCTTGACATTCAGACTGCTAAGATGGCATTGGCTAAAATTTAGATTTATGCAAATCAATGCTATGGTGTTACTGAACAACACAAAGCTGCTGTTAATGGTTTAAACAGTATTAAAGAAGTAGAAGGGTATGATTATACAGTAGGCTATCCAGAGAAACTGATATTTAATACTGAAAATTAATAAATTGAATGATTAATGTAATTAAGACATTACTTCAACAGATAATTAATGATATAGATTCTGGAAACTCCAATATAAGTGAAAAAGATTAGTTAGAAATTATAAATGTTTTAGAAAAAATTAATTCTAAAGAATTATCTAAAATAGAATCTGCTAATTATATAGGAGTATCCAGAGCTACATTTGATAATTACATTAGCAAAGGCTTCATACCTAAAGGCAGAAAGAGACAGGGATTTAAAGAACTTAGTTGGAGTAAAAAAGATTTAGATGAATTCTTATGTCAGAAAACTTAAATATTTTCGGAAAAAACTAGGAAGAATTTGGTTCCTTAGATAAAAACTTAGTTTTAAGAACTAAAGGTAAAGTATATATTAGATTTGGAAAAAAATATATAGAATTACTCGATGATAAGGGTAATTTAAATGTTAAAATTCCTAAAGTTATATCAAAAATAAAATCTTCTGAAGAAATGAAATCAGATGGATTTTATTTATTGGATGAAAATTTATATGCTTTCTGTGATGGAAAGGTATTTCAATTGTCTGGAGAAGAAGGACAATTTATTAACTATGCTATTAAACAGGATTTAACGTAGGATCAAATTAATATAGCTCAAAATAATATAGGATTAAAATTTAGTTCTTTAAATGAGGCTTTCGAAGCAATTAGTGAGGGAATTGTATTTATTGGGGATGAAATATACTATATAAATGAAGGTTCTTTCAAAAAATTGACATTAAATGATCCACTAAATTCTATAAATAGTGCAAATTTAAATCAAACTCCAGATAAGAATAATTCTTGTATAGCTTGGATAAATGGAACTTGGTAGTATTCAGAATTTGTTACATTATAGGACTTAGATTCTTTTAGATTAGAAGTAGGTTCTAATAAAGGAATAAATTTAAACGAGCCTCTATAGACGATTAATAGTACAGAATTTGGAGAACTTCCAGAAAGTAGCTCTGAAGAAGGTCAGTATAATCCCCCAATTGCTATTGTAAATATTAATGGATAGTGGTAGTATATGCCAGTAGTACCTTGGGATAAATTTATGGAATGTTGTTAGGAAGTTAAATCAGCAATAAAAGATTTAAAAGATGCTACTAAAAAATTTACTGTTAATTGGTACACAGAAGATGGAGTTCTATTTAAAACTACTCAAGTTAGTAATGGAATCTCTGCAACAGTTCCAGAAGGAGAACCAAAAAAACAACATTATAGCTTTGTAGAATGGGATTATACAGGATTTCCTATAACAGAAGATACTAATATTTATGCAAAATTTGAATATGTTCCCCCTAAAATTTACATTTCTTGTAATCCTAATTATGTAGGAAGTATTGGAGGAAATGTAAGAGTCTCTTATTATGTAGACTGGGCTGGAGAAATTATTACTGACAACATAACTGTAGAAGGTAAGTATAATAATATTTCATTTGAAGAGGGAGATTTCTATATTGAAAATAATAAAGTAAATAAAGATTTAAATATAAATAAGACTTCTCTTTCTTCCTTAGGAAAAATTATTTTTACAGCAAGTTTTGAGGGAGAACAAGAAACAGTTTCTGCGTAGACTATACTATAGCAAATTCCATAGGGAGGATTAGTTTTAAGTAGTTTCGATTTAATGAAATTTTCTTTGACTTGGGAGAATGCCCCTCTATTTGTTGATTCAGATTTAGACCAGTTAGTTGGAACTAAGTAGACTTATATTCCTATACAAGATCCTCGTAACGAGACTAGTCTTTTTCTGGACGATGATGTATATAGATTAGGATATGCAAATTACAAAAATTACTTTCCTAATAGTATTACATCTTCTTAGAGCATAGAAAATGAATTTAAAATTATAGTTAGGAAAAATAATACTGAAATATTTAATACAGAAAATATAAATGTTTCTGAATACCCAGAATTTACTTGTTTAAATTCTATTTACTAGTATATGGCTTGGTCTGGGGATTGTACTTATAGTGGAGGAGAATATACAGTAATTAATTTTAATAAAATTATTAATGAGTGTAAGGCTATTAAAGAAACAAATCCAGAATTTAACACAAGAGCTATACTTATTTATTTTCAAGTAAGATGGTATAAATTTAATGGAACTGGAGACTTTAATTTAAAGTTTAATGTATATAAACTAAATAAAGACGATAAAGGATTAGTTTCAAATTTTAACGATTTTGATTTTGTTCCAGAGGATTCTTCAGTAAAATAGTTAGGGGACTCTTAGTAGTTAAAATTAAATTCTCTAAGTTTTCTTAGAGCTTAGGGCCCTTCTGAATTAGTTACTATGAATGATGAAGACCACTATTCAGTTATATTGCCAGATGGGGTTAATGTAGTATATAATGAAGAGGAAGAAAAATATGAGATTGTAAATCTGGAAGAAGCTGTTACAATAAATACTTCTAACGGATATTTAAATCCTTCTGCTACTTTAATTTATGATACAGAGACTGAAGAAATACAATTTTTACCAGGATATTATACAGAACAAGATTTATATGGAAAATCATCTCAGGATGAAAGTTTTATTTGGAAATACAAAAATGAATAGATAAATTAGTAAAAATTAAAAACAAAAAATTATGGCAATAGGAATTAATGATTTAGATGACGATGATTATGGCATGGGTTTTAGTCCTTCCACACAGGAAGAATCTTAGACAGAACCAGTTATTAATTCGCCGGCTTAGACTGACGATGATAACTTTATGTCAGATTTTTTAAAAACTAAAGGTATAGATGATATTTCAAAGATTAATTTTGAAAATGAAAATGGGGAAATAATTTCAAGAAATTGGAATGATTTAACTAAAGAAGAAAAAATTAATATTTTAAATACTCCTTTAGAATCTCCAGCTTAGATAAATACTTATGAAAATGATTTATCTGAGGAAGAAATTTCTTTTTTAAATTAGTTAAGACAAAATAATATGACTCCTAATTAGTATATTGAACAAATATCTAAAGGGGAAGTAGTAAATGAACCTCAATACTCTGTCGATCAACTTTCTGATGATGAAATATATTTATTAGATTTAGAATCCAGAGTTGGAGAATTAACTGATGATTAGGCTATTTAGGCCTTAAATATAGTTAAACAATAGGGGGAGGAGTTATATAAAAAATAGATTGAAGGAATTCGTAAAGAGTATAAAGAAAGAGAAGATTTAAAAAATTAGCAGGCTCAAGCACAATTAGAGGAGGAATAGCAAGAAGCATTTGAAAAGTATAAAGATTCTATAGTTAATGCCATTGATAATTTTACTTCTATTGGAAATTTAGATTTAAATTTTGAAGATTCTGATAAGGAAACTTTAGCTGAGTTTATGTTATCACAAGATGAGGCTGGAAAAAATTATTTATATGAAGCTTTACAAGACCCAGAAATTTTAACAAAAGCTGCTTGGTTTATTCTTAATGGAGAAGAAGCATTAAATAATGTAACAGATTACTTTACTAATTAGATTAAATTGGTTTCGGAAAATCAATATAAAAAAGGTTTAGAAGATGGAAAGAAGGGAGTTGTTTCTAAACCAACAGTAGTTATTAAAGACAATAAAATTAATCAGCATCGTCAATATAGTAGCATAGAAGATTTAGACGATGATGAATAAAATGGATAATTGAAATAATATGAAAATAGCTTCTTTTACTTCTAATATCCCCACAATGGGTAAAGAATAATTCTAGTTATTGCCCATTTAAAATTCGGTAAATTGCTGGGAATCCTTCATAGTAGATAATTTGGACAATCAGCAGCCAAGCTTATTAAGAAGTCGGAAATCTTAGTAAGAAGGTTCAACGACTAGAATCTATAAATAGACTTAATAAAAGATTCCACGAACACCGAACATTGGCTATTCAATGAAGATATAGTCTCAACTAATATAATGATAAAATATTAGTTTGTAGATAAAGAACTACAAAGTAAGAAATTGGATACTAGAACTTATGAGGACTTTTATAAGTACCTCGGAGTTAAGCCTACACGTCTTGGTGTTGTATCAAGAATGTACGACGACTTAACTGCATCTTTCCTTACCGAATCTCTTAAGAACATATTTTATCAAGATGCTAAAGGTAGTGGTAATAAGTATCAATCTGTAAATGCTTTACAATTCGACTGGGAGATTAGACTCTTTTTAGAGTTTTAATTAGTTTTGATCTCCCTTAAATAAATTCTTTAAATTGCTGGGAACTTACAAAATGTAACAATCAGCAGCGTGGTTGTGATGACAACAGCGTTCAACGACTAGCTGAAAAGCGTAAATTAAATTTTATTTAATTGAAAAACTGAATTATTATGAATTATATTGTATATTTAACAACAAGAAGTAATAAATGATATAGTCTGCTCGGAAACTAATTACATTAAACGTATTGAATTTGCAGCTGTACCAGAAGGTGATGGTGCTGGAGGTACTGAAATTATAATGGCCTTTAGAGAAAGATACTATGAAAAATATGATACCTTTAAGATTGAAAACTCAGGACAGTAGTGTTAGGTAGTTGGACGTCCTGTCCGCAAAGGTGATAAACTTCCCAAATTGTCACCCTATATTTGAAAAAATATTGAATTTAAAATTCTTTAAATTGCTGGAAAGTACAATAGTAACAATCAGCAGCGTGACTGTGATGACAGTAGCGTTCATCGACTAGGAGAAATCCGTAGATAATTTTGTGATAAAATAATCGAAAAACTGAATTACTTATGAAATATATTATATATTTAACAACAAATTTAAAATCAAAAATTAATGGAATAAATAGAATTTACATTGGAGTCCATGAAACAGAGGATCCTGAAATATTCGATGGCTACATAGGTTGTGGAGTATATGTTCAACAACCAAGTACATATAAATATCCAAAATCAGCATTTCAGTATGCTGTAAAAAAATATGGTATAAAAGCTTTTAAAAGAGAAATTTTATTTATTTATGATAATGAAGATGATGCATATAAAAAAGAAGAAGAAATAGTTAATGTAGATTTTATAAAACAAGATCATGTGTACAACATGGTAGTTGGAGGAAAAACTAAAGATAGATGGTTGCCATTATATCAATTTGATTTAAATGGAAATCTTATTAAGAAATGGGAAAAATCTAAAGATGCTTATGAATTTTATGGATATGATCAAGATAGATTTCAAAGTCCTAAAAGAAATAAGTGTATATTTTTAAATTCATACTGGTCCACTTCCCCAACAATAGATATTGATGAATATTCTAGAAAAACATTAAATAATCCTACATATTTATATTCTAAAGATGGAAAATTATTAAGAGAATACTCTTCTCAAACAGAATGTTCAAAAGATATAGGGTATGATAATGGAGAACTTTCTAGAGCTATTAGAAATCAAACTTTAATAAAAAAACAATATTATGTTTCAACTTCTTTAATGGACGAATTTATAATTCAACCAAGAAAATTGTATACAAATATGACTTTTTATGTATATGATGTAAACAATAATTTTATCGGAAAATTTGTTGGAAAAGAATTAATGAAAGCAATAAATCTCCATTCATGGGAACACATACATCATATTTTTAATAAATATAAAAACTGGTACAAAGATTTTTATATTTCATTAGAAGAAATTGATAAAGTTCCTGCCAAAAGAATAGGAAATGGAATATGTGTAGATGTATATGATAAATATGGTAATTTTATAGAACAAATGAAATCTATAAAGGAAGTAAAAGAAAAATATAACATTCCAGCTTCTAAAATTAAAAATATTCAATTGGGGGATAAATATTATGGAGATTACATATTTAAATATAGTAAGTAAATGATATAGTCAAAATTTGAATTATTGGGAATGTGTTGTAAGACTTGTTGACAATAATTATGATACTGTTCTGGATTTAAGTGCTTGTCAACCTGGAGACAAAACGCGTTGGATTAGTAACTATATGCCTGAATTGCATAAACTAATTTGTGCCTTAATTGGAATAATTTTTTAATTATTTAATTAAGAAAATTTACTTAATTTCTGGGACATCCTATATATTATAGGATAATCAGAAGCCAAGATTAATTTTCACTCTAATAGAGCAGAGGATAATTAATAAGGTTCATCGACTAGCCGCAAGGCGTAGATATTTAATATCGAAAGAGTAAATAATTATAATAAATATTTATATGGAAAAACAATGGAAATATATTGTCTATGAGACAACAAATTTAGTCAATGGAAAAATTTATGTTGGACTACATAAAACCGAAAATCCAGATATATTTGATAAATATCTTGGAAACGGAGTAATTTCTACACAACCTTATACTTATATGTATGCTAAAACCGCATTTCAGTATGCAGTAAAAAAGTATGGTCCTGAAAATTTCAGAAGGAAAACATTAGCAGTATTTGATACCGTAGAGGAAGCTTCTGATTTAGAAGAACAAATTGTAAACGAAAAATTCTTAGAAAGAGAAGATGTTTACAATATGGTTCTTGGGGGACTAGGTGGATATTTTATAAGCAATAGAGTTAAAGTATATCAATATGATGAAAATGGAAATTATATAAATGAATATGAAAGTTTTGCTGATGCAGCATTACAATTAAATTGTGATTATACTTTAATTTCTTATGCTGTAAGAAAAAAAGCTAAAGCAAAAGGATATTTTTGGAATACAGACAAAGTAGAAAAATTAGATTTAACTAATTATAATTTAGGATTAAATCATGCTATAAAAGTATTTTTTTATTCTAAAGATGGAAAATATTTAGGAGGATTTAAAACTCAAGCTTCTTGTGAAAGAAAAACTGGAATTAGTTCATCTAGTATTAGAAATGCTTGCATATTAGGTGTTCTTGTAAAAAATAAATATTACATATCTTATATTAAAGCAGAATCTTATGATAAAGCAAGAACAGAATATTTAAAAACAAGATCTGTTTATAGATATAATCCTGATGGAAGTTTCTGTAAATCATATGAAACACAATTAGAAGCTGAGTTAGAAAACAAAACTAATATAACTAAATCCATTAAACTAAAAATTCCCGATAAAAATGGATATTTATGGGGATTAGAAAAATTAGATAATTATAATGTTCCAAAAAAGAAAATCCAAAAACGTAAAGTTGGAAAGTATTCCTTAGATGGAGTTTTAGTAAAAGTATATGAATCTGCTACTGCTGCTGAAAAGGAAAACGGAACCTCAGTATGGAAGGTTTTAGCTGGTACAAATAAAACTCATAAACAACATATTTATAAATATTTAACGTAATTAATAATATAGTCAGTCTTTTATGGTAACATAAAAGGTTAAACGGAAGAAGGATACGTAAAATGGCAATCTAATGTAGAAAAACATCGTGGTTATATTTCTACTCACAGAAATGATATTTCTTATTCAGCTTTATATGCTGCTTAGGAAGATGTTTTTGTTAAAATTGCTGAAGGTAAAGATTAGGGTAATTTGAGTGAAACTATTTATAGAATGGATAAAACTCAAAAAACTTTACTTGATAATTTCCTTACTGCAAGAAACCAAGGATTATTATTTTCTAAAGGAAATGTAAATCCTGAAACAGGAAAACCAACCATTGTGGATCCAGATACTAATCGTCCCATTTATATCTCTGATGGCATAATTCCATAGGTAGAAGCTTTTGCTAGTAAATATGCTTATAATAAATTGACTATCGGAGTACTTAAAACAATGATGATGGCTCTTAATGAAAAGGCTGAAAAGCCTACTGGTAACCACTACATGTTTATTTGTAACGAAAAGGCTTGGTATGATCTTGGAGATATACTTGATTAGTATTTAGCACAGTATCATACTGATGGAACATATCTTTGGTCTATGAAAGCTAATGATTATGTTTCAGTTGGAGCGAAGGGCTTTGATTCTTATAATTGGTAGGGTAATACTATTAGTTTTAAGGTTGATAGAACTTTCTCTCGTGAATTTGGGTTAACTTTTTCTAGCCCACTTATAGTAGTAATACTATTCGATTAAATTCTTCTAATTGCTGGAACCCTAAATTATTTTTATAACATGGGAATCAGCAGCTAAATCTTAGTTGTGTATCGCAATGCGACGAAATAAGATAAGTTCAACGACTAGTCCGAATGGACGTAAATTAATTTAAAATTAATTGAAATGGAGAAAATCTTTAATATAGTATATCAAACAGTAAATACTGTTAATAAAAAAATATACATTGGAATACATCAAACCGCTAGTTTAGAATTTGATGGATATATTGGAAATGGTATTTGGATTAATCAACCAAGTACTTATATGAATCCTAAAACACTTCTTCAAAAAGCAGTGAAAAAATATGGAACATCTGCTTTTATAAGATCAACTTTAAGAGTGTTTGATAATAGACAAGATGCTCTAGATTTAGAAAGATGGTTAGTAGATGAACAATTTATCAAAAGACCTGATACATATAATATGATTTTAGGTGGAGGTAAAGATGTTGTTCCGACCAATTCTAAAGGAGTATTTCTTTATGATAAAAACGGAAATTTTGTTAAGGAATTTCCTTCTCAACAGAAAGCAGCTTTATTTATTTATGGAAGAGAATCTGGAGGATCTAGTATTTCTAGAGCTTTAAAACAAGGTTATGGATTCTGTGGAGATTATCAAGTATCTAAAATTAAAGTGGATTTTATGAAAGATTACAATACTTATAAAGATACTATTTGGGAAAAAATGGTAAATAAATTTTCTGATAAAAAGGGATTAGAAAGTAGATTTGGAAATCCAAAAAAAGTTGCACAATATGATAAAGATGGAAATTTAATTACTATTTATAAATCTTTAGGAGAATGTAAAAGAGCAGGATTTACTAATGCTCAAGGTGTTATAGAAGGAAGAAGAACACATTGTAAAGGATTTATTTTCAAATATATAGAAGAAGATTAAGATATAGTCTGATCTTTTATGGAAACATAAAGCTAACATTAATGATGAAAAAGGTTACATGCTTGCATTGGATTTAACCGCAGATAAGACTTCTGCACAACCTCCTATTAAACATTGTGGTAGGAGGGCTGCTTAATAAAGCAAAAACAAATATTTTTCTAATTGCTGGAAACTCCTTAGAGCTTCAAGTACCAAAGTGTAAAAATCTTGAAGATTGGACAATCAGCAGCGAAATATTAGATTATACAGGCTCTGTTTAGAGTAGTTCTAATAGACGTTCAACGACTAGCCGCGAGGCGTACATAATAAAATATTATGGAAATGGAAAATAATTTAAAATATATTGTATATTTAACAACTAATTTAGTAAATAAAAAAATTTATATAGGGGTACATAAAACAACAAATCCTAATCATTTTGATGGTTATTTAGGATGTGGAGTAAAAATTAATGATAAGTACACTTATAAATACAGTAAAACTCCATTCGAAGCAGCTGTAAATAAATATGGGGTAGATAATTTTAAAAGAATAACATTAAAAGTATTTGATAAATTAGAAGATGCTTTAGATTTAGAAAGATGGTTAGTTGATTCTGACTTTATAAAAAGAAATGATACTTACAATATTACTCTCGGAGGAGGAATACCTCCAGCTATAACCAAAATTATATATCAATATGATTTAGAAGGTAATTTTATAAAGGAATGGGATTCGATAACTAATGCTTCTATATATTATAAATGTTCTCCAAGTAGTATTGGAAGAGCTATTTTTGAAAGAACGCCTAGTATTAAATATTTTTGGACTGAATATAAATATGATAAATTAAATTTAGATGAATTTAAATTAAATGAAAATAAAACAAAAACATATTTATATGATATTAATGGAAATTTTATAAATGAATTTAATTCTATATCAGAATGTTCTAAATATATAAAAGAGGATTTACAAAAAGTATCTAAAGCAATCCGTGGAAAATTTTGTATAGCAAATAAATATTATTGCAGTGATATAAAATATGATAAATTTCCAATACAAAATTTTATAAATCATAAAAATGATAAACTATATCAATATGATTTGCAAGGTAATTTTATTAAAGAGTGGAATAACTATTCGGAAATAAAAAAATATTTTGGAAAAGATATTGGAATACACGCAGCAATAAGATTGAATAATAGTTGTATGGGATTTCAGTGGAGTTGGGAGAAACTTCCTAATATGAAAGAATTGAAACCCAAAACAAAAGCTAGAAAAGTTGGAAAATATACATTAGAAGGTAAATTAATACAAATTTTTAATACCGTAAGAGAAGCTAAAGCTGATACTTGTGGTGCTCCGAATGTTTTGACTGGAAAAAGAAAAACAGCAGGAGGGTTTGTATGGAAATATCTAGAAGATTAAATTAAAGATATAGTCTGACTATAATAGAAATATTATAGAGCCGAAATAATCGGCAATGTTTACTCTTAGAGGCGGAGATATGATTTCCAACAAATATTTAGGTGTTGGTAGAGAAAATGGATTAAGCTCTGGAGAAGTAGCTAGTCCAGTAGCCGGTTCTAAGTTAATTATGTGGGGATATTCTGGCATTGCAGTATTTAATCCATACAAGTCGTATATTGCAAGACAAATTTGACAATATACACACAGTAATTTATGTTATGAGATTTTTTAATTTGAATTTTATATTTTAAGAGATAAAATTAAATATAAACTTAAAATTAAAAAATTATGCATAAATATAATTATACTTATAAAATAACCAATGTTAAAACAAAAGAATTTTATATTGGAGTTCGAAGTTGTGATTGTGAAATAGAAGATGATAAATATATGGGATCTAGTTCTATATGGACTAAACTTTATATAAAAGAACATTACTCTGATTTACAAAAAGAAATATTAGAAGTATTTGAAACTCGTAAATTAGCAAATATTGGAGAAGTAACTCTTCTTAAATCTGTAGAAAAAGATCCTTTATGTATTAATTGTTATTTTGATTATACTCCAGACATGACTGGTATAAAACAAACCCCAGAATGGATAGAAAAACGTAAAATGTTTGGAGAACGTAATGGAATGTATGGTAAACATCATACAGAAGAAGCAAAGAAAAAAATTTCTGAAGCAATGCACAATAGAAAACTTACTGAAGAACATAAGAAAAAAATTGGACAAGCTCATAAAGGAAAAATTGTTTCTGAAGAAACTAGAAAAAAATTATCTAAAGTTAAACAAAAAATAAGAAGAATAGAAAACATCAAAACTGGAGAAGTTTGGATAATGAGTATTCAAGATTTTTTAGAAAAATTTCCAGAAAAAGAATGTAAATATGATGCTATGAAAAAAGCAGCTAATATTGGAAGTTTGTATAAGAAAACTTATAAAATTACTGATTGTGTGGCACTAGTAGAATCTAGTGAAAAATCGGGTGAAAACGGGGAATCTCCTGAAAAGGACAATCCCGTCGGAAGTAATGGAAGTGAATAAAAGTACATTAAACCGCTAACGACTAACAGGTGAGTATCACAAACAATAATCCTGACACGAGTGCCCGACACTTTATAAAGTGATGATATAGTCTGAACAATATGGTAACATATTGAAATTAGGATAAAGAGCCTAATGGTAACAAATTGACAGGTCGTATATTGCGAGAGAAATTTAATAGCATTACTAGATATTTAAAGACCAATTTTAAAGTAATACTTTAGATAATATTAAAATAGCTACCTCCAAGATATATTCTTGGAGGCCTATTTTAACAATTTTATGTAATATGAATTAATATGGCAAAAGAAACAAATTTAGAACTTAATTTATCTAATAAAATTATATTAAGAAGTGTTAGAGGAAAGGTTGGAATTGTTGTTAAAGTTCAACCGTGTAAAAATCCTAAAACTTAGAAATATGCAGATTGTGTAAAAAGAGTAGATTCTAATAATGACATGATTCTTTCTGAAACGGAAAGAAATGATCCTAATAGAATTTATTTTATAAAAGAAACAGATGTTTTTGATATAGTTGATGGAACGACTTTCGACTTAGACGATGTTAGAGATAGATTTATTTGGGAAGCAATTAAATACTGTCCTTTAATCTCTCCAGACTATTATGCTAAGGATTCTAACGGTAATTCTTTAATTAATGGAACTCCTGGATGGAATTCTAAACAGCCTAGATTTGGAATAGCAGAACTCTATGTAGAACGTCCCGGAGTAGAAGCTAATCGTAGAGTATCACGTAAAAAACTCAAGCACGATGCTGAATCATATATTTATGATGATGAAAGAGGAGCTGAAGGTAGAGTATTAAAAGCTAGATTACTCGGACATAAAATGAATAACATGCCCGATGCTGATGTGACTGATTATCTATTACAAGTAGCTGATCAAGATCCAGAAAAGATTATAAATCTTTATACTGGAGGTGATACCGCAGTAAGACTTTTATTTGTTGAAGCTAGAGATAAACATATTATTAATTATAAAAATAAATTATACATTTACGCAGATAACGTAGTTTTAGGAGCTTCAGATGAAGCTGCCATATTATTTTTAAAAGATCCAAAAAATGCTAATGTATATAAGCTCATTAAGCAAGATACTTATCCAGATTTAATGATTTCCGATAATAAAAAGAAAGAAAATTAAATCTAATTCACTATAAATAAAATAATATTAATATAGTGACCGCAAGATAGGCTTACGAGGCGACATTAATAGAACTTAATAAGGAAAATGCTCCCAATATATTATTGGAAGATTTTAATTATTTTATAAATAAAGCTATTAATCAATATATAAATAAACGATATAATATCTACGATATTAATCAACAAACTACCGACGATTTAAGAGTACTTAAAGCAACTGCTATTTTACCAGTTACTAAAGTTGAAAATAAATATAATGGATTAACAACCACTGGCCAAATGGCTACTTATGAAACTACTTTACCTTCTGATTATTTACATTTACTTAATTGTATTTGCATCTATAATGTTGTAAAAACGTATAAATGTTATAATCAAGGAGATACCTGGAGAGCGGCTGCTACAAGATTGACAGCTGATGCTTATTCACAAGTGCTTGATAATTTTTGGAATAGACCTACATATAAGAGACCTTATTACTATATACACAATATAAATGTAAATCCAACTAATCCAACTAATCCCTATACAGGTGCAGAAGGAACTGATATTTCTGGAGTAACACAAAATACTAGTGACGGAAATACAATTCATACAGTAACTACTTCTGGGGGTCTTCCTAAAACAATTAAGATAGGAGGAATTGATGCTAGTAATATTGAACGGTCCGGAGAAATAAGATATGGAAACGTATCTTAGGTACGTCTTGAAATACGTTATGGAACCGATGATTCCGTATTTCAATTACAAAATGTATATGTTGATTATATAAAAGCTCCACAAAATATTCGCCTCACACAACAACAAGTTGATAAAACAGAGGATACTTCTCAAATATTAGAATATCCTGATTATGTTTGTCAAGAGATTATAAATGAGTTGGTACATATAATTATGGAAAATATTTCTGATTAGAGAATTCAAACACACCCAGTAGTTAGTTAGTCTATTGCTAATCCAGCTCAGGCATAGACAGAACCAGTTGCTTAGTAGCAACCAACTTAAAAAATAATTAATTATGTTTAATTTTACAACTTAGACAATTTTTAATACTATTGTTAAAACAACAGAAAGTGAAGTTAGAGCAAAGACCGCCCCTAAAGGTTATAATATAATTACCAAAGATGGAGCACACGGTCCAGAACTTAGAATTGGAAATACTAGATTTAATAAAGACAACGTTCTTGATATTTAGATTAAGAATCATACAGTAGAAAGTTTAGCTAAAGTAGAATTTGATTTAGATAAAATGATTACTTTAGTTACTGCCGACAATAAAGATGTTCAAGAGGGTAATTATAGAATTATTATTTATCTTGGACTTTCTATGAATTCTTAGGATTCTTTTTATGCAAATGACTTTGTGTATAAAGGAAAACCTTTATTTATAGAATTTCCTGTAAATGCTTCTGATGATTCTACAGCTATAGCAAAAAGATTAGTTAAAATTGCTGAAAGATATATGTTATTTACTGCTCAGGAAAAACTTTTGGATGTTTCTGCCGATGAGGGTAAGGTAACATTTAAAGCTGTAAACGGTTATCAAGTCATTAAGAAAGCTATTTTGTAGAAGTATGATCCAAATGCTAGACAAATTGACTGCTGCAATAACAATGGAGATTTTGTTGATGTAATTAATGGAGTTCCTGTAACTTATACTACAAATAAAGACACTGGAGAAGTTACCCCAGGTACTCAAACTCTTGATAGGGATGGACTTCGCGATTTAGCTGATAATGAAGTAGCTATTGAACCTGGTCTTGAAGCTTTTGGAGATTATAATTGGATTATACATAATCTCAGGCTTCCTACTCTTGCTAACACCTATTTCTGGGCTGTTACAAAATCAGAAATGCCTGTTGTAGGAGGAAATTACACTCAATTCATTATTAGAATTTGTGCTGAAAGAGATGGAATTGGGGGAGAAGTTGTTGGACAAAGAGCTACTTCTGTAACTACACATGTTCTTTATGTTCTTGATTAGGGTAACAATGTAGCTACTGTTAAAACAGAATTAGCTAAATTAGTTGCTGCTAAAACAGATGCAGATGATGTCCTTGCTGAACCTTATAAGGGAGCTGAATAATTGTTAATTTAATTGGTATAGCTAGACCAGACCTATTAGGTCTAGTCTAGCTTTTTATTTATTATGACTTGGAATTCAATAAAAAAATTAGCAGATGCAATTGCTAATGATGTAAGATCGGGACTTCGAGATTATCACTAGAACATGTCAATGTCTATTGAATAGTTAGAAGAAGAGATTATACAAATGCGTCTATTGATTATTAAGGAATACATGATGAAAGGAATTCTTCCTATTCAAGATTTATTAGTATCTTTAAACTGTATACCAGTAGACTGTGATAGTTTGGATAAATGTGGATGTAATGCTACTAATTGTGGTAGTGACCCTATAGCACATTTTCAAATTCCTCAATTATTATTTGATTATGGATTAAACAAGGCAATATATTATATTGGAACAACAGATAAACAACATCCTTTTATAGTTTATACAAAACCTTTTGACAGAATATCCACATTGCAAAAATATAGAAAGAGAGGCAAAAATAGGCCATGGGTATATATAGATGTAACTCCTAATCAAAATGGATTGCTTGATTGTTATATATTTGATGCTCCCTTAATTAAACAGATTACTGTAATGGCCGTATTTAAAGATCCAAGATAGCTAGAAGAATTTTAGTGTAATTGTTCTGATACTGAAAACGTAGAGACTAAAATGGATTCTAACTTTAATTTTATAGATACTATTATAAAAGAGAGGCTTACTAAACAAAAGTTATATTATTATCGTCAAATGTCTGCTCCTCTTTTACCTAATGATCAAAGGTATGCTGCAGGATGAATAACTTTCATTATATTTCTGTACTTCTTGATATGAAGTATGGAATAGAATTAGAAGATTAGGATATAGAAGAATATGGATTATTAGCCTGGAATCTTATAGGAAATAGAAATAGAAGACTATATAGATATTAGACATGTATTGACCCTAAAGATAATTCAGTAACTCTTCCTTGTAATGCTTTAGATTTTGATGGAAATAGTTGTGTTGAAGCAGTTACTACTTTATACGAAGACTGGGAAAGAGTTACAAATTATTCAGAATATGGAGATAATAATACTTCTTTTATAGAATAGTCTATTGAGTCTGAAAAATTTTATCAAAGTCCATACTATATTTCTGGAAAATTATTAAAATATGAACAAGTTGGAGATAAACTTTATTTTGTTAGAAATTATGGAAAAGTAAATATTTTATATAAAGGAATATTAGCAGATGAAGATGGACTTCCAGAAATATCTAATAAAGAAGCTGATGCAATTGCTACCTATATTGCATATGTTATAAAATTTAAAGAGGGATTAATAACTAATAACTCCAACATTACTAATCAAGCCACTTTATTATATAACTTATGGTTAAAATAGTGTGATTAGGCAAGAGTTTCCTATTTAAATTAGAATGATATGAACAATATATTAGATATTAAATCTTCTTGGGATAGAAAGAGTTACGGAAAATCATATAAACCAATTAGATGATATGAAACATTGGGCTATAGGTTGGGCCTGTAATTTAAATGATATATTTGTAAGGTTTCCATATGAAAAATGTAAATCTCTAGTAAGTAATTACAAAACTAAACAACTTAAAAAATAGAAATTAAAATAGGTTTTTAGAGAAGGAGTACAATAGATACTTAATGATATTATAGAGAATAATAGTACTTTTAAAATCCAAGGAATTGGATACTAGGGAGGAGAACTCCATATGGAAGCCATTACAGGTTCAGATTTTGAAGAAGCAAGAAAACATGGTAAATTTAAAGATGTTGATTTTTTAGAATCTTTGTTTACTGGATATTAGATGTATTTATATGTTCATGGAAAAAGAGATAATTTTTTACATAGAAGAAAGTTTCCTGTTTACGTGGGGTCTTTTTTAAAAAATAAAATTACTTAGCATACTAATGAAGGAAAGGTTTATTGCTAATGAAAATAACTAATATTAATGATTATGTAGATTCCGTTCATGAGAAATTTCCAGAACTTTCCAGAGAGGATGTAAAAAGAATTTTAGTTTATGGATGGAAAATGATAATTTAGTATGTAAGTGCTGGAAATGATTTTTCAATTTTAACTAATAAAGAATTTGTATTTATTGGAAAAATTCCAATTTCTGCTCTATAGGCTTTTAAAACGTATTGTTATAAACTTTCTAAAAGAATTGCCTATATGTTTAAGAAAACAAATTCTAAATGGGATGGATATTATTATTTCACAAGAAGTGAAAGTCAATATAAAGATTATTTATCATAGTCTAAAAAATAGTATAAAGTTTTTAAGGATGTATTTCTTTATAAATTATTAGAAGAAACTAAAATTAAAAATTCTTCTTCTCCATATATATTTAGACTTAAAGAGGATAAGACAGGGTGGATGAAAAAGTATTATCCAGAGATTAGGACAAAAAATGCAGAACTTATTATAGTTCGAGATGCTTTAACAATGAAAGACATAATGACTTCATATAATAAATTTAAATATATACAATAATGGAACAAGCTGTAAATTCTTTTAACAAAGGACTGCAAATCGATTCAAATCCAATGGTTTAGGGAAACGATACCCTTTCCAATGCCTTAAATGCTACTTTTGTTACGATGAATGGAAATGAAATTGTATTGTAGAATGATATGGGTAATAGAAGAGTGGATAATGCATATTTGCCTTCTGGATATGAGCCTGTTGGAATAAAAGAATACGGAGGAATAATTTATATTGCTGCTTATAATCCAATAACAAATAGAAGTTAGATTGGAAGTTTTCCATCTCCTGAGAGAAAAATTAATTCAAAAGATGATCCCAATTTAAAAGGAACTTTAGATTTGGATTACTTTAAAAATGAAGAAAATCGCTATTAGGATTTAGATTTAAATTTAAGTTGTTTAAAATCTGATAATATATTAATTCCTCTTACTAAAGATACTTCTCTTCATGCTGGAGATAAATTTGTAGTATATGGATTAGATAATGGCAATAATATTACTAACTATAATAATATTAATATTGAAAAAGATAAAGTAGAATCTCCTAAAAATAAATTATATACATTAGCTTTAGGCATTCTCAATTCATAGAATGAATTTGTAGATATAACCAAAACATTGGTTAGATGGAACGCTGATAATAAAATAATAGATTTTGACAATACTAAATCTGACTTATATAAATTTAATTCAGGATATTTTATTGCAAATACATTTGAGAATCCAGAATTAAGTGAAACTAAAAGTGATGCTGAATTAATTTAGGAAAGACAAACTATTGCTGCTAATACATATGCATACAAATTAGTTGGTCCGCTTTATTTAAAAGCTACTTTAAATCATATATAGGATTTTAGCTATAATATATATGGAACATATGATGAAAATAAAAAGGCTGAATTATGGATAGAAGGATTTGTAACTTATAACTGTCCCGATGGAATAACTAAAGTTAGTACTGATGAAGATAGTACTAGTAATGACAGTACTAGTAAAGTTAGTACTGGTGATGATAACTATTATAGTTATTGGGAGGGAACTCCATCTAAAGAGGACTTTCCAGTATTTGATTTCTATATAGGTTCTACTAAATCAAGTGAAACACCTGAAAATGTAGAATATACTCAAACAAAATATGATAATGCTACAAATACTTACACTTGTAAAGTTACTAAACATTATAAAAATATAGAACCAACAAGTGGTGACATATTAGAATATATAATAGGGGTAAGAGCTTTTAATAATGAAGAAATTTATTTGTCTGGATTATCTTCTAAAGGAAGCTTAGATTTATCTCTTCTTGGAAGTGGAAAAGTAGAATTAATAGGTTGGAGATTTATTAATAATTTTAACAATGAATTAGGAACTTTAACTTATACTTTTGAAGCATATCCTAAATATGGTACAAGATTTGAAAATCTAAAATTCAAATTTACAAATGTAATAGATTCGAATGATGTTCATACCTACCCAGCAGAAGGATTACCATTAAATAATGGTAAAACTAACTTACAAATAAATTGGAAAACTGTTGGATTATCTCCGAGAAAGTTATACTGGGTAGATATAGAGTATGACAAAGTACCACTTGAACAAAACGAGACTAATCCACAAAAAGTAGAGGGAAATAATAATACATCACCAATTTGGTATTTAACTACTGAGCTTTTTAATAAAAATTATAATTCTAATTCTCCAGATTTTTATCCACATTTTGGAGAAATTAAAGAGGCTTTAGTAAATTTAAATTATGATTTAAATATAATAGATAATAGTAAAGACTTAGACTCAACAATTGAAGGCTCTTTACTTTCTAAAGACAATACAAAAGATATTGAATATACAATAACTCACAAAAAACTTGTAAATATTATTACTAAACCTACAGTATTTTTCAATGAAAATCTTTATCCAGATTTTGTATCTTTGCCAAAAAGAAATGTAATTGAGGTTAAATAGGAAAACAACTTAGATGATTATTCTATAGATTGTGTAAAAGAGGGAAGTTATAATGAGGAAAATTTTATAAAAGACATTAAACCTACATTTATCAATGGCAATATTCTTACTTATAAAGATAAACTTATGGCAAAAGGTTCTTAGGAAGAAGGAATTTATATAAAAGACGGCTTTACTTCTTTAAAGACATTCCTTAATGACTTGAATAATATATATAAATCGGGAGATACAAACGATTTTTAGTATGTTGTTCTCTATTGTGAGGCTGATAATGGTAGTGATAAATACTGGCATATTCAATTTGGAAAAACTCGAAATGAAATGTCAATACATAGAGATTCTCATCCTGATACTGTTATAAATATTTTTACAGAAAATGGAGAAGAAAGAATTAAATAGGTAAATGATTATAAGAAAACAGTTTTTGAAGAAATAAACAATACTATTGACAAATCCATAATATTTACATTTGGATTTTTTAAAAAGGATAATTATAATAGAGGACTTAATTATGATAGAGGAGGAGAAACCCAATTTTTTTCTGATAAATTTGATAATTTTGGAGTTGAAGGTCGATCTAGAGTAAATTATTCTCATTATTCTAGGGTTTGGTGGAGAACTACTGACGGAGAGTGGGCTATATTTTATAATATGATGAAATCATCTGAACATATTGAAGATTTTTTAACAAACAATATTAATAATAATATTAAATTTGCATATTATAAAGAAATATCATTAGCAGAAGCAAAACTATATATTCCAGATAGAAAAAATTATATTTATAATCAACCTTACAATAATTCAATATAGATTGAATTTAAAATTAAGAATAATCAAAATATAAATTTAAATATTGACACTAATTATTAGAATAATCCTTTAATTTTTGAAGTTAATTCTAATAATGAAGAATATACATATAATTATTCTCTGCCTATTAAATCGGATAAAACTTTTTAGGATAGAGTTACTAATGTACTGTTTACAACAGAATTAAGTAATATAGATATAGAAACTGGAGAAAATACAGATTCGTTCGGGCAACCACTTTCAACTAATACTATTTATAAAGTTTCTGAAGATAAAAAATTAGTTAATTGGAAAAATTGTCCAATGTCAGTAAGCTCAGAATTTGGAGAATCTGGTAAAAGAACATTATTATATAATGCTAACACTAAAGGAAGTCCTAGATTTAGATACGATGTATATAGAAATCCAGAAAAATAGGGTGAGGTGTGTTATAATGACTATAATAATATGATAATAGTACAAAATGTTAATTAACAATGGATATAAAAGTATATTTAAACACTCTAAGGTAGAAGGGCCATTTAGCTTATGAATATAATCCATTTTATAATTATTAGACAGACGTTGATTTATACTTAATTGATAAAAAATTCTTAGTACCAAAAGGACAGGCTGTAAATATAAATAATGGAGAACTATTAACTAAGAAGAAGAATTAGTGGGTTGATAAAAGAGGAAATGTTATTGATAATAATTATGTTAAAGAGCCATAGCCTTCAGAACTTTACGCTAAGGCAGGTTCTTTAATAAATTTAGATACTGATAAACTAAATTTTGATTTAGAACATCCAGTTGATATTTAGATTCAACCTTCATATGATGGCTCAGTTAATTTAATATTAAATGACAATAAAAATATACCAAGATTAATAAATTCTAGGTTCTCTGTAAGAGAAAAGAATACGTATGAAATAGTAGATAGAATTGGAGAAAATGATACTAATATATATAATTCAAATACTTTTGATAAAGATACTTCTTTATATTTTTAGTATGAGTACAATCCAACAATACAATATTTAGGATTTATAAGAGGAATACTTCCAGTTGGATAGTATTGTTTTTATTTTACATATTGTGATGCTGATGATAATGAATCAGATTATATTGCAGAAACTGGATTAATTCCTGTATTTCTCGGAAGTGATTGTGACCCATTTTCTATGGATGGAGGAATAAAAAACCAATCTTCCGATAAAGGAATTAAATTAAAGTTGGAAAATCTCGATAAATCCTATAACTATTTAAAAGTTTATTATGTTAGATATTTTGCAGATTATTAGCAAAATAGAGTTTATGAATGTAAAAAGATATACAATAAATATCCAATAAATTCTAGTACCATATATTTACAAATTACAGGAAACGAACAATCTGAAGATTTGGATGCAAATATATTAAATATTACTAGATTTAATCCTAAAAGTGTTCTTACTTCTGCCCAATGTAAAAATATGCTTTTCTTTGGAAATATTGTTAAAAACACTGATAATTATAGAGAATTATAGGATTGTGCTTTAAGAATTATTCCAAGTATTTAGGAAGACAAAATGACATTGGTAAATAATATTTATTAGTGTGATGATCCTAGATTTGCTTACTATAGTTCATTAAATATTTATAATAAAACTGGATATTTTAATTAGGAATACTATAGATTTGGAGTAGTTTTTATTTATTAGAATGGAACACTATCTAATGTATATAATACATTAGGAGGAGACTTAAATTCAGAACTTTCTTTAAATGGAAATTTATTTAGAGATGAAAATTCATATCTCTTAACTAGGTAGTATATTAAAGTAGATGATAATGGATGGATTAAAAATGATGATGCATATTCTATTTCAGGCTAGAATTTAAATGCAAGAGGTGTATGTAGATTTAAATAGAAGAACTTACCTGAAGATTCTATTTTAGGAATTAAATTTACAGTACCTCAAGAAGTTTTAGATTATTTAAAATCTGATTTAGGAATTAGGGGAATGTTCTTTGTAAGATAGAAAAGAATTCCTAATATATTAGCATAGTGTTATTTATTAAATGTTGATGAAGAACTAGAAGCTCCAGTTTTGCAAGTGAAAGAATCTAGCACTGATAATACTAATTTTTATACTGAATGTTTTTTAACGTAGAGTAAATTGTTAAAAGACAATGAAAACAAGGAAAGATATGCTTATGATGGAGATGGATTATTAGTATCTAATGACTATGATTAGAGATTATATAAATATATCTATACAGATTCTGCTGAGAATGTTTTAAATAAAAATTCTTATGCTGCAATTTGTCCAGATTTTCTATTAAATTAGCCTTACTTTAATTAGATTTTTAATAGTAATAAATTTGTATTAGAACAGATTACTGATAATGATATAATTAGCAGAGAAGGAAGATTTTATAGAGAAGGAGGAAGAACTCCAAAGACGTAGACTTATAAATAGGATTTAAATAGAATTCAAGTTAATATATGTACAGTAACAGATAATGTTCCAACTGTTGCAATTAAAGATAAAGCATTTAGACTTGAAATTGGAGAAACCGAAGAAGCTTTTAGATTTAAATATGCAGAAGTTGATAATGGTTCTTACAATTCTGGTGATGAAGATTTTGATTCTGTTAATAATGCCACCAACCTTGTAAGAGGAAAATATTCTCCTTATTTAGCTATATACAGTGATACTAAACTTAAAACTGGAGTTAGGTATAATATTTATAGAAGTGGGTCTATTAATATAACGTAGGAATACCAAAATAGAATGGATTCTTCAGAGCCTTTCTATGCCATTTCTGATAGACATAATTTTGATAAATTAGCCTATTTAAAAGAAGAATAGTAGTCAACTGATTCAGAATAGACTACAACTGTTTCATATAAAAGAACCCTAACTTGTTGGAGAGGAGATTGTTATATTAATACTTTCACTTATAGATTAAATAGAAATTTTAATGACCCTTCTCTTCCAAATAATGATGAAATTATAGACAAAAATACTTGGAAAGACAATTATGATGTTTAGAATCAAGAAAAATGGGCAGACATCTCTAGGTCTGATTTAAATGCTGTTTAGATGGGAAGTTGGATTACATTTAGAATAATGAGTCCATATAATTATGCTTTGCGTTCTAATGATCATTCTTATGTAGCTGAAGAATCTTTAATGGGTACTCCTAGAAGTTATTATCCAAGAAATCAATTAATGTGGAGAGGAGAAAATAAACTTCCTGATTCTTATCTTTATAATGATGCTTATAGAGCATCTTTAGGATTTAAATGTTACTTTGCATTTAATAACATTAATTATATAAAGGACACCTTCTCTAATAGAATACAATATTCAGCTATGGCTATTCAAGATTCATTTAAAAACAATTATAGATATTCTCTTTCAACTTATTTTAGGGATTATTCTCAAGAATACGGTTCTATATAGAAATTGGTTGGATTTGAAGGATATTTATTAGTAATATTTGAACATGCAATAGGAGTAGCTGTTATTAATGAAAGAGTACTTGCTGGAAATGGAGACGGAGAACCTGTATTTATAAATACTGCTAATGTTCTTCCAGAAGAACTTACAATTATTACTGATACGTATGGAACTCAATGGCCAGAATCTGTAATAAAATCTGAAGCTGGATATGTTTATGGAGTTGATACAATCGCTAAAAAAATATGGAGAGTGTCTGGATAGCAAATAGAAATTCTTTCAGATTTCAAAGTAAATAAATTCTTAGTTGATAATATTTCTTTAGGAGAAAGAGAATTATATCCAATTATAGGATTAAAAAATGTAAAAACACATTATAATAACAATAAAAAGGATATAATGTTTACTTTTTATGACGATCTTTATAAAGATGAAGAAAAAGTTTGGAACCTTTGTTATAATGAATTATTAAATTAGTTTGTAACATTTTATAGCTGGATTCCATCATACTCCGAAAATATTGATACTCAGTTCTTTACTTTTGATAGAAATACATCTAAATATTTAACACTGTTAAGTAAATGTAATTATTCTATTCCAGAAAATTATGGAGTACTTGTTGATAGTCCTATTATGCAAAATAATAATTATACAGCCAATTTATATTATTCTGGGGTAGATAGAACAATACGAGTTCCTTATACGGTTAAAAATAGTGATGGAACTACATTTATTAGAGAAGTAACTATAAATGGAGAGTACGCCAAAAATGGATAGTATTTATTACCAAAGGTTAAATTTAAAGTAGAAAAAGATCATTGGGGAAATTGGAAATATGTTAATGAAACAGCTCTAAATAATAATAAGCTCGAACTCACATGTAGTATTGAAACATTTGAAGAAAGAAAAGTACTATTATTCCAAATAACTCCATACTTAGATAGTATTTCAGAATATGTTTAGAATATTCAAGGAACATTTACTCAAACTAATTTATAGTCTGAAACAATTGCAGTAACTTTAGATTCCATAGTTAATAATCCTCTTCTTACACAAGAAGAGAAATCTAAACCAGGACTTACAACTGATTTTTACTTACATGGTTAGTCTGGAATATTTAATGTTGTTGAAGATTTATATCCTACATATTGGTACGGAGAATTCCATCCTTTTGAGTTTGAATTTATTGTAAATGATAAAATAGGTTAGTAGAAGATTTTTGAAAACTTAATTATTATATCTAATAAAGCAGAGCCAGAATCTTTCCATTTTGAAATAGAAGGTGATAACTATGAATTTTCTTCTGACAAAAGAACAATGTATTTCAGACAAGAAGCTACTAAAAATCTATATTAGAATCTTGGTTCTGATATGTTATATGATAGAAAATTTACAGATGTTATAGCCACTAAACGAAGTCTTGAATAGTATTATAGAGGAACAGGAATTCAAGGTAATAATGGATTATCTAAACAAAATACATACGATTACACTAAAAAGTCTGTTGATAAAGTATACCCAGTTGAAAATACTGGATTAGTTAAATAGGTGAAATCTACTATATTTCCATTATATTATGAAAAAGTTGATACTTATAATGAGGTATATGATAAATATATGGAAATGACTGGTAGTGGGTATGATTTTAAGAATTTATCAGGTTCCGAAATAAAATGGAATAAAGATTTAAATTAGTTTAATATAGTTACACATATTAAAAATAGTCCCATTGATTTAGTTGGAAGATTAAGAGGAAACTCTCGTTATAAAGAAGGCAAATGGAATATATAGATACCTTCTATTATTTTTAATTAGAAAAATGAAGAAGGTTGGAAAAATAACATTCCTCCAATTATAATTAATAGTTCTAATGTTCCCAAAGATTTAACTAGTAATGAAATATCTATGGATAAAATTCCTAATATTTATACTAGAACAGACAGAACTAAAGATACTCCTATTACAGAATATGTAAATGTCGGAGATTGGACTTATAGGAAGGAAGCTAGAATTAGAGATAAGTGGGTAAAAATAAGAATCAGATATAGTGGAAAGAATTTGGCTATAATACATAGTTTAATTACTTTATATAATATAAGTTATAGTTAATATGAAAAAGATTAAAAAGTATTAGAAAGGAAATGTATTATTTCCAGGACTTTCTGATTTAAGTGTAAATTGGCAAACAGCTATTGCTTAGAAAGTTCTCCCAGTTCCTTAGATAAAGATGAATAATCCATTATATCCAGGAAAATTAGGTAAACAACAAATACAAAATTCTAGAAATTAGACTTAGAGTTTCACATCTTCTTTAGGTGGAGCTGGAATTTAGGCTATTTCTGGAGTATTTAATGATAAAATTAACTCTGTTCTTGGAGATTCTGAATTGGGAAGAAATTTAGGTACTTTATTTAGTTCTGGATTAAATAGTGCGGGAAATACTGTTTATAATAATATCTTAAAGAAAACTAATTTAATAGATGGACTTTCTGAGAATGTTGGAGCATCTTTAGCTGGAGCAGGGTCTGGAATAGCTGCTAATTATATAGGATAGGGAATTTCCTCTTTAGGAGGGAATTCCATGCTATCTAAAGGTATTGGTTAGGGAATAGCTACAGGATTGGGTACTATTGGAGGACAATTAGCTTCTAATATAGGATCAACAAGCAAAGGCCTTTTTAGTGGAAGTGGATTATTTGGAGAAACTTAGGCAGGAACAATTAATCCATATGCTCTAGGAGCATAGATGATTGGTTCCGGACTGTCAGCGGCTTTTGGCCCTTCTAAAGAATATAGTGGAAAATATGGTCATATTACATAGGGGTTAGATACTGCTTATGATGCAATACAAGGAGCAGTTGGATTTATTCCTGGTTATGGTCAAGGAATTGCTGCAGCATTAGCTTTAAATAAAGGATTATCTAATATATTTGGTTCTACATCTGGAATGACAACACAAGATGCTATTCTTGGTTCTGCTTTTATGCCTGCTCCAGTAAAATGGCTAAATATGGCAGGAGCAAAAACTACTGGAACTTTTAATAACTAGTCTTGGCAAAATTCGGAAAGAACCAATACTTTCATGGGTAATGCTTTTGGTAATTTAGGAAAAAAATTTGATCAAGCACGAGAAGAGGCAGGAAAGACTTATGGAACGTTCTCAAGAAGTGCTAAAAATCGTGCCCAAAGAAATATAGACTTTGCTAATAATGCTTGGAATCAAATACTAGCAATGACTGATTAGGATGAAATTCAAAAGATTAGAAGTTAGTATATGACTTCTATTAATAATCAGAGATATGCTCAAATGATTCAGGGTGGATGGAATCCCTTAGCTATTGGCAAGCAAGGAATGAAGATATTTAATAATGCAACTAACCATAATATGGGATAGAGATTATTATCGGCAGCCGCATTAATTGATAATAAAGCAATGATACTTTCTGCACAAAATGGGACTAAAGTTATAAAGATGGTAACTACTGGAGGTGCTGGGTATGTTCCTTCTACAAATATACTGCAAGGTGTTTCTGATGCTGTGAGTACAGTAGCTCAAAGGCTTAGAAATAGAATGTATAGAACTGTAAGACCTACAGGATATAAAGTGAATCAAATAAAGAACTTCATAAAAAATGGTACTAGAGAATATGAGGATATAAATACGGAAGCTTTATTTGGTAAGTATACAGGTCAAGATTCTATTGTAGGAGATATATACAAATTTGCACTACATGAGATGCCTCTTCCTGGTAGAAAACTTTCAAGTAAGGAGTTAAAGGACATCGGAAATGAAGGTTATGACAACTTAAGAAAAGCAGCTGTCTCTGATTTAGTAAGACCTAGTTCTGTAAAAAGCGGGGCTTATGAATTAGTGTACCCAGAATTAGTAGATATTCCGAATCAAGTTTCCAATAAAACGCAACTGCATAATCATTCCTTAGGAACATATACTATTGAACCAGGTAGAGATAGTAAAGGAGGATATACAGAATATACTGATACTTGGGATATAAATCCATTTAAAGGAGTCAGTTCTTCAGATGACAATTTTTTCTCTAAACATACATTCGGATTAGAAAAATATGAAAATATTATTCCTTTTGGTCAACCATTTAAAATTAAAGGCAGAGTATATAATAAATCTAAATAATAATATATGAAACGTTCAAGATTAAAAAATATAATTAATAGACAAAAAGAACTTTCTAAAAAATAGGAAGTTGGAAATCCTTTTGAGAAATTTAAAAAATCTCTTCCTATAGAAGTTGATGATAATTATAGGTTAGAATCAGCTTGGAAAGCATATGGTTCTCCTAAAGATTATAAAGAAGCCTTATGGTATGGAATGATTCAACCTATAGATGAAACTAATGTTAAACTTCCATCTATTGGATATAATGAAGAGACAGATGAATATGAATATCTTAATAAAGGTGAAGATAATGAAACTGTAGCTAAAGATATTCGAGTATGGGATAATGATGTAATTCCACTCGTTAAAGAACTTAAACAAGGAGGTTATGTACGTTTATTCAATAAAGAAAAAGATTGTTGGACATATACTAAAAATTCACAAAAAGAAAATACCTTGGACTAGAATCAAGGCAACATTTAGAAGGAATAGAGTGGAGATTTAAAACAAGAAGAAGTAGAAGCTTTTAAGCAAGGTGGACAAATGAATGTTATCCCAGAAGCCTTTAAATAGGGAGGTGCTGTAATTCCTTCTGGAAGTCTTCATGCCCATAAAAATCACATGCAATTAGCTTCTGAAGGAATAGTAACTCCAAAAGGTATACCAGTTATAAGTGAAGAAAACGGAGAAATATAGTAGCAGGCCGAAATAGAGAGAGAAGAAGTAATTTTTGATAAATAGGCTACTACTGATATAGAAAAACTCTATAAAAAATTTAATGAAACAGATAAGGAATCTGAAAAAGATGAATTGGCTATAAAAGCTGGAAAAATTCTTACTGATATATTTATAAATAATACCGAGGATAACACTGGACTTATAGAAAAAGTTGCAGAAAAGAATAATTTGGAATATAATAAATAAATGTATTATGATAGAAGCAAAGAAAACTAAGAATATAGGATCGATTAAAATTGGTGGATAGGAATATGATATATTACTTGCTAAATCTGAGGAACAGAAAAAGCAAGGATTATAGTATTTTTCTAGTCTTCCAAAAGATGAAGGAATTTTATTTTACATAAATGAAGAAGAGCCTGTTGAAACATAGTTTCACATGCATAATGTACCATTTCCTATTGATATGATATTCATGGATGATGAATTTAAGGTACTCGATGTTAAACGAGGTAATCCAGAAGATGATGATATACGTGGAATTGCATCATATGTACTTGAAGTTAATGTAGATAGTGGAATTAAGAAAGGGGATGCAGCTGATTTAGATGAAGATGATACTCACAAGTATGTTATGAAGGTCCTCGATTAGTAGGGACAATGTCAAATGCCGTTAGAAGGAGGTGAACGCATAGTATCAAGACGTGAAACTCTTATATTAATAAAGAAAGCACTTAAAGCTAATTTCTCTAAAGAAGATAAAGATTATAAAGCCCTTGGTAAATATATGTTTAAAGTATTGAAGGGTTAGAATGAACGTCCTGCTGAATATGTAGATGCTCCAAAAGGAAAGGAGGATGAATAATGGCTATGTAGTATAATCCAGTAAATGATAGTTTTGTAGTATATGAATAGGTAGATACTCCAGAACCAACTACTTTTGAATTACCTTTATTTGATACCCCTACAGAACTAGATTGGGCAAGTTCAATTAATTACGATACTGGATTTCCTATAGTAAAATCAAACCTCCACAGTGTAATTGAAGATAACACAGAAATGCAAACTCCTATAAGTACTAATGTAGAGACTTCCGCTATAGACACTCCTCCTAAAAGGACTAATACAACTTTAAATGGTAATGCTGAATATGCTTACAAATATTTAATAAGTAAAGGAATTCCTAAAGGAAGTGCTGCTGGAATTGTAGGAAATTTATACCATGAAAACCTTAAAAATCCTACATAGACTGTAAAAGATTCTAGAAATACAACAGCTTATGGAATTGCAGGATTTAATAGTAAAGGAGCTTTACCAGATCTATTAAATTGGGCCGGAAAACATGGTATTTAGGGAAATCCAAATTTTGAATAGTAGTTAGATTATTTAGTTGATAAAATTAATAATAATAATAAATTAAGAGTATTATTAGATTCTAAATTATCTGCTTCTGGCGCTTCATTTATATTTGGAAAAGAGTTTGAAAGATTTGCTGGCAGAAATGGAAGAGGGTATTTAAACCAACAAGATCCAGAACACGTTAAACGTGCTAGAACCGCTAATAATATATTTAATACATATAAAGTATAATGAAAGACACATTTAGTTGGAAAACTATTTTTCAAAAAAATAGTGGTGGATTCAGTTCAAAACGTATTTGCGGATTAATAGGCTGGTTTTTATGTCTTGGAATACTTTTAGCTGGATTTATTTTTGATATGAATATACCACAATATGGAGAATTGATAGCAGTTACTTCTGCATCACTACTCGGAATTGACTCCATTACAGGAATTTGGCAAAAATCAATTAATTAGTAATTATTTTTGATTCTATATATACAAATGATAATTTAGACAAAAGATGTTTAAAATATACTTAAATAGTATATAATATTTAATTAACTTTAAAATTATCGATAATTATGAACATTAAAATTAAGAATTACAACGAGGAACAATATGTTCCTAAATTTTAGGAAGGCGGAGAAGTAGCCGCTCCTACAGAAGATCCAAATGCTACTCCTGCTCCTGAATAGGGTGGTGAGGATCCTGCCCAATAGTTAATGATGGCTTGCCAACAAGCTCTTGAGTCTCAAGACTGTCAATTGGCAATGCAAGTATGTCAAGCCGTTATTTAGATGCTAGGTGGAGGTGGAGAACCTGCCGCTCCCGCTGGAGAGGCTCCCGTATATAAGATGGGAGGAAAGTTATCGAGATGGATTAAAAAGTAATTATTAAAGGGTAATGCGACACGATAAGTCGTGTTACCCTTTATTTTTTAAATTAAAGTTTTATGGAGAAAGAAGTTTTATATATACCATATGGAACTGATGAAATAGATTATAATCAGTTTATTCAAAATAGTGCTAATGAAGTTCAATCTTTTGTAAATAGTTAGCCCTGGTCTAATAAGAGAAAATAGAGTTTTTTAAATGCTTATCAAGATATTGTATCTAAAGGCATTACAGGAGCTTCTAACACTACTGGAGTTTGGACTATCAATCATAAAGGGGATCCAATAGATTTGGATTCTAAATCTTAGATGGACAGAGATATGTACGGAGCTGCTGCTGATTTTATTCAAAGATAGATGGCAAAAATTCCTGTTAGAAAACCTGTAGTTGAAGAAAATAAAGAACTTCCAGTATTTAATAACAAATACTTTACTTCCCAACTTAATAATCAAATTGGGAAAGAATTTGGAGGTAGAGACTGGAGTAGGCAAGAGTGGAATGAGTTTGATGTTAGAGGCGAAAATGGATTAAGAGGCACTTAGAAAAGAGCCGAAAAACTTGCTAAAATATTAGAAACTTATGCAAATTCTTTACAAGAAGGACAACACAGTTTTAAAGACAGTCCATTTGAAAATCTTGAAGATTTTAAAACAAAAGTAAATACTGCTATAAATACTTTAAGAACTGGAACCCCAGATCAATTTAAGGACGTACTTAATCCAATAGGATTAAGATATGAAGATTTCTTTAATGATGGTAGTGGTGACATTCGTGAAACATTAGAAGATGGAACCCCAGTTACTTATGGTTAGTATAATGATTATTTAGCTCAACAAAATAAACTTAAATAGGAGCAACAATTAAAACAACAATAGTTAGAACAACAAGCAAAACAAAAATATTTATAGGAAAATAGATTAGTATATTTTAGTAGAAGTAATCCGAATATGATGGGATAGAACCTAAGATCTTTAGGCTCTAAATATGGAAGTACTCAAGCTTTGATATCTAAACTTAATGAATATACTGAAACAGGACTTGAAAATTTAAGTCCAGAAGAAATGTCAGAGTTAGTTGGAGCATTTAAATATGGAACTAAACAGCCTATTAGTAGGGACTTATATAATTTAATAAGAAATTCTTCAAGAAAATATCAAAATTCTAGAATTACTGATTTTGAAGCTCTTCCTGGAGTAGAGGGAGCTGTTTGGCACAAACCTACAGGAACAGTGCTTAATTTTAAAAATGCAGCTTAGAGACAACAAACTGCTCTTGATACAGACTTCTTAAAAGGATATTCTAAAGAAGCGTAGGATTTATTAAAAAGAACTGCTGCAAAAGACAGAAAATTCTTATCTTCCTTTAGAGAATCTAATGGGGCAAGATATACTAACTCCGATGGTTCTTATAATATTGCTACTGGTGCAAAGGATTTATTTGTTGATGCCTAGAGAGCACAAGCTCTTATGGCGGATTTAGGTTCTGTTGTAGCTTCATTTCTTCCTGGATATGGAACTGCAGCTTCAGCTGTATTAGGTATTGGAGGATTGGCTTCAGAACTATTAGCAGATGTAGCAGATGAAGGAGTATCCTGGGGAGAAGTAGGAGAAAGACTTTTATCTAATGCTGGATTTGCTGCTTTAGGTTTACTGCCTGGCGGAAAACTTGGAAAAATCGGAAGTAAACTCGTAAAATACGGATTGCCTATGGCAGGAGCTGTTTTCTCAACTATGGCAGGAAAACAAATGCTTGAAGATCCCGAATTTAGAAAAAGTTGGAATAAACTCCTTGATGGAAAATTTGATGAAATTAATGGTGGAGACGCCTAGAATTATGTTAAATTCTTGGGAATAGCAGCAGGACTAACTTCTGGAGGAAGAGCAGCTTACTCTAATGTTAAATATGGAAGACTATCTAGCCCAAAAACTACCATTAAAACCAATAAGGGAGAAGTCACAGCAAGTAAAGAATAGATAGCTAAAATTAATGAAATAGGAAATACAAAAGGAAATCCAGCTGCTAATGAATATTTAAATAAACAAATTGTAGGAAATGAAAATGCTGGACATGAAGTAACAGTAAATTTTAAGCCTGGAAAGTTAAGAAGTATTGGTGGAAAATATAATCCTCTTAGAAAAAAAGTGGAGACGTCCACTACTTATAAAAGAACTCCTAGTGAACAGAAAGTTATTGATAATTATAGAAAAAAATCAGAAGCAATGCATAGAGGGGAAGGGATTTATAGATTTGCCCCAAAATCAATTATTAGAGATTGGATGCCCACTGATTATGATATGTACTTTGGAGGAAGACCTTTTTATGGGTTTAGACAACAAAATTTAAATGAAAAGCCTTCTAATACCCAAAGTGCTTCTAATGCCCAACCAAAGGTTACATCAGAATCTCCTAAACCTACATTTTGGAATAATCCACAAGGAGGTCCTCCCCTAAAATAGGATAATTCTCCTTTATTTAATATACGTCGTCCTATAAAAGAGTCTAAGCCTAATTATGGTAAGAAAAATGTAGGAGAGCTTGACAAAGATTTTTAGGAATTAAATAATTTTAGAAAATCTTATGGATTTAGTGAAAAACCTTCTCCTGTAACTGGAGGTTATGGAACCAACGTAGATTTAAAATCTGGAACTTTGTCATTTGAATTTGGAGGATAGAAATTTAAATTTAAAGTTTCTAAACCTGAAGTAAAAGATTTAAATGCTGGAAAAATTTCTACTATTAGGGGTAGAATGGCCCGTTAGGTAGAACAACTTTATAAATCTGGTAAACTTGATGTTACAGAAGTTAGTAAAGTTTTATAGGGATTAAAGAAAAAAGGTTGGCTTAAATAGGGAGGAACAATTAATAATATAGATAATGAATTAAAAAATGCTATAAATGAGTTAAATTTATGAAAAATATTTTTAAGTTCTAGAACGGAAATGTTTTTTCTAGATTAAAACCTTATGACCCCTCTAATGATTGGTAGTGGGATTATGAAAGAGGACTTGTTGCTGGAGATACTAATAGATTGTAGCCAGCATGGAAATCGAATATTTCCGGATATGATTAGGGCAGATACACTCCTACTAGTCATGGAAATCTTGGAGTTTAGAAAGAACATTACAATTATACTAAAGGAGTCGAAGGTCAACAATATTATAGAGATTTTGGAGATGCTTTATTAAATGATAAAGGTTAGTTTACGGATGTAGGCCTAAATTGGGCTAAAGCTGTGGACAAACTTCTTCCTACAGGGTCTAAAGCTACATTTTTTGATGAAAATGGAAATCTAAGAAAGAATTGGGTTGTTGGAGATAATGATGCACATGGAAGAAATATAAGAAGAAATTTTTCAAACCTTTCAGATTATGTTAAAGCTATTAGAAACGACCAAATTCTTGGAGCTAGACATAATGTATTTTTAAAAAGAGGTAAAAGATATTTTTACATAGATAATAATGGTTAGAAACAGTGGGTTGATCCACAAGATATAGGGGGATTTACAGTTAGTAAAAATCCTATGGAATAGGGTTGGGAAGGACAAACCTATTGGGATGATTATGAATTAACTGCCCCTACTACAAGTAGTCCGACAGACCCTACAAGAGGTGCAATTACTGCTAGCCCCTATACAGGAAAAGATTTTAATCTAAGAGATTTTACAAATAATTTATAGAAATTTGTTCCAGGAATTTTAGGAAATGTAAGATTAGCAAACACCTTGGCTGCAAATAGTAGAATTTTTGATGCAAAAATAAAAGGATTAAAACCTAATTTATTGTAGCCCTATCTTACACATAGACAAGTAGTAGGAGACGAAGCTACTAAATAGGCTTACTATAGAAGAGCTGCTGAGGGACAAACAAAGGCTACTAGGCCATTTACTTCTGATGCTGATAGACAAATGGCATATGCAATGGAAGCCAGACGTGTTGGAAATGAATTAAAAGCTTAGGGAGATTTAGCTGATAATTAGGAAATTAGAAGAACTTCTGATGAATCAAATCAACACGAGTGGGCAAATACCCAAAGAAGAGCTGATGTTGCAAATAATAATATAATAGAATTAAATAAGTATAATGCAGCAAAGCAGGATTTAATTGCTCAAAAATATGCTGCAAACCATGCTTCTTGGGATAACTATCTAAGAGAAAAGGAAACTAGAGCTAGACAAAAGCAACTTCAAAATGACACTTTATAGAAACAAATATTTGCTCTAGAGGATTAGAATTATATAGAGGACAGTTTAACTCCTCTTAGATAGGCTGCTGTAGAAGCTATGAATAGTAATGATCCAGAAATTAAGAAAACAGCTTAGCAGAAAATTCAAGACTATCGAAAAAGAAAATAGGAACTTGAACTAGAAATGTATAGAAAGATGCAGAATAGAAACAATATGTTTACTCTTTATAGTGCATCTAAAGGAATGAAGCTTACTTATAAATAGAAGGATGACTTACTATACAAATCCGCAAAAGATGTAGTAGATCACTTTAGAAAAATGAGTAAAATGTCTAATGATTCTACTCAAAAATCTTACCCAAAATCTCGTTATAAACTTGTGCCACATCCTAAAACTAGGAAAATGTAGCAAGGAGGTGTAGCCCCTTTTATGGTATACACTCCAGTAACTCTTGGTGGAGAAACAAATACTTAGGTAAGTAGTACAGGAAATTCAACTAGTAGTGGTAAAGAAAATAAAGGAAAAGATACTATAGATTTAATAAAATCTTTATTTCAAAAAGTATCTGAAGGAGGTCTTCCTGTAGATGTAAACAATATTTACGAATCAGTATAGAAATTATTTTCTTAGGCTCAAGCTTTTGGAGAAGAATTAAGTACTAATGACATTGCCTCAATATATTTACAATCTATGTAGCAGCTAAGTAATATTAAACATAGTAAAGAAGTATATGATAAAGCTAAAGCAGCTGCTACTTAGAATGAAGCTTTAAATGAATTTGCTGTAGATGCATTAGGACATTTTATAGTGTAGGACAAAGAGGGGAAATTATCTAAGGAAGCAAATTGGCAGGATGTTTTAAAAAGTGGAAAAAATCCTATTACTAATGCTCAACTTTTAAGTTTAAGAGAATATCATCCAGAAATGCTTTTAGCAAAAGGTGATAATATTATTGAGAATACTCTTTATAATGGCATGGGAATTAACAAAATAGGAGCTTAGATTAAGGCATTAGCAGGAAAAATTGGAACTTCTGAAACAAAATTAGATGGAATAACTTAGGTAGAGTCAAATAGAGTAAAACAAGGACTCCAAGTTCTTTAGGGGCTACCTGATGGAAATTATAAAACTACTCAACTTACAAAAGAATAGTCTCAATAGGCTAAAGCTGCTTTAAATTATATTAAAGGAGCCTTATCTCCAAGTTAGAGAGCTATTTTAGATACCCATGGAGGAACTGATTATATGATAGCTAGTTTCCTATCATCTTAGATGGATAGTACTAGTGAACTTGATATTCAACCTTTAACTGGAAAAGCTACTAATGATAGTAATTCTAGTAGTGGAAAAAAAGGAGGAACTGATACTCCAGCATCTGTATAGTTTTTGCTTGGAAATGGATATTCAGAAGTGGTAGAATTTAATATTGGAAATTCTTAGTCTGTAAAAGCTTTAGGAAGATTTGGAATATTACAGGATAAAGAAAAAAATAATCTAGGTTAGGGAAGTTCTTTATAGGATGTTTCTAAATCTTAGTTTGGTCCAATTTTAGATTTAGATAAAGCTACTTTTGGAGGAACAAGACTAATTTCAAGTGGATATTCTCATATAATATTAAATAATTCTGATTGTATAGGATTAGATCTTCCAGTTAAAAGAGATTTTTCTGGAAACTATATTCCTGATTTTTAGTAGTTATCAACAATAGAAAAAGCAGAAGAAAAAATTCATAATAATAGGATCACAGATCCCCAACAAATTAATAAAATATATAGAGATTTAGGACTGCCAGACAAATTTGATTCTAATGGAAATATTATACCTTAGAATTATAGAAGATTTGCGGGAATATAGGTAATTCTTGACTCTAAAGCTTTAAAAGGAGGAGTTCCTGTTAATGCTAATGAAATTTCTGAAGCTGACGATGAAGAAAGAGAATTATTTATAGAAGAAATGAAAAAGAGGGGAAATAAAGATTATGATTTAAGTGATGGATTTTTGTGGTCTAGTTGGGGAAAAGATAAATTATATAAAGGTACTATATTTGTTCCTGTAAGAGAAGATATAGTTGCTGGATATACGAGCGGAGGATAGCCATTAGATACAGATTTGCCAAATAACGCAAATCAAGTAATGATGATGTAGTATGCTCCAAAAACACAACAATACTAGAAAACTCCTCCATTATCATCATTAAAATAAAATAATTATGGAAGAAAAACAGAATGATTATTTTTTAAATCTATTAAATAACCCAACCTTCAGTCCTTTAGATTTTAGTTAGGTTGGGTTATCAATAGATAATACATCTATACAAAATAAAGATGTATATTAGAATTTAGATGTTATTAAACAAAATCCTTTATTCTAGACTAATGGAAATTTCGATTAGTCTAAATTCGATGAAGTATATAATGTAGCTAAATCTGGATATAATGTTTTAAGTAATATTAAAGCTAATGAAGATTTTACTAATTCTTTCAGATTTTTTAGAGGAAATATAACAGCTCCAGATTATTTAAAAGAGTCTGGCCCAGAATTTAAAATAGAAAAAGTAAACAATCCATTAAGACAACAAGAAGGATTTGTTACTATCGGATTAAAGGAAAATCCTACTATGTCTATAAGAGAAATTGCTCAATCTCAATAGTTGTGGGATTCAGAAACAAATAGTTGGAAGGAAACTCCGAACGAAACATGGTTTGATAATTTTATTAATCCAAAAGTATTAGCATAGTATGACGAAGATGGAACACATGAAGATCCTATTACTGGAGAAATAGTTAAACATAAAAAAGGAGATAAAAAATTAAACGCAAATGGAACATATTATTACGAAAATCTAAATGGAAGAAGTCCATATGGTAAAGAAGTTCTTTCCGGATTTGATACATTAACAACTGATGGATCCACTTTAAATTCGTTAGATTTTTTTGATTCTGACGGTCTTGATAAATCTGTTCCTGGTTCTATTGCAAGAGCAGTCGCTTAGATTGCTCCTGCTTTTATACCTGGTGTAGGAGAAGTTTATATAGGTTTACGTGTATTAAACAGTATGTCGGAACTTGTTCCCACATTAGGGAAAATATTATCATTTGATAGTGATAATAAATTATTTTCATGGATGGAAGGATTTAACAAAGCTACAAGTTTTTCAACTTCTGATTATACACAAGGTTCTCAAGAAATGGGAATTGAAGGACATATGTGGTCTATGGAAACAGGATTAAAACTTGTTGCTGATGTATTTAGTCAATTAGCAGAACAACGTTGGTTATTTAAATATGGTTCTGCTATGTTATCAGGAGAATTAAAGAATCCAAAACTTATGACTGATCCTAAAGCTTAGAAAGCGTGGATTGAAAAATATATAGCTGAAAATTCTACTAATGAAAAATTAGCAGAAGCTATACGTACTTCTGATCCTATAACAAAACAAATAACTATATAGTCTGTTAATTATGCTAGAGGACAAAAAGCTTTAATGGATAAATTAGAGGAAGCCTAGAAATTAGGTAGTAAACTTTCTATGGCTTATATGACTGGAATTACTACAGCTGGAGCTTATGGAGAAGCAAAAGAAGCTGGAGCATCTGATATAGAAGCTGGACTTTTTACATTAGGATATACTGCTGCCGAATTTGCTTTATTAAATTCTGACTTAGGAAAATGGATTCTTCCAGAGCTAAAAGCTGATAAAAGACATTGGCAAGCTGTTGCAAAAAAAATAAGTGAAGAAACAAAAATGATGCCTAAAGATACTCCTCTTGATAAATTAAAATGGTATCAAAAATTATATAATATAGGAAAACAAATATATCATAATGATATAAAATCTCCAGTATTAGGAGAAACCTTTGGTTCTGTAGTAAGTAATATGTTATCAGAAGGAGTTGAAGAAACTTCTGAAGAATTACTTGCTGACTTATCAAAAGCATTATTTACAGCAGTATATCAATTAGGAGGCTCTAAAACTGATTTACATGCTTTCGAAAATGTATTTAATAGATATGCTTTATCTTTTATAGGAGGTACTGTAGGTGGAGGAATTGCTGGAGGACTTCCTGGGTATAGAGCAGCTAGATATAATAATAGCATGGATGGAAAATAGGCTACAAGAGAACTTATAGATATAATCCAACAAGGAAAAGCTGAAGAATTTCTTGCTACTGCTGATAAAATGACTATCAGTGATAAAACTACTAAAAATAAAGTAGATGTCTAGGGAAATCCAGAAATAGGAGACGAAAATGATAATAAAGATTTAGATGCTAAGAAATAGTTGAGAAATTTAGTATATAATATACAAGATATATTAAAAGCAAATGGAGCAGATATGAGTAGAAATGAATTAGTTAACTCTCTTAAAGGAGAATTACGATATGCTCAACTCGTAAATATTGCTGCTCAAGAAGGTAATTCTATATGGTATTACTTAAATCATTATAATGAATTATCTACTCAATTAGTATCTAAAACACAGGAGTTATGGGCTTTAGAAAATCCTGTACAAACTGATAAACAAAAACGAGAAGAAGATGAAAAATCTTCTAAAAGTGACAATATAAAAGAACAAATAAAATAGAAAAAAGAAGAAATAAAAGAAATTAAAGATTAGTTAGAAGCATATAAAGACGGAAGAATGTCTGATGAATTTATTCAAGATGCTTTATTTGAAATGATTTCAGGAATATCTTCTTTTTACATTAAAACAGATCCCTGGCGTTATGCTGAAGAAATAGAGAACAAAGCATATAATGAAATTCCAGTTGAAAGAAGAGCAGAACTCTTTAAATAGTATCAAGAACAAAAGAAAAATATAACAAATAGGGAATTAATGCATAAAGCAAGATTGGTTCATATATGGAATCAAGAATATCTTGCGGACATGATGGAAAATTTTAACGAAGAATATTTTAAAAATAAAGATGCAGTTATAAAAAATATAGAAGAAATTCTTTTTGGAGAACAGTTTAAAATAAATAGAGATGTAGAACATGCTTCAGAAAGAGTAGAACAATTTTTACATGTTTATGATAATGTTATTAATCCTCTATTAACAAATATCCAACGTTAGTTAATTGTTGGATTAGATGCTGCAAAATCAAAGGAAGTAAAAGAAAGACTAGATGCTATAGCAGATATGAAAGGATCTGTCGCAGAAATTCTTGGGAGAGATGTAATGCCTACAATAGAAGAATTAAAACAAATGTCTGGTGAAGATAGAAAAAAAATAGTAGATACTATTTTGGGATGGTCTTAGGATCCAGGTATGAATATTTCTTCTCTAACTGAAGATAATCTGGATGAATATGAATCAGAATTAAAATAGGCTAATAGAAATCTTCAAATACAAAAAACTTAGGCATTTAATAAGTACTTAATAGAATTTTTATATGATCCAGAGGTAAAGCAATTTATAATTAATAAATTAAAAAATGCCAAATATTTACTTCCAACTACAAAATAGGCATTTATAGATTTCTTTACAAGCCAATTAAAAGTTGAAAATGAATTTGGAGAACAAGAAACTATTCAACTAGACTCGGACACTGCAAAAGAATATTTGGATGCTTTAAATGATATTCCATCTTCCCCTATAGATGAATTTATATCTAATGTTGTAGGAACTTTAAGAAGTTAGGGAATAAATATTCCTTAGATTTCTGGAAACATAGGTAAGTTATTATCGGATCTGGCTAAAGTTGCAAATGTTGAATCTTTTAATTATGATGAAGATACTGAAGTTTTAATAAATTAGGCTTTAGATGTACTTGATTTAGCATTAGTAGCTCTTGAATCTGCTAAAACAACAGTTACTGGAGATTTAACCGATTTGTTTGGATTTAATGCAACAATAAACGAAATAAGAAAGAATAGAAAAACTAAGACTAGAAGTTCTAAAGCAACAGAAGAAACAAAATCCAACCCAAGAAAATTAGCTCTTATAAATTCTGATATTGCTACATTAATACAACAAGATATTAATAGATATAGAAGTGAATTATTAATGTATAAAAGTGTTTATGCTAGTAATACATAGTCAGTACTAACCTCTCATGATAATACATACAAAATAGAATCTAAATATTTATATGATAGAGTAAAAAGATTTATAGGAAGTACCGATATTGATGATTGGGAAGGAATATAGGAACTTAGAAATAAATTGGAAAGTTCTGAAATCTCTGACATTTTTTCAAAAATAGAAGAGAATAAAGAATTAAAAATTACTGATGAAATTAAATAGCAAATTACTGAAGCTAGAACAAAATTTGAGAAAGCTGTATATGAATTCTTTTAGAAAAATAAAGATAAACTAAATGATAATGAATAGCTTAAAAAATTATTAAAAAATATTTAGCCTTCTAGATCAGAATCTGATTGGATATTAAATGAAAATGAAAAAGGAATTCCAGAATCAGATTTTGTTTGGTATATTGCATCATTAGCTGCTGCAAATCCAGAAAGTGTATTACATGAATATAAGAACAGTTTTTCTTTAAATTTTGCGCCTATTGCAGGACAAGAGGAAGCTATTAGAACAGCATATACTTTTATATTAAATCCTAAAGTATTTGAAAATTTTGCAAAAGCATATAATGAAAATTTACCAATAGATAGTGAAGGAAACGTAGAGCCTTATTTAAATATAAATACTTTTAGAAGTATATTTATAGAAGGACTTCCAGGAAGTGGAAAATCCACTGCAACATTTACTATGTTATTAAGAATGTTAGATTAGTATCATCCAGATATTCTTAAAAAATTAGTATTAGTTAGTAATTCTCATGAAAACTCATAGTTATTATTAGATAATCTTAGAAAATCTACTGGATTAAAATTAGAGGGAGTACAAATCTTTAGTAAAGATGAATATTTTAAACATATTTCTGATAACTATCCAGATTGGGAATATGATGAATTCGGAAATCTTAAAATTACAAGAGATGATATTACCTATGATGAAGAAACAGGTCATGTTAAATACTCTAAAATAAATCCAAATCCTGACGGTTTAAATGCTTCACTTGTTATAATAGATGAAGCAACATCTTTATCTCAGCCAGATGCTGAATTAGAAGAAGCTTGGTTAAAAGCCAAAGGAATATATTCTATAAAAGCAGGAGACTTTGATTAGTTAGGAGTATATGGAGAATATAAAACAGGAAAAGTAGATCAAAAAGGAAATGAGTAGAGAGCTCCAATATTTTAGGTAGGAACTAATTATATTAGAACTCATAAATTAGGACAAGTTATTAGAGGAAATAATGAATATAAAATAAATAATATATTAAAGTTTAGGGAAAATAAAAATAAAATATCAGATATTTTAACAACTGATAAACCATATACTACTTTATTTGATTTTTCTTATTATTCTGATAACTCTGGATTTTATGGAGATTCTGTGCAATCTACTTATAGTGATGAAATTCCTTAGAATACCAAGGACACAATAAAATTAATGTTAGATACACTAGAAGATGGTGAAAAACTAAATTACATTTATGACAGTGTAGATTCTCCTCTATATAAATATCTTTCTAATTTAAATTCTTCTGGAGAATATTCTGGAAAAATAAATATTATTACTGCAGGAGCCTCTCAAAGTTAGGAAGGACAATATTATGTAGTAGATTTATAGTTAAATAAAACAGGTCCAGGAGAACAACAAACTTTATAGGCTTAGAGATAGATTGCAGCATTATATACAGCTATTTCAAGAGCAAAACAAGGAACATTAATTTTCGATAGAACTGAAAGTACAGTTTCTCAATTAATAAGTTCTACTAGAATGGATAAACTTGTTAATAAAAAAATGTCTTAGGATTCAATTACTAATTATGGTAATAAACGTAAAGAAATTCTTGAAAAAGTTTTAGGAAACTATGAAAAGACTCCAGAACCACAATGGAAACCCATAACTAAAACAACTAATACTCCAGATATAGAAGAACCTGATAATGATAAAAATGAAGGCCACGAGTCAGAATCTGATGAAGAAATAGATTCTAAAAATGCTACTATAAAGGAAATTGATATAAAAAATGAGAAGGATGGAGAATTAAATATGATGCTTCATACAGTAATGGTTCAAGAAACTGGATGTGAATTATCTGATAATAATTTAGATCCAACTGATCCAAACAATAAACTAAAACTATCTCCAAATTCTGATAAAAGAATTGATAATATTAATGGACTCATTAAAATTAGTTCCTTAGGAATTAAACCCGAATCAGATGGAACTTTATCTCAAGAAAATAAAGAAAAAGCTTTAAAAATATTAGGTTTAATTAGAAGTTCTGCTAGTTATAGAACTAATAAATCTGATATTGTAGAAGATATATCACAAGCCTTAGGAATTGATGATACTTCTAGAGTTAAAGTAAACTTTATTTATAAAAATTCATATGAATTAGATACTGTCAACTCATCTGGATTTATGAAATTTTTTAAGAGTGTTAAAGAAAAACTTCTAGGAATCTTTAATAAAGACGGAAATAGAGAAAAATTAACTACTCCACATAGGCAGACTATAGGAGTCGAAATATTCATAGATGATAAGTAGGTACTTGAAGTTCCCGTAGCTATGATGACGTCTCCTTTAACTATGTTAAATACTTAGGGATTTGAAGACTTAAAATAGGTATTTATAAATGATTGTGGAGAGAGTTTAAATAAATTTAAAGAATGGTTATGGAACCATTATAATGATTCTAGTGCACCTTTACATACAAAAAGTATGTATAAATTAGTAGAATTATATTCAAATTATTCTAATTTTGTTGTAAGATTTGATAATGATTTTACTTTAAATTCAGGAAAAATTACTGGAATAATTCATGCTCAAACTAGAGGTGAAGAATATTTCTTTACACATGATTATGATTATAAGGGATAGCCTGTTTCTCTTGAAGAATATAGAAAGAGAATGTCTTGGAGAAACATATCTGAAATTAGAGTTAATAATTCTAAATCTGATATAATAATTAATGGACAAATAATAGCAAAATCTGGTGATCCGTTTGTTTTAATTTCTGACGCTCCAGAATTAAAAAATGCTTCTTTTGAAACTTTAATGGAACAGTTCATTAAATAGGCAGAAAATTCTGATGAATCAAAGAAAGTAAAAAGAATGTATTTATATACACCAGAAGGAACAATAGAAGATTTCTTATATAATATGGATAGAGCTGTTTCTAAAAAAGGAGAAGATTTTTCAACCGAAGAAATAGACTCTTTATTAGGAAATAAATTATCTGCTTATAGATTATTATCTTTTATTGCTACAGATGGAAGTGAATTTGATTCACACTTTGATGAATGGATGGATGGAATTAAGGATGCAAATAAAGAAGATATTGAAAAATCCAAAAATCGTTGGAAGTAGTTAAAAGAATTAGTTTAGGAAATTAAATCTGCTGAAGAAAGATTTAATATAAATAATGGAACTAAAGCTAATCAATTATTATCTTTATTAGACAAGCCTATAGAAAATCTTCCAAAAGAAATTAAAGATAAAGCAGCTGCTATTAATTGGCCTACTAAGCTTAAATATGGTACTCCATTAAGAACAGTATTACAATACGAATTTAGAAAATTATTATATTCTGGTTCTGTATATGGTCCCGCTTTAGGAAGACAAATTGTAGATATAAGTTTATCTAGAGATCCTTCTGGAAAAGTAATATTTAAAGATTTTCAACAACCTAAGATAGAAGCATTAATAAAAGATGCTACTAATAATAAGTATACAGGAATTCAATATTATGTTCCTTTAGCAAATGCTTCAGAAAACATTTCAGTAAAAGGTTACACTTTTGCCAAAGTTAATGCTGAAGATGATACTAAAATATCAAAACGTTCATTTGAAATAAATGGAAAACTGGAAACAACAGCTGTAGTAAGAGATATTGAACCAATTTTAGATGAAATAATCAAAAAAGGTATTCCTAACCCCTCTTCTACGGAAGGACGTTCAAGGTTAAATAATTTTTCAGATTAGGAAAAAGCTAAGTTATATAGAGAAAATACAAAAGCATATTTGGATGGAAAATTAACTACAAAAGAAAAAACTCAAACTGATATATTTAATGAAAAACTTACAGGAATGATTAAATTTGATTCAAATATATCTAATACAGATCAAGTGTCTATTAAAACCTAGATAACCGTTAAACAAGGAGACCCTAATCCTACAAATGTTTAGAAATATTTATATGATAAATTAAGTTAGTTAGGTTTTTATCCAATTAAAATATAGAATGGATATATTATTAGAAAAGTTAATAATATTAAAAAATCTTTGATTTTATCTGAAAAAGAAATAATGTTCTTAACAAATGACGGAGAACTAGGAATATTATCAGAAACAAATTCTGAAAGTATTTCAAATCCAGATATTTTGTAGTCTATAGTTAATAATCCGAGTACTGATACTGAAATAAAACAAATTGCTTAGTAGAAATTAGATTCTTTAAATAGTCCTTCTGCTGAAGAAATAATTATTCCTGAACAATTGTTAGGATTATATGAAGATACTATAAGAGAATTAGAAGGAGGAATTTTAGAAGATTAGAGAGTATTAAATATAATATCAGAAGTAAAAAATAATAATGGAAATCCAGAATAGAATTTAAATATAATAAAATTATTAAAATATATTTATACAGAAGGGGATCCAGATTCAATTGAAGATATAGAAGATAGCAGTTCATTGTCTTCGTATTTATTTACAAATGGAACAGAAACTACTTCTGTAGATGTTGAACAATTAGCTAAAGCTGTTGGAAGTTGGATTGATACAAATGAAAATTCTTGTAGTTATACAATTCCAGTAGCTCCATTTTAAAAATTAAGATTTTATGAGTTTATTATGTAATGGGAAATTAAGTAGTAAAAGATTTAGTAAGTCTTTATCAGATATACTTTCTAATATATAGAAGATAAATGATGAAAATGAATTATCTGATTAGTTTTTAGATTCACTAAAAATTTTAAGAACTGAATATTAGGATGAGGATTTTTTTGAAGCAGTAGATAAAATATTAAATAATATTACAAATAGAAAAAGAAGAAAAGAGAACCCTATTTTAGATAGGGTTCTATCTTCTTTTAACCCTTCTATGATAGAATCATAGAGAGAAGATTCTAATGTATTTAATAGTATTAGTGAAAATGATTCTAAACAAAATATATTAGACGAGACATTAGAAGAAAAACTAGAAAGAGAAAGTTAGAAAAACTCTTTTTTAAGTAAATATTTTCCTTTATCTAGTGATGCTAGATTATCTTTTGAATAGAGATTTAAAAATAATGTAATTCAGAATTTATTTATAAATAAAACAGGGGAAATTTGGACACTAAATGTTTCTAGTTCAGATATGGATAAATCCATTAAATGCTATTAGGAAGATTTATTAAATGATGTCGAAAATTATTTAAAAGAATTTTATCCAGAATTATTAAATGCTTATAATTCAAATAGAACTCTTGGAACTAAAATAGAGTTTTTAAAGAAACTATTTGAACAAAAAATATTATCTCCATTATCTAGAATAGATTTAATTAAAATACCTAATTTAGAGAATTCTATTCAAAGAAATAAACTTCAAGGATATATATCTTTAGTAGCTTTAATTAATTTTGATGAACTTATTTCTAGCGCATTTGGAGATGCAGTATCTATAGGTTATAACAAAGATTATAGTGCTGATGTATTAAGAAATAAACAAAAATATACTTTAAATCTTGGAAATAAAGCTGCAAGAACATGGAAAGATGATAAAAAAGATATTGATGAGACTGGAGAAATAGGAAGTATAATTTAGTTATATGTAGAAAGTCTTAATGTTTGGAAAGGAGACAATATAACTCCATAGAAAATAACTTTTGGAGATATAAAAACTAGTTTTGGAGAAATAATGAATTTATTAAGTAATCCAAAATTAACTCTTCGTTCAATAGATTATGATTCATTAGATGAACAAAAAATATCTGATTTAAAATAGATTTATGGAGATAGTGGATTTAATAATATAAAACGTACTTATGATACAGTAGGAAAGTTATTAGCAAAAGCTAAAACAAATCCTATAATGTTTGCTCCAATTCTTTTTTCTGTATTAGATAAAAATTTAAAAACATATTTTACAGGAAAACCACAAGTATAGGACATTATTCATTCTATCTATAAAAATATTTATGACTATTCTAATAATAATTCATTATTATCTATTGTACTAAGATCTAATTCAAATAATATGACTTCAGACTTATTCGGATTTTTTAGTACATTATTTGTTAATATAGAAAATACTCCATTTAGTGAATACAAAGAAAATGTAAATGGAGGAAGAGAAGTAATAAATATAACTCAAAACACTTCTAATAAAAGATTAAATAATCAAGTATTTTCTTGGGAAGGAGTATATAATATTACTGTTCCTTAGAACTTTAGAACTGTTGAGTTTGGAGAATTTGAAAAAAATAATGAAAACAAATATGTTCCTTTCTTAACTGTAAATATAAAGGGTACTAATTTTCTTTTAACTTTAGAAGGAAATTCTAATGGAGTTACTACAAATCTAAAATCTATAGGAAAAACAGAATACAGAAATGGGGCATAGTATACTGCATATGAAAATGTAGATTTACAAAATTTAACTCCAGAACTATATGATTTCTTATCAGAAATATTTGGATTTAGAGTTGATGATAATTTTATAAGTATATACAAATCTATTAGAGGCGAACAATCACTTAAAGAATTATTTGACATTGCTGGTTCTATTCTTTATAATTATAAAGTAGGAAAAACTCTTAATGCAAAAACTTATAATGATTATCAATCTCATATAGGAGATTTTTATAATGGGACAGAAATAAGAATGTCAAGAGGTTCTTTATAGCCTGAATTAATTCCTAATTCTGAATATCCTAAAGTATTAGCTCTTAGTTAGACAAGAGATATTTAGTTAGGATATACTAGTGAAAATACCGCTAAAGATGGAGAAAATAAGTAGTTAGCTATTAGAGGACTATCTTAGCTTATGAGTAAATATATGGAATTATCATATAATCATAATTTCAATCCAAATTCTATTATGAAATATAATGATTTTTCAATTTATCAGTTATTTAATGGAATTGAATTTGTAAGAGATTATAATGGATTAGGTAGTAACTAGTAGGCTATTAAATTTTCATCTAATGAATTTTTCTCAGGTTCTTTTATTTATGATTTATATGATGGAATATCTTAGGAAACAGACGATGGAAAATTTGGAGAAATTACTCCAGAACATAAAAAAATTAATGAAACGTTTATAAGAATATTTGGTCCAACAATTTCTGATAAATCTAAATTACCTAAAATATTAGTTAGACCTTTAGATACTGTAAATATTCCAGGAGTAGGCTTAAAATATATTAAAGATTTAACTGCTGATGAAATAAGAAAAGTACAACAGTTAGAATTTGGAAATTACTACGCTAAATTACATAATAATATTATTTAGGAATATAATAAAATTAACAATGTAATACTAGAAATAGTAACTCCTTTAATTCCAATTGTTGCTTCAGAAGAAGAAAAAGCTTTGTTATAGTAGATTCCTACTTTAGATTATAATTCGGATTTTTAGGAATTTAATAACTATATACGCTAGTTAAATACTATTAGAGAACAAAAAGGATTAACTAAAGTAACAGCTTTTAGTGTATTACATAATGCAGTGGCTACTTTACAGAGATAGGTACTTGAAAAAGGACAGCCAGATTATTCTGTAAAAATGATTGATGGTGTATCTTATATTAAAGACAAAGAAGGATTTTTACATAACAATCCATCATTATTCCATCAACTATCTATATATGGAAGACCTGTTAAAAATTTTGAAATTGATTCTAATTTAAAATTTGACAAATCTTAGTTATTAGAAACTCCAGAACAAGAAAAAATTAGGCACAAATATCAATTATTACAAGAATTTTTTGGAAATAATATTACAATAAAACTTGATAAAGCTGCTGATAAAGCTAATGCTATTGCATATAAAAGAAATAATGATATTAATTATATGCAAGGTTCAATGGTTGTTCTTGGAAAAGTAATGTTAGGAGAAGAAAATAAACAATCTATTATTTCAAGAAAAGATTTTGAAAATTGGAATCAATACTAGAAACTAGTAGAATTATTTGGAGAAAGTCTTCCAGCAGACTTAAAAATTTCAAGTCCTACATTTAGACTTGATAAAGTTTTAGAAATAATTAATAATACAAGAAGACTTAGAAGTTTAACTACTAAAGAAGCTATTGAAATATTATTAAATAATAAAAGATTAAAAAATAAACTTCTTAAATTAACTCCAAATATTCAAATTGCAATAGAATCAAATTTAAGAAAGAAAAATCCTACTTGGCATGATGATACTATTGTAAGAAAGGCTCAAGAATTTATTGATTCTAAATCAAAAGAAGAACTATCTGATTATATTGCAAAGTTAGCAATAAATGATATTGTAGAACAGAGTATTATTAATTCTAAGGATGATGTTTTAATTTCTGAAATGTTTAAATTAGTTGAAGATTTAGATATTGTTAAAGACAGATTATCTTCACAATATTCTATTGAATTAAATCCTGAAATTGAAAAACACAATGCTTTAAATCAGTGGATAGGAGAATCTTATAATCTAACATCTGTTGGATCATTTATAGCACATCCTGGAAACTCAAATTCTTCTTCAATCTTTAATTACGAAGAGTCTCAATACGGATAGCAAGTAAAACGTCAAGTATCTTAGACCGCTTCTAAACATAGAGAAATGCAAAATTCTTTATATGGTATTGGAGAAAAATTAAGATTCTTTATTGTTGAAGATGAAAGAGATTCTGTTATTACTTATGGAGGATTATATAAGAAAGGTGGAACTAAACCTTATGATGGTGCAACATTCTATAATATGTTTATGAATGTTCTTGATAATAATTCTCTTGGAGCAGATGCAATGGGAACTACTATGAAACCTTTTACTCATGCTCTTGATTCATAGACGGGTATTGGATTAATTATTAAAACTGCTGGATTTTTAATTAATAACCAATCTATTAGAGAAAGTCAATTACCTGGAGCCAATGGAAGAGATGCCATAATGAATCGTAAAATGAATGATACTATTAAATGGACACAAATTCTAAAATAGAATGGAATACAAAATCCATATTTTAATTATCTTCAAAAATATGACGAAACTGCAATTCAAGTAGACCCTTGGTATGTTTATAATCCAGAAAAATAGTTATGGACAAAACGTAGTAATCTTAGAATTGATGAAAATGGAATAACTCATTGGGATGAAGTTACTGTTGCTAGTAACGGAGAAGAATTAAATAACTCAAGAAATGAAGGAGTTGGAGACAAAATTATAGATTCTAATTATTAGTTATGGAAAGAAGTTTTTGGAGGAGAATGGTCTGGACATTTATAGAATGGTAGATTATCTTATGAAAATGATGATTCCTCTACATTAAATGTTCTTCAAATAATGAATAATGCTGGAATTACAAATAATAAAAGTGCTTTCAAAAACTCTAAAATTAAAACTTAGGAAAATGTAATTCAGGTTCTTAAACAATCTATGGTTAATTTTGTTGTAACTATGGGTGCTTCTAAATTCGGAGCAACAAATATAAATTCTATAGACTTCTATAATGAAGATTATTAGGCTACCTGGATGGAATGTAATTCTTCTGATTTTGGAGAGCAGCTTGATGCTGAACATGATTCCGAAGGAGGACATGTATCACTAATGACTTAGGTTGTTAATGCGTTAGGAGCAAGGGGTTATAGTCGTGAGGCTGCCCAAGAATGTTATGAAGCTCTTGAAGCTGTTGTATTATAGAGTTTTGAAGAAGGATTTGATGGATTATTACATTTACAAGATGGAAATTCAGAACCTTTAAAAATATTTATATATAATTTATTAAAGAAAGTTTTAAATAATGTTTCTATAGAAGATGGAAACATTATGTCAGTATTAGCTTAGGGATTAAAAGAATTAAATTTAAATAGCTTAGAAGATTTTGAAGGAAATTTTGCAATAAGTGATCCACGTATATTCAATATTATTCAATCTAAAATTGCTTCAAGTATTGAAAAGGCTGTACGTCTCAAAATGGACGGGGGTCAAATGGTATTAAATCCATCTAATAGAAGAAAAGAACTTATTGGAAATCGTTTAAGTGGAAAAGTAAGTCCTAAAGAACTTATTGAGATGTAGAAAAAATCTGATGCTACACCTTTATCTATTTCTTAGATAAAATTTGGAAGAAATTATTATATTTCAGATGCACTAGGAAATAAATTACAATTAGTTAAAGTTGATAGTTATCCTGACTTTAAATTATTAAGAGAAGCTTACAAAAAAGGACAACGTATTACAGAAGCTTTTATTGATAATTCTACTCAAAAAGCTATAGGACGTGACTTAGGAACATATGATTGTACTTTAACTTCTAAAGACGGAATTGAATATTCATTATGGTAGGTTGACGTTGTAAGACAGCTATAGTATATTAGGAAAGACGGAACTTTTGATGAACCTGAAACTATTTAGGAAGAAATATGGAATAAATGGAAATCTAATGAAATATTAAGTCAACTTGAAAATGAACTTCTTGATGATTGGTTAATTTCTTTAAAAGTTCCTTATACTACTGATAATAATGGCAATCTAATTCCTAATAGAAATATTAAGCTTGAAAAATATTTAAGACATAATTTACAAAAAACTTTAGATGCCTTAGGAAATGGAACAGCTAGTACTGTTCAAATAGATGGATAGACCATTGTTGTCGATAAAACAAAAACTAAAGTAACTCCATACGAAGCAGTACTTCCAATGATGTATAGAACTGAATTTGGATTACAAGAAGGGGATTAGGTTGATGAAATAGTGGAAGATAAATTTTTCTTTATTAAAAGAGATGCTCAAAAAATATCTTCTAAATTACTTCCACATCAATTTGATTTAGAATTAAAAGTTGGAAGTGGTAATCATATTTATTTGCATTATGCTGATGGTAGGGAATTACCTAGAGGTCTTACTCAAATTGATATAGAAACTATTACTGAAAACGGAGTACTTTATCGTTCAGAAAATGGAAAGAAATTATATCCAATTACTGAAAATACAAAAATATTTAGAAGTAAAAATGGAACTGAGATTATAAGTACTGATAATTTGACACAGTTTTTAGATTATTTTAACTATAATAATGTACAATTTGGAAATGTAAGAGAAGAAGATCTTGGATAGATATTATCACAAATAAATAATTCAACTAATGAAGTTTCTTAGAACTTAATTGAAAGAATTGTAAATATAGCAAGAGTAAGAACTAAAAATCATCAAGAAGGACTTAAATCTGGAAATGGAGATAATTCTTTAAAAATATTAGTTGATAAAGGATTAGACTAGAAACTATTACAAATATAGAATGTAGAAGACCTTACAATTAATGATATTATTAATAATGATGTATTAATTAATGAAATTAGATATTCTGATTTAATAAGTAAAGGTCAAGAAGATTATCAAGAAGGAATAAACAAATTATTAGAAGTTATAACTAATAATAGATTATCTAATAAACAAGAACTAATTGAAAATCTTTAGATAAAATATCCATTCTTAAAAACTATTATTTAGAAAGGATTCAATAAACATACTTCTTTCTTAGATTCTCTTGAATGTATTGTATCAAGAACTCCAGCTCAATCTCATTAGTCCTTCATGGCTATGAGAATAGTTGGGTTTGACCAAGGAAAAGCTAATTCTATATATGTTAGTAGAATGTAGTTATTCCTTCAAGGTAGTGACTATGCACTTAAATAATGTTGTAGTCGTTAAATCTCGTGAATTGACGGGGACTTCCTTAGAGTCTTTCCTACTAACTTAGAATAGAAATATATCTGAGGGCGATAATTAATTATTATCGATATAGTAAAAAAGGAAATGAATTGGAATATCCGCAGCCAAGCATCTTCAATTTAAGATGAAGGTTCACAGACTATCCAGAAATGGAGTAGGATTCGTAAGATTCCGAAGCGCGAGACATTTCAGAATATATATTTTGAAATGATGATATAGTCGAGCTTATATTGAAAAATATAAGATAAACTGGACATAGATAAAGCAAATGTATTAGGACTTAAATTTCATAATGGAGAATTAATTACATGGAGCTGTTTTTATGATTTATCTTCTAAAGAAAATGCAGATATATCTGAAAAATTTCCATTCCCTACTGGAAGAAAAGTACAAGTTGATTCTATGACAGCAAGAGCATTTGATGTCAATGAAAAAAATTATGATACCTTAATTCAAAATAACAATCAAATTATAGTAAGGGATAGTAATGGAAATGTATTATCTGCAATAAAGTATTAGACTGAAACTCAAGATTATTGGGCTATATCTGGAGATATAAGCTACACTACTATCAGAGCTATTTTACATAAAATTCCACAAGGAGACTATGTTTATTATCAAGACTCTTTAGAGGGAGTTAAGGATATAAGTAATGAAGCTTGGGGAATAAAAAATAGTATTAATACTAAAGAATATAATTTTGAAGAGGATTTTGATGAATATATTAATAGTTTAGAATTCACAGAAGATGGTAAATACTCTTTATCGGGCTTAGTTGAACTTATAAGAACTGCAAATAAATTAAAATATATATCTCCTAGATTTTAGGAAGAAATAGATTTAATTGATAGACATAACACTTTCTTAAATGGAAAGAATAAAGCCTTTAAACGTAAATACGCTCTTTATAATTTTATTTCTATAAAAACTAAAAATATCTCTAAAAATCCAATAAATTTAATTCAAGGATAGTCAGGAATTGATGAAGCAACAGATGATTTTAAAGATGCTGTAGCACCAGGCTCGGAATTTGATAGACTATCAGCATTGCCAGTAACATCAGATGCTAATAGTATTATGGCAAGAATAAGAAGTTTAATTCTTACATTGTCAGGAAAATAGAATACAGGTATTGTAGCTTCTGCTATGAAAACTTTTGAAGCAATGAGTTAGTATTATTATAATATACTTGCTCTTGGTTCTGAAGAATAGCAAAGAAGTTTATTAGCAAATGTTAGAATAAACGGAAAATCTTTTTAGCTTTTAGCCAATTCTTATGTTAAAAATGAAGATAGTATTAAAAATGAAGAAGTCAAATAGGCTTTATAGAGTGTAGATAATCTTGAAGATGCTTTCATATTAATGTCTGCTTTATTAAGTTTAAGTACTGATAATGCTAAAGATCCTACACTATCTAAATATAATGCTGATCCAGGAATGATTGGTACTTATATTGCTGGAATAATAATGGGAGTTGATATGAACTCTCTTAGAGATCTAATGATTTCTGACACTGGAATATTATTAAATAATTTACAAAAAGGAAATGTTTTTGATAAAGATTCTAAAAAATTTAATAGACTTTCTCAAGCAATAAATTTCTTACTTCTTCCTCCGAACTTAGGAAGATAGCCAGAAGAAGTTCAGAATATATTACTTAAAATCTTTGACTTATATAAAATTCCTCATTCTGATAACAAGAGAATAACTCAAGAAGATCTTAATAGAGCTTTAATGAGTAAGAGATTAAGAAGAAGAATGAGACAATTAGCTGGATTTTTATTACATCCCGATAGTAATAGAATATCTAAAACTGATGAACAATTAATTAAATAGTCAATAAAAGATATTGAATCTGATCCAGCTTATTGGTCATGGAAAGAAGGAAGTAAAAAGAATTTAGAACTTGATGAATTATCAAATTTAGAAAGTTTATCTAAAACAAAACAAAAAAGACTAGAAAAATTAAAAGAAGAAAAATCTAGTTATAACCAATTAAAAACATTATTAGAAGGATATAAAGATTTAGTTAATGGAAAACAAAATGCTACTGCACAAGAAGATTTAAATACATAGAAAAAACTACAAGAAGAAATATCAAAAGATGATTCTATAAAATCCCTAAAAAATATTATTTGGGATAAAAAAGGCTCTAATCTAAAAACTTGGTTATAGAATATTTTTGATTGGACAGATTATAGAAAAATCATAGAAAATGATATAGTTAATGATAAATATAGTCGAGATGGAGAAAAACATACAAGACTATATGAAATTAAAAAACTAAATCTTGTAAATGAAGAAATGGGAGAACTTAGAAAAGTTTTATCTTTAAATCAAGGACTTCCAAATCTTGTGTAGGATTAGTTAAATTGGATAAATGGGTTTAGAAGTATATTAAGAAATGCTGTAAAAAGAAAAGGATTAGAAGAAGATGATGAATCTTTACTTCCATTAAAAACATTAAATCAACAATTTAAAAAAGAAGGTAAAATTTTCTTTGAAGATGATTTATTCATAGATTTAAATCAATTCTTAATTAATCCTGAATATTAGAAAGCAGTTATAAATGCTTATGGTGCTGCAAAATAGTTTGTAAATATTATGGATGTAATGTTAAATGTTCCACATTATAGAGGATACTTAAAAGCTATGAATCTTCTTTATGAAGGATCAAAAGTAGCATCAATAGTTTATAAAGAACAAACCAAATTATCAGAATGGATACTTCCAAAACTTAATATTATAGAATCTTCTAAATTAGATTAGTTCTAGAAAACAGCTAATTCAGTAATATTTAGAAAAATAAACAACGAATTCTTAAGAAGTCAACAAGAAATATTTAAACTTCCCATATTCTCAATAGTAAATGGAGAATTAAAAGAAGAGTTTGATGAAGAAGGTAATCCTAAATATATAAATATAAAATTAGGAGATGATAAAAGTAATAAAATATTTGCTGAATGGGTTGTAAATTATTTATATCCTTATTTAAAACGTAATTACCCAGAAAATGCATTTGTTAAAGCTATTACTTTAAGAACTTATAAATTTAATCCAGACCATAATCTTTCAGTAAATATAGCAAAATCTTAGTCTTATAATATGAAGAATCCTTAGGAGAATGTTACGTTTAATGAAATTAAATAGGGATTATAGGAATTAAATTCTGTTAAGTTAAAAGATGGAAGTAATGCTGGAATAGTAACTGCACTATTTTATTATAATTTAATAGCATATAATGGGCAGCCTGGAGTATAGGCTTTAACGGATTTATTTGAAGATTTAGTAGTAAATAATTAGAATACTCATATTTCTGATTATACTAATTTCCTTAGAGAACGTGATAAATCAGATAAACCTATTTTTAGTGAATAGGATGAAGATATGTTAATGAGATTTTTAGCCCCAGTTGTAACTGGATTTGAAAATGTTTCACAATATCCTTATTCCTATTTGTTAAATCCAGAAACTAATAAATACTAGTTAGTAAGACCAATTCAAGAAGAAAGATCTTCTTCAGAGGATGAAAATATTCCTGAAGATATTCAATAGGATATTATTAATGAACAATTAGCTAATGAAATAGGATATGATGATAGTGAATTTAGCGAAGGACCTTCAAGAAGAAATATAACTTGGAATGATTTAACTAAAGAATTAAAAGTTTCAGACGTAAGTATGAATCCTAATATTGCTTCTAATGGTTCTATTATTTTCAGAGGATATGAAATTAATTCTGACATATACCAATTAATAGAAAATTCTGAAAATCCTAAAGAAATAATAATAAATAATTCTAATAGTATTGTTTTAACAATAAATGGAAAACAATAGACTTTAAATTAGTTTATTGAAAATTCTTAGGAATTAGGATGGACTAAAGAGGAATGTTTAGATATATTTTAGTTTAAACATAAAAAACGTTCAGATGGAACTAAATATTACCAATTAGATTTAGATATTTTGAGACATGGATTAAAATCCAGAAATAATCAAAAACAAGAGTGTTAAAATGGCTGATTATTGCTCGTTAAGGAATCATGGAAAGTTTCAGACTTTAAAAAAGTCTGGACTTTCTGATTCTATCATTTTAGACAGAATGAGTTAGTTTAAAGAGTAGTACGGAAGACTTCCAGAATTAGATGAACTTCCAGGAGCTAATTCTTTACCTAGCTTAAAAGAAGAAATCTCTATGAAAAGTTCAAATAAAGGAACTAATTATACAAGTACAAATAAAGTTTTAGCTGCTACAGGCACTAATTCTATTCAAGAAGCAAATGCAGCCCTTAATGATATACATAGAGATTTAGATATAAAACTGCAGGAGATTGGTAATACTACTATTGTTAAAGTTAAACAAAGACCTAGTGAATATAATATATTAGATAATACTATAGAAACAAATATTCCTGAAGATATAGATTAGTAGAAAGTCGGATTATCTAATGCTTTAAATAAAATGATAGAATGTTATGGAATTAATATTAAATATATAGATAATGACGAATTAGTAAATAATGTTGATGTTAATTCTGCAAAGGCATTTATAAAAAATGGGACTATTTATATAAATATTGATAATGCTACAATCGATAGTCCAATTCATGAAATGCTACATTTATTTATAGGGTCTATTAGTTTTTCAAATCCTTCACTTTTTTAGCAACTTATGTCTGTTGTTCAGAATATCCCAAATATAGAAGATAGAATTTCCGAGTTTGAAGGAAGTCGAACAATGAATGATATATTAGAAGAAATTTTTGTTGAAGAATTATCAAAATTCGTAACTGGATAGAGTAGTTTGTTTGACAATTTATAGAAGGATATAATAAGTCAAGTATTATATAATATTAAAAGAGATATAGATACTATAATTGATGGAAACTATAGTATTAAATCTTTAGAAGATAATGAAATATTTAATAAATCTATTAGAAATTTGGCGGAGGAATTAGAATCTTCAGTATTTAATATAAGTGTTGCATCAGGATTAAATAATGCAATGACTCATAGAATTTTAGCTAATACTAAATCGGATTTATTAAAATCTGGAGAACTTAGAGAAGAATGTAACTAATGAATTGTGTTTATAAATATAAAAATAAAACTTTTGATTCCGAAATGGCTTTAAATGATTATTTATTAGCTACAGAAACTTTAAAGCCAATTTTAGGAGATTTAGTTTTTCAATTAACTGAAATTCAAGGAAGATATGCTAAAAATTTAAAAGAAGCAGAAAAAACATATAAAGACTTAAAAGATAGAGGATTTCAGATAGATACTGTTAAAAAAGAAGAATTAGAGCCTGATGAACTCGATGATGTTGGAAGTTTAAAATATCCATATATATCTGTTACTGATTTAATTCATACAATGCCTAGTAGATATACAGATTAGGTATTTCCTATATTTGATTCTGATAATTATTGGAATCATAAATTTAGTGATTATAAATAGGGAAAATTTAATGCTTATGAATTATAGTTTATATCAGATTTAGTAGAATAGGATTCTTCTGGAAATATAAAACCCATATCCAATCAAGAAACTCTAAATAAAATTAGAGAAAGAATGGAAGGAGTAATTTAGAATGGAGTAAGAAAAGGAGGATTATGGCAACAACAAGCTATATGCGGTAATATGATTCATGCTATGGCTGCACTTTTCTATAGATAGAGAATAAGAGAAAATGGGCCATTCTTATACTAGACTACTAGACCTGAAATAATTAATTGGTTTAAAAATAATATAGATCCTTAGTACAAAGACTATATTTCCGATAATATTATAGAAAGTTCTGTAGATAGATTCATTTAGCTTGATAAAGAAATTAGAAATAAATGGGGGAAAAATGCTTATGTAAGAACTGAACAACCTATTGTAGGAGATCTTGATTTAACTTTAGATGGAGGTCAAGTAACAAAAGTAATAGGTAAAATTGACTTATTGGTAATTGGTGATGAAAAACATCCTGGAATAGGAATTATAGACTATAAATGTTCTCCAAAAGACTATACTGAATTAAATGTTGATAATAATCCATTTGAGTATAATTCTGCAAAAATATTAACTTTTAAATATTAGTTAGCAACATATAGAAGAATATTACAATCAATGAATATAAATCCTCAAAAAATGGAATTATATGTAGCTCCACTAAAATTTGAAGGATTTAAAATGGAAAACGGAAAAGTTTCTTTTGATAGTATTTCAAGTCTTGGAGATAAAGTTGGAAATACAATACTTTAGAAATTATCTAATTCTGATTTTAGTGATGAAAGAACCAATATTGAATCAAACTTAGATAGAATGTTTCCTAAGAATTTGTATATTCCTGCTATAGATGATATAGAAAATATTTTTGAAGATGTTCAAGAAACAATGAATAGAGAACTTCCTACTCCAGAAAAAGATACTACTGAAAAAGGTATTTTAGATTTAATTAAAAATAATGGAGGTATTAGAAAAAGTTCTGCAACAGGAGAATGGGAATATCGTCCAAGAAAAAATTCTGATGTAGGATTCAGACATTACGATGGAAATTTGTCTGAACAAGAAGCACTAGTAAAATTAAAAGAAGATTTATAGAAAAATGCAGAATATAATAAAAATTATGGAATAAATACTTCAAAATCTTTAAGAGAAGCATATATAAATTATTATCATAAAGATGGAGATAATCCTTTAAATACTATTCAATCATTAGCTGCAAAATCTTCTAATAAAAAGACTAATGCTACTTATCTTATCACTAAAATGAAAAAATATTCTGACACATCTATATGGGAAATAGTAAGTGAAGATAATATAGATCCTATATTAGATTAGTATGGAATTTTATTATTTAGAAATAAAGCTTCTGGATTAATAGATATAATAAGAATATCAAACTTATATGACCCAACACAACCTGTAAAATTAAGAAAAGGTAAATATTTACTAGGATAGTTTTTGAAAGATGATTTAGCTCATAGTTCATCGGATTCACTAACTATGGAATCTACGGCTGGAAATATTGAACTAATTGAAACATTACATGTAATAAATAGACTATATGGAATTTTTAAATCAGAAGATACAGGAATAGGATCTGTTAAACTTTTATGTCCAAGATAGTAGACTGGATTAGAACCGCCTAATGAATAGTTGTTGTATAATTTTGATAGATTATGTAAACTTGATTAGGGATTTAAAAATAATCATTTTTTAACAAAATCTAATTAGAACGGAGTTATTAAAATGGCAACTTATTTAGATATTATTGAATAGGACGCAAAAGAAATAATAAAAGGAGCTAATTCTGATGAAGGTTTTGACAAATTAATCAAAGAAGTAAAGGATTCTGTTTCTAAAATTGATTTTGGACTACAGTCTAAAGAAAAAATGAGGGATTAGTTATTGTCATTAGATAAAAAACTAGTTGAAAGATATCCTTATGTACAAGAAAACATAAAAGAAGGGCAAATAGAAAGTCCAGAATCTATATTACATAAAGATATATTATATGCTATTGCTGAATTAGACGGAATAAAAATGCAGTAGTAGTTAAGATCTAGTTATTAGTTTCACATGAGTACTAAAGGAATTAGTGGAACTATGGCAGATAACCCCGGAACACTTCAATCTCATATTCTTAATTAGGCTACAGAGTAGGTTACAGTTGCATATCAGAATGTTAGGGATTCTATTATGTAGTTTGATATAGAATTAAGAAAAAGACTCCAAAAATTAAAAGAAAGTAAAAATTTTGGATGGATTCGATAGAATTTAACCGGAAACTAGGTTAATGATTTATACAAATCTATGTATGATCCAAATTCACAAGATTTTAGATTTTTAAATCCGTGGAATCCTAATTCTTAGTTAGATGATGCAGAAAGAGAATTCTTAAAATATGCTCTTATAAAAATAAATTCTACTAGAAAAAATTTAAATTTAGAAGAATTATTAAAGAATCCTGATAAAATGAAGGATTATATTGAATAGGATGATTCTTATTTATTAGTTCCTTTAACTAAAGGAGATTTTGCTTCTGAAGTTGCTACAAGAGGCGGAATTATTAATTATGTAGAAGAAAAATTCAAATATATTAAGGCTATATGGAATCCAACTATTAGAAATGAATTAAAATAGAAAATTGATGAAAAAGTTACAGGATTATTAGGTAGTGATAAAGATTTAAGAAAAGCTATAAACAATGGATCGTAGTGGGAAACAGTAAATTCAATGCATAGATTTGATTTACCAGAAAATATTGAGGATAGAAGAGAAAAAATTCAATTAGTTGGAGGAAAAGATTATTTCGAACATAATCTTGAAACTATTCTACTAAAATAGCACTCTAATTATAAAATGGCTGAAGAATTAGATAAAATATTTCCAAGACTACAAGCTTTAGCTATTCATTTAAATTTGCAAGGAGCTATACTTAATGATAAATTTGCTAATGATTTGGATTATCTGTTTAATTATATAAAAGTAAGAATTCATAATTAGCCTTTTGAAAATAGAGAAGATGCTAGTGCAGCAATATTTAAGGATATTACTGATAGTATGATGAAATGGTCTTCTAGATTAGCTTTGGCATTTAATCCTAAACAAATGTATTAGTTCATAGACGGTGTATGGAAAGACATAATGTTGTTTACTAAGGATTATAAAGGTGGACTAGGTGGACAATTTTCAAAAGATAATTTAGTTTCAGCATGGGAATTTGCTATGAAAGATTTAGGCCATTTTGGAGATAAATTAAGTCTTTAGGAATCTTTAAATATGTAGTATGGTATGAATGATATGGATATGAATGTATTTATAGACAGAGTAAAAACTGATAATACTGGAATATTCACTCATTTTTGGGATACCGGATTTAGATTCGCTTCAAGACCAGATTATTATAATAGAATGACTATTTTTGTAGCACAAATGAAAGCTGACGGTTGTTTTGATGCTCATGTTAAAAAAGATGGATAGTGGATTTATGATTGGAAACTTGACAAACGTTTTGACGAATTTGCAAAAGCTAAAGGAGATATAAACAAAGCCTCAAACAAAGAAAAGTTTAATAAACAAAGAAGTGAATATATAACTATTGCTAGACAACTTGTTGAAGAAGGAGCTAGAAACTCTGATGGAACACTATTTGAATTTGATTTAAATAATCCAAAACCTTTACCAAAAGCATATACAAATCAATAGTCAGAATCAATGAAAGCTTTAGCTGATAGAATATATGGATATTATGCCCATGAAAAGAAATCTATGTTTAATTCTACCTGGATTGGTTCTATGCTTATGCAAATGAATACTTTCTGGTCTGCTAAAAAGAATTAGTATGCTCAAGAAAGATCTTATACATAGGAAGGTTATTATGTAGATTATGAAGAGGATGGACATAAATGGTATTGGAAATTAGATGAAAACGGAGAATTAATTCCAGTTCCAGATGAAGATACTGGACTTCCAATTAGAGTATGGAAAGGACGTCCACAGGAAGGAATTTTAATAACAGCTTTAGAAATAGGAAAATCAATTTTTGGAAAATCTGAATATACAGATAAATATGGATTTGAAGGATATAGAGAATTATTCTAGAATGTAGAGCCTGATGTAGCAAAGTTATATAGTGCTAATTTAAGATAGTTAATAGCTGATATAATTGGAATATTTATTATAGGGGGTCTTATAGGAGGAAGTTTAACTGAATTCTAGAAGTCTTATGAGAAAGATCACGATAATAAATATTTTGGAAATGCTATAAAAAATTCTACATTAGGATTACTTACAGGAATGTTTACACAATCAACTGAAGATTTTAATGGAATAGGCTCTTTATTAAGATTTTAGGGTAGAGGGCCAAATTGGACTCCGTTTTCTTTAACTTCAATATCTAATGTAGTTACTAATTGGAAGCGAGCAATCGGAGGAGATTAGGATTTTTATGATGCTATAGTAAAAACATCATCTGCAACAAAGCAAACTACTCCTATATGGCAATTTGTAAAATTAAATACAATAGGAACAAAAATAGGAGAAAAGCCAAAAGAAGAATAAAAAAAATAAGGCGATAACTGGAAACTCCAGCTACCGCCTTATTTGTTAAAAAAATAACCCCGAAACAAAACTCAAAAAAGAGTTCTGTTCCGGGGTTTCTCCAAACTCAAAAAGAGCTTAGCTTGGGCTTAAATATATAATAAGAATAATATGTAGCTAAAATACAATATACAATTATTTCAGAAATATTAAATATTATTCCTAGTAAAATAATAATTATAGAATAAGTATTTATTTTCAATTTAAAATAATAATTTGAAATCAATAAAAATATTAAGAAAGTTATCATAAAATTTTAATTTTAAGATATGTAGAAAAGTCTACAATCAATTTTTATATCTTCGATGATAAATTACTCATCTTAAAAATTTTAAAAGATTATAGAAACAATAAGAAAAAAAAATAAGCCTGCAACCACTTTTTACAGTGATTACAGGCTTTTATTTTAATCTTTTTCCTCTTCGACTTCAACATCTTCTTCGATAAATTCTTTTACCTTATCAAGACGTTTGATTATTTCTTCTTGTTCCTCAATAATACCTAATTTATCAGAAATCTTTGTAATAATTCCATTTACTTCAGAACTTTCTGCTAAGTCGGATAATAATTTAGAAGCTTCTTCATTTAATCTATCAATAGTATCTCTAGCATTATCTTTAGCCGTTTCGATAGCACGATTAACGCGATTTACTTTTCTGTCTAATTTTAATTTCTCAATTTTGTTAGTTAAAGCAGCAATAATTCTTTTCATAAGTTAAAATTAAATTTAATAGGAGTTTTTTTAATATTTATCTTTAATTCATTTGAATTTATCTCTGATTTTGTTGACAAAGCTGATGTAGTAATAGTATTATAACAATAATTATAAGGAACTTCCATGGGATTATAATATAGACCAGTATTATAATATCCACTTGAAATAGGATTCATATAATTTATAGATGTTGTTATATTATCAGCTAAGGTATTTGCAGCTAAATTACTCATTTACCTCTTCCTGATTTTAGAATAAGTTTTAAAATATTTTCTATCTATTCTTCAGATAAATCATATTTTAATTCTACAAATTTTATATTATTATTTTCACAATAATTTTTAACATAATTATCTCTTTCAATCTATTTATTTAACTAAATTTTTCCTCCAAAAATATTAATTGGCATATAGTGTTGTTGTCCATTATATTCTATAAAAATATTAAAATCCGGAAGATAAAAATCTATATAACCTTTTCCACTAGATCTAATAGATGTTGGAAGAGGTATCTCATATTCCCTAATAAAATTAATGTGTAATTTTTTTAGTATATTATATACAATTTTTTCTCCTTTAGATTCTTTACAATAAGGACATCCACATTCTTTTAAAATATGATTTGTAGGAATTTGCCAAAAACTTCCATGTTCTGGACAAATAATTTCTACTTTGGTAATATTATTAATATAATTAACTTTACTATAATCATATTTATTACCATGAACTTGTTTAGCATTATTTATAAATTCTTGTAATGTGTATTTATCATTTTTATGAACACATTTAGGACATTCATGTTTTCCATTTATATGATCATCTGGAGTTTGCCAAAACTCTCCATGTATAGGACATACTATACATACTTTATTTTTTGCTCCTTTATAATCTACTTTTGAATAATCATATTTATCTCCATGAATTTTTTTACAATCTTTTATAAATTGATCGAGAGATTTTCTTTGATGTTTAATTGTATTCTCTCTTCCGCATTTCGGACAACCATTTCCTAAAAGATGGCTCCCAGCTTCTTGACTAAAATCACCATGAACAGGACACGTAATAATTAATTTATTGTGTCTTCCAGTATAGATAGATTTACTATAATCATATTTATTATTGTGGATACTTTTAGCTTTTTCTATAAACTACTCTGTTGTTAATTTTTTCATAATTATTTTTCATTTAATCGATTTGCTTCTGTTATAGGAATTCCCATAGTAGAAGTCGGGATATAAATTATTTTACTATTTTCTCCAGATAAATTTTGTTGTCTTACCCAAAGATACTGAATATAAGTAGGAGTAATAGCTCCATTCTCAATTTTAATAGCTTCAGCAGCGCCTTTAGCTCTTTCAATCTCTGCTTGAGCATTTAATTTTTCAGATTCAAGATTTGCTTTAGCTTCTTCGATACGAATCTTTCTATTCTGTTCTGCTTTAGCGAATTCTGCTTTACCTGACATTTCTTGTTCCCATACATTATAATAAGGTACTCCTACACAGGAACCTACACATATAATAATAAATAAACAAAAACTTCCAAAATAAAAACCAAATTTATTCATAATATTCTTTTAATAAATTAATAACATTAGGGGATACATATCTACTTAATCTTTCATCACTATAATATGCATCCATTTTATTTCTAGTTCTTAGCATTTCTCTAATATAACTAGATGAAATAGAATTTCTTGGCCTATCTACTATAAGAAAATTATAATCTTGAATTATTGCTTCACCATTCATCCAATTTGGAATATCCTTAATAGTATCTTCTCCACATAAAACAAATATTTCATCATTACAATATTTATTTTTTAAAGCATGAAGAGCAGCATAACTATAATAAGGAGGAGTTAAATATTTTTCTATAGTGGACATTTCATAATTATCCCAAACTTCAAAACAAGATTGAAAAATTATTTGACATCTTTTATCAATATCAAGAACTTTCTCCTTCTTCCAAGGATTTTGCATTGTTGGAACAATAACTACTTTATCCATTTTAAAGTCATTTAAAGCAGTTTTAACTACTTCTAAATGACCATTATGAAATGGATTAAATGAACCAAGATATAATGCAATTTTCATCTCCTTATAGGGGTTAACATTATTTTTTCTCCACAATCTGGACATATAATAAATTCATATATTTGTCCTACATCAAGAAATGGTATATTTGTTACATCTTTTGTGCCTTCTGAAATATCTTCTTGTTCATATTGTAATTTAGCTTTACAATTCGGACAAGTGACCTTTTTTACTCCGTGTTCTAATACTTTAATCATTCTGTAAAATAATTTCTAAGAGTTTTATAATCTCCATCAAGGAATTTCTTTCTAATTAAAGAATATTGTATATTTAAACCTTCAATTCTTCCTTCTAGAAATTCTATTCTTTTATCTTTTTCATCACATACTTCTTTTAAAGTATGCAATAATTCATTAAAAGTACTCATTTTTTGTTAAAAATATCTCCAAAAATATCTTCAAATATTGTATTTCCATCTCTATCTTTTATATATCTAGGATCTCTAGGAATCCCATTCTTTTTAAAATATTCTATATCAGCCATTATTTGCTGAAATTCTTCATATCCTGTCATACTTCACTACATAACATATAAATTCTTCCACATTTCGGACAATCTACATTATATTGAGGAGGAATACTAGTTAACACTACATCAGTATGAGCAATAGCATCACTTCCACAATATTTACATTTACATTCTACATCAGCTCCAATCATAATCCTAATTCCTCTCTAGTAGGTTTGATAGGCAATTCTTTTCTTTTATAAGCAGTATTCTGATGAAGCAACATTACTTTATCAACTCCCTGCTCATTATAAGAATCAATAAGTCGAGTATATTCTTTGTTTAAATCATCTTTACTCAAAGCTCTAATTGAGTTCGGATAATGATTATAATACATAGTTTTCAAAACATCATCAACTTGTTCATAATTATCTAATCCAAATTGTTCACAGTCTGAATTAGAAACTCCATTACCATCTGTTGGAATAAGTTTTATAGATTCTATTATTGCATTAGATTCTTTTAACTTATCTTGAGCTGCATAATTATTTGCTAAATATTTAGCTAATTCATATACTTCAGTTTTCCAAAAATAATGTAAACCTAAGTTAATATCCCCTTCATCACCTTTTAAAGTCCAAAAACCTAAATTCCATTCAGTAAAGTTATCATTATCTAAAACAATACCCTTATGAATACTTGCAAGATTATAAAGATACATCATTCTATATCTTGCTTTAATATTTCCCTTTTGTAATGGAGTCATTTTGCCCTCACATAATTCAAATTCATAAATAATATCATCACAATTAATAGGAATTTTCTTATAATCAGTACAAAAAGTTTTTCCAACTAAATCTGCAACATCACATTCACATTGTTTGTTAGTTCCAGTAGGTAAACTTCTTCCAATTAAAGGAATCCCAAGTTCTTCACATACTGGAGAAGCAATACAAGCTGAAATACAGGAATCTAGTCCTCCAGAAATGCCAATGCAAATTGACTGTAAATGATTATCTCTTATATATTGAGATAACCATTTATGAGAGTTTTCTATAAATTTACTATAATCAATCATAATAATTTGCCCACAGTTAAACACTGATTATCAAACTTTTTATAGGCATCAAGATACCATCTATTTTTATCTCCATCAAATGTAAGTTCATAATACATTCCGTCTGGCAATGTAGTGGAAACTAAATATTTCCAATTTTGAAGAATTTTACATTTCCAAACAGTAAATACTTCAAACTGAGGGGTTTCATCTGATTTATCGAGATGCGCTAAGATATAATCCGTTACTAATTTAATTACTGTTTTATCCATTCCAATTTTGTTTTATAAAATCAAACATATTAATTCTTTGTTGAGCATACACTCCTAATCGAGTGTATGCTTTTGAAAGTTTTAAGACTTTCTCTATTTCTTTATCCGTTGGGAGCATACCTAAATAAGAATTTACAATAAGGACATTCAAAAACTTCTCCATGTTCATCTTTAGCGTTCACAATATTAATTGGAACTGCTGAACTACATTTTGGACATCTAATTATACTCATATTCCTAATTGATATTTTGCAATTTCAAATTCTTTATCATCTCCTAAATGTTTTCCTAAATCGTCAGAAATTTTAATACATTTCTTCCATTCCTGATTTTTATTAATTCTACATTTAGATAATTTCATAACTATATTAGCGGGTTTAAATCCCGTATCATTAGTTAGGTTAGTCCCAATGCCAGCAGAAACATGTATTCTACCTTTAAAATAAGTAAAAATATCACGATACTTATTAAAATCAAGAGCATTACTAAATACAATAGTCTTTGTAGTTGGGTCAATACCTAATTCTTTATAACGTTCAATAACTTCATTTCCTATCTTATATTCATCTCCAGAGTCTTGTCTAACTCCGTCAAATAATTTAGCAAATTTTAAGGACATATTTTTAAGTCCTATTCTAGAAGTATAAGTATCCATTAAAAATATTCCAAGATTACCATCATAGGTACGAACCCAATCTCTCATTCCAAGGTAATTAGCTTCTTGATATCCCCAAACAGCTCCATGAAACATAATCCATTCATGTGGAAAAGTACCCATTGGAATCATATCATATTTCATAGCAAAATAGATATTAGATGTTCCTACACAGTTAATTGGACATTTTTCCTTAAGTCTTTGTACAATTAAATCATGTAAAGTTGATGAATATCTCCTACGAGTTCCAAATTCAGAAAATTTTAATCCATATTCATTAGCAATATTAATCTTTTTATCTAATTTATCAATTGCCTTGGAAATATTAACTGCTCCTTGACTTCTAGAATACAATTCCGAAACAATAGCAAGAATAGGAACTTCGTATAAAGTTACTTTATAAAGATAATCAGTAACTTCTATATGAAGATGCTTTTCTTCATCTAACCAACAAACTATTTTATCAAAATCAAAATTAAATCCTCTTAACCATTCCCAATATACTTCTGGAATATATGGAATATGTTTTACACACCAATTCTTTTCAGCTAAAGTTAATGATAAATTTGAAAGTTTAACAAATTCCATTTTTAGTGTGTCTATTATTGAATTGACTCCTACAATAGGACTTTTTATTTCCTCAAACACTGTATTATTTCTATCGCAAAAACTAAAAGTACCTTCAGCTTCTGGATAAAGTTTCATATACGCATAACTTGTACTAAATTTATATAAATCTTGGTCTAATATACTTAATATTGTCATAATTTTATTATTTAATCCCAAAGTAACTCTATATAATGATGTAAAAATTTCCAAAATAAAGCTTTAGCTTTTTCTTCTCTTATAGTAGCCAATTCATATTTATCAAGATATTCTTTGTCATGAATTATTCTTTTCATATAAGCTGGAGTAAATCTATTTTTATTTCTAATATTAACATAAATTCCTTCAAATTTAATTTCACTAGATAATATTATATCAGTTTTATACCCAGCATGTAAAATAGCTATAGCTCTATCACAAAGAGTTCCATACCAATCTTCATTTTCAACGATTCTATGTGTATGAAAATATTGAGACATTCTCTTTAATTTAAATTCAATTAAATCTAAAAGAAAATCATAATCCCAGTTTTCATCATCCTTCAGAATTGGGTGATACTGTAGTGTTTTTTCCAGTTGTTTTAGTTCCTTCAGATTTTTGCACTGGTTTATTCTGTTTATAATTTTCTGTTTTCTTTTCTTCAGAATACTTTGTTTGCTTAATTTCTGTATCATACCAAGAAATTTCTAACATTGAATTTTTATATTCTACTTTATACCCTTCTGCAAAAAGAATCTTAGCTACATAATGAAGAAGTCCTGGAAAATACTTACTTCCATTATAATTATAACTAAATTCTCCTTTTTTAGCAGCAGTGGTTAATCTTTCTTGAATTTCATTTATACATTTTTCAATTTTATCAGACGAATTTTCAATTGAAATTTTAATTAGTTCTTGTGAATTTATCATAAGTTTTTATTAATTCTTCGTGGTTAAATGCCCAATCATATAAATCAACATCTTTTGTTCTAATAAATCTAATTGAGCTAACTTCATTCTCTTCAGAATTTTTAGTAGTAAACATTAACTCTAAATCCTCTACTAGCATATCTGTTTTTACTAAATATCTAAAAGTAATATTTTGTCTTTTATCTGATTCTGGAGAATCATTTATATATATTAAATTAAAATTAGATATAGGAAAAGTTAATCCAGTTTCTTCTTTTAATTCTCTAGCAGCTGCTTGTTTGATAGTTTCATCAAAATCTACATACCCACAAGGTAAGCAATAACTTCCAATATATTCTGGGTCGGGAGTTCCCTTTCCTCTTTGAACTGCTAAAATACATTCTTCTCCATATCTATTAAATGCTTTAACTATTGTTAAAACACATACAGAACGGGAAATCCAATATTCCCGTCCTGTTTCTTTATCAATAATTGGAAAATTTTTCATTGTGCATTTATAATTATACCAATATTATCATAAAAAGGTTCTATCTTTTTAATGGGAAATTCATAGCTTACATGAGAATCTGCAACTACAACTTCTGGATCTTCTTCTTCAGAAATACTTTTCCAACACTCTAATTCTCTAATTAATTCTGAATATTTCATACAATTTTCTCTAATTTATTTTCTTTAATAAATTCACTAAATATTTTACCTCCATCAATAGATACTATTCCAGGACAAAATACTTTAGGACATATATCTTCTTTAAGAAGATTTTCAATAGTAGCTTTTACACAAAAGTCTCCAGCAATTCCACATACAACAAAATCAGTATCTGCATTAGCAGTAACTATAGAATCAAAGTAATAATGTTTCCCTAGTTCGTCTGTTACAAATTCGATATCTTCAAAGGCTCCATATTGTTCTACTTCTTCAATATTACCTTTTTGACTAACTTCATAATCAATACCAGTATTACATACGAACTTTAAAAGTTTTGGTTCAATACAAGCTCCTGGAGTGTATTGTACACAATGGGAAGGCCACTGTCCTCCATTTTTCTTAAAAGACATATGATTAAACGGGTGCCAATCTACAGTAAATATAATTTTTTCGATTTCTTTACGGTGATTTTTAATAAATTTTTTAATTTCTTCTACAGCATTTTTAGCACCTTTTACTGACATTGTTCCAGTAATAAAATCATTTTGACAGTCTACAATAATTAATGTAATCATTTGTTAAATTTTTAAAAATTAGAATAATAGTTGTTTTTTATGCCTCTGTATATTTCATATGTAATATATACTCCGAAATAAAGAAGAATTAATTTCCAAATAGAATCTTCACAAAGCGGATATAATTTTGAAACTCCTACTACTTCCACTGCTACTATAATAGGAATTACAATATAATTTAAAAATATTTTCATACAATATGCTTTTTAACTATTTCAGAAATTAATTTTCCATCAGCAGTTGGATAAATATCCTTAATTTGTTTAATCACAAACCCCATTTCCTTCTTAGGATAACCTTTCGGAAAAGCAGTTACTACAGCTTCTTGGATTTGCTCTTTAGAAATTTCTGGAGGAAGTAATTGTTCTAAATATTTTATTTGTTCTCTGTACATATCAGCTAAATCTTTACGACTATTAGCTTCATACATGGAAACTTGCTCTTCTCTTTCCTTAATTAACTTTCTAATAATAGAAATTTGAAGTTCATTTATAAATTCTCCATTTGGAAGTTGTATATCTTTTCCAAATTCTCTAGGTTTTTTAGCTGAATTATTTAAAAGTAATTCAGCCTTAATAGCCCTATAAGCTTCCTTAGCAGCTCCATTCTTATCTAGAGTTGCCATTTTAATTAATTTATCAATATCCATAGTTTACAAAATCAATTAAAAGTATATCTTTATCTGTACCTTTATACAATATATCTATATTATTTTTCTTAGCAAACCATCTTGGATACCAATCATCAATTAGTTTTGGAGAACATACTGATGAATATTTTTCTTCACATGATGGATTACAAGAAAAGGAATAATCTATTTCCCAATTATAAAGATTTCGACCACACCAAAATATAAGATTAGGATAAGCTGTTACTAATCCAGTACATAAATACTTGAATTTCGCAATAGAAGATGTAGTATATTGATGTTTATTTCTAACTTCATGCAATATCCTTATATACACCGTATCTTCTTTTGAATTAAGCCATTTAAGATCTTCTAATAATTCATCTAGGGATATATCATATTGCATAAAACCATGACCTAATACAAACGCTCCTTTTTTATTAAATCTAACTCTTAAATCAAAACATCGTACTCCGATTTCATATTGTTCAATAATATTTAAATCTTGGCATTTAGCCATAAACTTAAATGGAGTCATCCACCATTTCTTAGATGGGAGATAACTCCAACTGTTGTGACTACCAACTATCATAATCTGTTATATTTTCTTCTGTATTACATATATTACATTTAATACTACATGCATCTCCAATAGAAGTAGGGGTGAATATATAATTTAAATGTCCTCCTATAGTGCCTTTGTAAACTTCAGGATGTCTATGTTCTTGCATAAATTTTTCAGCAAGCTCTGTTTCCTTTTTATTTAATTTAAATTCAATCATACTCCTACCCAAAATTCATCAACATTCCACCAATAACCTTCATGTTCTAAACAATCTGATGGTAATATTATTTGTTCTCTAACAAAATCACATAAAGCTCCAGTATTATCATAATCTTCAAAATCTTCTGGAACTTCTATTACTTCGGTAGAACTTAAACATTGAGAAATATTCACTTCAATTTTTTTCATGTTCGTAACTCTAATATTGAATCATTACTAAATACAAAATCTCTTCTAGAAGGAGAATAAAATATATCTCCATCTATTTCCCACCCCGACTGTCCCATACATTCTTCTATTAGCGTAGAAGATATATAAGGACCAAAGTTATAGGAATCAATTTCCATTTTATCCAAAGCGTCAAGAATATTCATAACAGCACACCATATTTGGGTAATTCCATTATGAATATCATATTCTATAAATTTATTCATGAATTATAATATTCTTCTGAACATACAGGATCATCTGGACCTACTCTTTTATCTAAGTCATTGCAATATCCATTTTTATAATAACCACAATGATAACAATTATGACTCTTCTTCATCTTTACTATTATTTAATTGTTCATTACCATAGTATAATAATTCCCAAAAGGCGTCTCTTTTTTCTACAGTATTTAAATATTCAATAGGCCTATCAAGGCAAAAATGTAATTCATAAAATCCTTCATGTTCGTCATAATCAAAACTAGCTATAGTAAAACATGTTTCTGGATGTTTAAAACATGATTTATGAATTCTATAATTGGAATATTTAGGGTCTGTTCTAAAAGAATTATCTAATGGATCTTCTGGAAATTCATTATCTCTTCCATAATAATTATTAGGATACCATAAAGCTATATCATAAGAAGGATTTTTAGGCCATCTATCCTTTGGAAGTAAATATGAAGAAGGTCTAAATTCTAAATCTCCTATTCTTTTATTTTCTATCATAGGCTATTGAAATAATCATGTAATTTCAATACAAATAATTCAGAATCTGCAAACCCGCAAGACTTGAATTCAGGACAGAATCCCCTATATAAACAATTAGGAACACAAGCATTAGCAAGTTCTGGTTCAGTTTTTCTAAGTTCTTCTATTACTTGTCTCCAAATTTTTCTTGTTTCTTTTTCTGCTTTATTGCAAAGTCTTTTTCTACTAATATTAATTATTTCTTCAGCGTTAAGAAATAATCTTAGATTAACTGGATCATCTTTCTTTTGTTCTGAACGAGGAGGCATTTTTCCATCAATATCTGGACGACTTGTACTGCCAAATGGTTGTGCATGTACATGCCTTACAAAATGTACTGAAGTTCTATATGGAATATCATACATATCAATGTTAAATAATACACACCTTAATGGAGAATGTTCAGCTTTAATAAGTTTTTTCTTCCATTTAATTGAGGGTTCTCCACTAATAGGCTCCTTTCTTTGGGTAAATCGTGCCGAACTTAATGCCATCGACCAATTAGTTATTCTTCTAATTTCAATTTTCATTTCTTTGTTCTTTTATTTGCCTTAAACGTTCTTGACAGTTATGAATTATTTTCTCATAATCAACTTCCCTAGGTTCTCCTTCTTTAGTTCTAAGGACTCTTTTAATAATATCATGATCCCAACTAGTTAATTCTGGATAATCTAACCAAATAGTCCAGGGTTGAATTAAATGTTTAGAATAATTACTTTTTCCAATATTAAAAGAACGTATGTCTTCTTCTATATGGTCTCTAATAATCCCTAAATATTTTAATGTTTTGTATAAATCCCAATCTATTTTTACTTGAGGATTAGTTACTGGTTCATTGTTTAATTCTTCACTCACTTCCCTTAGTCATTTGAATCATACACAATCCTACAAATCCAACAATTTGATCTCGCTGTCCTTTTGTAAGATATGATTTCTTATCTTGAATTAAATCGTATTCATCTAGAAAAGCTTTAGCTAAATTATTCTCTCCTTTATGAAGTTCTCTAATTCTATTTTTAGCAGACGAACGCATCATAGGAAGATTTTTATTTATAATTTCTAAAAGCTTTTCTTCAGTCATTTCTGGTGTATTATATAATAATTCTTTAATTTTCATTATGATTTATTATTTTATTAAATTCTAATCCAATATAATCTCTCTCAGCTAACATAGAAGCTAGTTCTTCTTTAGAACACCTCATATACATATCATATAGTTCTTCCCTAGATTGTTTAATAACTGTTATCATAAGCAATATAATAAAGTTGGATTATTTTTATGAACATCTATATCTGGATATTTCTCTTTAAATTGTTGAAGATTAAAGGGAGTTGTAATTAAATGATTGCCATTTTTAGTTGGAATAATATTTATAATTTTATTTCCTACAGGCTCACATTTTTCATTAATATACTCTCTAACATCCCACCAATAAATCATTTTTTCTAAGGGATTATCATTATCAACAATCCATCTAGGTTCTTCTCCTTTTATTTCTCCAGCACAAGTATTCCAAGATTTCCAAATTTTCTTAAAATCTCCTTCATAAGCACGTTGAGCAAGATACTTTAATTGAAGCATTGTAGTTTTCTTAATAGATTTAGGAGCAAGATTAATATATGCTCTTGCTCCAAAGAGTTTACATAAGTCTTTTATTTCTTGTTCATAAAAATCTAAATCATTAATATCAGTAATAAAATAAGATTTAATTAATCTATTTGCAGCAGAAAGTTCTGGATGGTCTTTACCTCTTCTTATAATTTGTAAATGGTAATAAGTATCGTCATTAGGAAATTTAAGAAGGGAGTTTATTAATTTAAAATTATCAATCATACTAATTTAATAGTTGTTCCGTTCCAGTGAAACTCATCTTCATTAACTTTAAAATCATGTAAATGACTTTCTAACATTTCAATAAAATCTTCTTCAAGATCATTTTTAATTAACATAAGACATCCACCTATAGGTTTCTTTTGAATACATCTCCAGTTAATCATTAATTCTCTTAAATATTGAAGATAAATATTATCATCTTTCATTATGTTCTTCTATTTTAGCATGTACAAATTCAATTAATCTTTCACTTATTTGATATTCTACAATTCCTTCGTCAGTATTTACAAAAGCAAAACAATCTACATCATCATCCTCATATTCATGAAACATACTTTCTCTTATAAATTGATCTAAGACATTTTCAAGCTCTTCTTTAGTAGGATTAACTTCTTCTAAATAATCCCATAAATCATCCTCATAAGTCCATTCCCAAAGTTTATCATAAAATGCTTGTTCAGTAAGATTTAAAAATGGAATACATTGTTTGCCTTCTATCATTACTACGTTATATTTATTCATAATTTACATATTCTTATAATACAATTACCTTCTACTTCATTTAATGCTTTATATAAATCATCATATAAATCGGGGAATAGTTCTGGATATTTTTCAATTCTTCTTACCTCTATTAGCATTTTTGTATTTCCGCAACATCAAAATATTTATGATCTATTGATATTCCTTTAATCTTTTTACATACAAAAGGCTTATCAGCATCTTTTACAATATTTATAATTTTATATTTCTTACCTTTAGAAATAATAATATCTCCAATATTAAATCCATTTAATGATTGTATGGGAGTATATTCTAAATACTCATTTTTATTATTTAATATTACAGATTCTTTAGTTACGGTATTTGGATAACTATAACCAAAGCTTTTTATCTGTTCTAAAATACCATTACCTATATAAATTGAATTATCCATGTAAATAGTAGTTAGCTAATTTTGTTAAAACTTTACCAATATTTGTATGACTTAAATGTATATCAGTATCATGTATAAATTCATCAATTTCTTGATACAAACTTTCTTCTTCCTCTGAAATATATTCTTCTTGTATTTCTTTTTGAATATCTTGAAGCCTTTTGAGGATTTCATTCAAATCTTCATTATCATATTCATTTGCAGTATTATCCAATATATACTCTTCTACAAATTCAATATTAAGTTCAGCCCATACGTCGTCGTAGATACCTTGAGACGCGTCATCTACAATAACGTCAATTTCTTTTTTAGTTAGTTTCATATACTCTCCATTACTAGATCAGTTATCACATCAAGATTCATCATTACTTGATAATGAACATCAATCTTTTCACATTCTTTTAAATGTTTTTTCCAGTGTTCTTTCCAGGCTTCTACATCATCTTCTCCTTTCTTATTATAGCGTTCACTAGGAGAAGTTATATAAGGCCAGGGACTTAATATAATTTCATACTCACATCTTGACCACCATTGATACATTGATTCATTCTTTACAAATTCTTTAAATTCTTCAAATGTTTTTGGTTTATTTTCTTTTTTATCATAACAAGAAATTAAATATGGAATTATATTATAAGATTCAAATTCTTTACTGTTTATATTATAAACAATCACATTAAATTTCTTCATAATTTTCAGTAATCTCTAATTCATTTCCTTCTTCTCTTCTATCTTTTCCAAAATCTTCTACATATATTCTATTATTATCAATATTTTTAGAAATACATATACAGTGATTAGATGGAGTTATCTCAATATAATCCAAAAGATTTTGTACTTCTTTTGGACTTAATACTATATATTCAAAGTCCATATTAATGTATCCAATAATTAGGAATGCTTCCATCCTTAAGTCTTGATAAATCAGAACTTAAAGGTAATCTGGTACAAAATGGTTTAGCCCCATTTTCCATACATTTTTGTAATACTAAAGCAAATTCTTCAGCCATACTTGCAGGACATTCACAATCAAATTCATCATGTGCTGGAACACATATTTTAACTATGTTTTGATAATTATTCTTTATAATCCATTTGAAGAGCAATATAGCAGAAAGTTTAAAACAACAGGCACCTCTATTTTGTATCCTGTAATTAATAGACTGTTTTTCTATATCTGATTTCTTTTTAAACCATTGCCTAATCCAATAAACTTCTTTACTGTATGGATCATATTTTTTCATTCTATTGAATTCTTCATAAAATCCAGGTTGGTTTACAAAATCACGTATTTTTCTCCAACGATTATCCCAATCTTCAATATGTGCTCTATGTCCAGTTACTGGATTCATTAAGATATATCCTCTTCTAACTACTTCTTTACGACAATAATCTTGATATTTCTTAACTCCAGGAAAGCCTTTCATATAATCATTATAAATTTTTTTAGCTTCTGTTGGTTCTAAACCATTATTTTGAACCATAGTAGCATCTGTTCCTCCGTAGCCAATACAGAATTCAATAGATTTAGCTTCTTGACGTTCTTGAGGAAAAAGATGTTTAATATCTTCAATTCTAGTATCTCTAGGAATTCTATTAGGAAAAGACATATATGCAGTTAGAGAATGTAAATCCCCGCAACCAGTTGTATAAAGTTCTATTAAAGCAGGATCATTTGTTACTGATGCTAAGAGCCTCGATTCCTGTGCTGAGTAGTCTTCTGAAATAAATAAATTTCCAGGCTCTGAAACAAAACATGCTCTAGTTTCAGCATCTCTCGGTAATTGCTGAACATTTACTGAAGCCTCACCCCCTCCACAACTTAATCTAGCAGTATCTCCACCTAATTGATGAAAATCTGCATGAATTCTACCTGTTACTGGGTTAACTGCTTTTAACCAGTTTTCTCCAAAAGCATCACAAACTTTGGCAGCTTCTTTAAATTCTATATAAGCATCAGCTATTTCTGGGCACACTTCTCTTTGAGATTTAATAGTATCAGAATCAGTGGATTTCTTTTTTTGTTTAGTTTTCTTATCGAAAGTATCAAGTTTAAATCCTAATAGTTCAAATATTGGAATTGTTTGTTTAGGACTCTTCCAATTAATATTACAGAATGGAGTTGGGTCGAATTCTTGAAATAAATCCATCTGTAAATTTTGTTCTACATAAGGGAAAGGTATTTCTACTTCTTCACAATAAAGTGTTCCTACTTTATCAATACCAGATTTTCTAGTATAATATCTTTTAACTTTTTCAGAGGGTTGATAAAGTTTAATATTATATTTTTTTAATTCCTCTTCATCATGTATCCATTGTGCATCAATCACATGCTCTGTAACTATAGTTTTTAATCGGATATTTCCTTGATGTTCATTAAAATACTTAATAATAAAATCATTAAGTTTTTTAGAAGCAATGTCTAGCTTCTCTTGGTCTTTAGCCATTTTAGCTTTCCATTTATCAACATCAAGTTTTACTCCACAAAATTCTATATAAGCTAATACTTTAACAAATTCATTTTCCAAATCTACTGCTTTTTGAAGATTTTCTCTATCAATATCATTTTGTTGAGACTCCTTAATGTCTTCAAGATGCATTACATCTGTAGCAGCATAATTAATAACTTCTGGAGTAAGACCTACCTTAACAATTTTTCCTCTAACTGTTTTGTCTAATTCTATATTTAATCTATTTTGACCAACAGCTTTTAGTGAACAACTAAATTCATAATAAGATTCATGTGTTTGCTTATTTTCTTTTTCAAGATACGGAAAATTATAGTTTTCTTCATGATACTCTTCTGGAGAAATAGCTCTATGACTATATCCTAACCATATTAATTGTTCAACTAACATAGTATCATAAACATGTTTTGGCCATATATTATATTTATAACACCACTTTAAATCAAATCCTATATTATGTCCAATAAAAAGTTTTTCTGATTCAAATAATTCTTTAAATAAAGTTATAGGATAGGAGAATTGATCAAATACATACTGATTTTCTTTATTACCCAATTGATAACAAAGTAATTCTTTAGTATATGGATCTAATCCAGAAGTTTCAGTATCAAATTGAATTACACTAAGTTTACAAATAGCATTTCTAGCCTCTTCAAAAGATATTTCAAAATATAAATCAGTTTTAAACAGCTGCTTCTGTTTGCTTATTAAGTATATCATCCTTCAAACACTCCATATTTCTAGCTACAACTATCTTGGCCGGCCATATTTCCCCGGGGTTTCCTTCATAACAGCCAAATCCAATATATTTAATATCTGGAAAATATTGAAATAAATATGATGTTACTAATAAAGTACAGTTAGGACATTCATATTGTCCAATATATAATTGAACATGAGAACCTGGCCAATAATATCCCCTAATACAAAACATAAAATTATATCCGTACTTTTTTGTAAGCATTGCATGAATATTATTCTTATCCATATTAGAAGGAGTAGATACATGTAAATCCTCTCCTTCAAGCCATATAGGAATTCTCTTTTCTAAAAATTCTTTTTCAGTCATTTTTTTCTATTTCTTCTTTAAGTTTAAAAGTTAAAAAAAGATAATATTTTTCATTTTTCATTTAATCTATTATTTAAATATTCTATAAACTTGGATTCTCTAGGCCAAGCAACTTTTCCTTTCCATAAGTGTCCGTAAGAATCTATATAATTAATTTGTACTTTAATTCCCTTACTAATAAAAGATTCTTTATATTTATTTAAAAGTTCTTCCGAAGAAAGTCCTTTATCTAAATATTTATCTAATCCTATAAAGTAAGTATTAAATATTTCATTTAAAGTACATTTAGGTTTACTTATTTTTCTTCCATCTGGAAATAACATTCCTATTTGCCAAATTGGTTGGGTTTTAACTGGAATTACAGCTCCTCTGGAAGTCCCTTTAGTTTTTGCCATTCTAAATAAAATGAAAAAGGCCATTGTTCGAAATATCTACAACCTATTTCTTCTGAATCTTGAAATCCAGGATGTGTTGGATGCTCACATTTATTCGAAATATAGTCGTTTATTTCATCGTTAAGCTCCATTATATTAGCACAATGAAGAAAATCTTTTGGATTTAAATCTAAAACTTCTTCAGTCTTAACCAAAAAATTTCTTTCAACTATAAATTTCATTTAATTGATCTTTAATTACATAAATACTTACTATAGGCTCATCTGATTTATATATTTTTTCATCTGGAAATTTTCTTTTAAGTGCTTCTAAATCTTCAGAAATACTATCAATTAAATATCCACATTCATTTTTAGCAATAGTAAAATATATCATTTCTTACTTTTTATATAATCAAACATAAAGTGACTAAAAGCGCAAGCAAATTCTTCACTATGATCATCTTTATAATAATCTCCAAAACAGTGTCCTAATTCATGAAGATAAGTTAATAATATATCATCATCAGATAGTTTAATATCTGTTTCATCTACTCTGACATTTTTAGCCACTCTAATCTCATGTAATATTCCACAATAATCTCCTAAATTATAGTTCAAATCCTTTTCGGAGGATTCTAATAAAGAAACTTTATATGTAGTGTTATTAATTGTAAATTCCTTTGGTATCATAATAATGTTTTTAAAGTTTTTCCGCACCTACTTTTTAATTTTTTTATTGCAGATTTTCTAATTTGTCTAATTCTTTCATCTCCTAGTCCTAATTCTTTAGCAATATCTTTTATGGCACTTTCTTGATTTCCACATAGACCATAAAATTTAGTTATAACTAAATATTCTTTAGGATTGAGAATCTTTAAGGAATTTTCAATAGCTTCAACACCAAAAGAATCAATACTAGAATTACTATTATCTTCTAATATATCTTCTATAGTAGTTTTTTCATTCTTTGAAATTGGTGTATCTATGGATTGACAATAAGATTTGTTTGTTATAACAGAATTATACTGTTTTTCAGTTAAATTAGTTAATTTAATTAACTCCTCGTCAGAGGGTTCTTTTTGATATTTTAAAACATATTCATCATAAGCTTTTTTTACTTTCGTTATTTTACTTATATATGTAATAGGATATCTTATTGTTCTTCCGTTATTATAAATTTCTTTAATTATCTCTCTTCTAATATACCAAACTGCAAAACTTAAAAACTTATAGCCTCTTTCTGGATCAAAATTAGCACAACTTAAAAGTAGTCCATAGTTTCCTGCATTTATAAGATCTATTAAAGGAACTCCTTGTCCAGAATATTGTCTAGCACAAGTAATAACAAATCTAAGATTTGAAGTTATTAATTTATCTTTAGCTTTATTATCCCCATTCTTTACTTTCCTAGCTAATTCAATTTGCTCTTCACTAGAAAGAACTGGATATTTTGATATATCCTTAAAATAGTCTTTTAAGAGTTCTTTGTCTTCATTGAAGTTCACTTATCCAAATATTATTAACAGAATTAATTTTAACTATCTTATATTTTCCTTCAAATTCATCCCCTAAATTAATCATAGGACCCCCCGATGGATCAATAGCTTCTGGTTCTAAAAAGTTATCTCCAATATATCTACAAAAATCAAGTACATATTTGTGTTCTTTGTCAACGTCTAAATACCATACCCAAATATTTTTATCTATTTGCTTATCAGATTTTATTAACCGTAAATTAGCTCTGTCACGATTATAAAGATTTATTTCTTTCATGTTTGTCCAGTTTCTTTTAAATATTTCCATAAATGATATTTAGTTAATCCTTCTTTGTACATACATTCCTGTTGAGATATATAATGTCTTCCTTCATATACACAAGGTTTGGCCTTTTTACCCCTACCACTAACTTTATATTGAGGATCAGTAAATCTTTCTATTTTATGTTTCTTCTTAGCTTCTACAGCATTATTAATAACTTTTATCGATTCTAATTTTCTATTTTTTGCTGGATAATAAGAAATTGTTTTAATTTCTTCTCTGTTTTCTTTAATAAACTTAATAAGAAATTCCCAATCTTTCTTTTTTAGTTTCTCAAATTTACTACAATAAAAGGCTAATCCATTATCCCCATTTTTATCCCAATCAAGAAGCTGTATAAGATTTTCTTTTATTTGGACATCGTCATCAACATCCTTTTCATCATTATACATAAAACGAGCGTAAGCATTAATTAACTTACGCTCATCTATTTCTCTAAGAAGATTAACATTAACTACTAATTGAATCATTTTCTTTCATCATAAATAATTTCTGGCAAATCATTTTCTGATTTAGGACCTCCTGAAATATAATCTTGAAGATCTTCTAAAGGCATTTCTTCTGAATTAATACTACAATCTTCTTTCCAGTCCTGATGTTTTTGTTGCCAAAATTCATCTTCATCACCTTCCCAATTTTCTAGTTCTTCACTAAATTCATCATCACAATAAAATGAATACATGTCCCATAAATTTTCAGTTTCTTCATCCCAAAACCAGTCTTGAACTTCTTTTATTTTTAAGGGATCTTCTGAAGAAAAAGCTGTATAGTATTGTTCAGTTCCATAAAAAGGAGCCATTGTTGTAATCAACCAAGATTTAATCATAATTATAATAATAATTAATATTAAGTATAGTGGTAATTAGGATCTTTTCCACAATACTTATACATTGTTTTTGTTCCACCACCTTTTGTAATTGGAATTCTCATAGTAGTCTTTTTAATACTTACAATTAATCCAACTGAAGCAGGTCTTATATTTAATCTAATATTAAATTTTGAATTAATATCTATTATTAATTTTTTTAATTCTTCTGAAGAATAAAAATCTTTAACATTATTAATAAAATATTCTAAAGTGTATTTATGAACTTCTTCAAAACAATCAGATAAGTTTTTTTCTTCTATACTATCATTTTTTCTAAAGCCTATTATTATATAAGTTTTTCCTTCAGGATTAAATATACTTAATAATTTTGTAAAAATATCATCAGGAACTTTAAACCATTCTAAAGCAGAATCAATTTTATATTTAAATAAATTATCATGAAATTTTTTCTCTAATTGTTTATCTCCTTCTTTATATCCAATAAATTCAACATCTGGATTGTGAGTAAAATAACTTTCCATTCTTTTTGGAAAAGTTTTTAAAGATTGAGTATATCCTATCTTTATATACTCTCCAGATTTTAACATATATATCATTCTATATCCTCCCTAAAAGCTTTAAAAGCAGGCTGAAGAGGAGTTCCTTCATCAGAATAATAGAAGAATTTACATTCTCCAATATGGTTCTTATATAAAGAGTCAAAGTTGTTTATATATTCTTCTTTCTGGGCTCTATCTCCTAAAGGTTTAGCTTTAAATTCTTTACCACCTTCAGTCTGACAAATAAATACCATATCTTCACTTCCCCGAAGACCTAATTCATAACCAACCACTTTAAAGAGGTCATCACGATAAACTTTTATTTTAATCATATCATTCGTTCTTCCATTAGGACGATAAACTTTATCGGGATCACGAATAACTAAACCTTCCCAACCGTCTTCTACATAATCATTATGTAGTTTAATCATGTTATCATACCCAGATACTAATATTTGAGGTACAAATTGAATCCTTAGTTCTCCATCCTTAAATTCTCTTTCTGGGTCAAACGAGATAAATTGAGATGTTTTATTTAATGCGTCTACTAAGTCTTGCATATATGTCCATCTTTCTTCAAATATAGAATTAGTATCCACAATATCATACCAATAGAATTGGAGAACTTCATAATCAACAGCAGTTTTTTGTGTACGAGCAATACTATTAAGCTGTTGAAGACTATATCCATGATGATAACATTCTCCATCCATAATAAGTCCTGGATTTTCTTTAAAGAGTTGAATCAAATCAGGATGTTCAAGAATGTCGGACATTGCAGCATCATAATTCATGGCTCCTCTAGAAGCAGTATGAAGATTTCCATCATCTCCCATATAAATTAAGCAACGCAACCCATCGATTTTTCTTGAAGCATACCACTCTTTGTCAAATATTTTCATATTAGTTACTTTATCTACTTGTTTAGCAAGCATTGGTTTTGGAACATTATCTTGATTAGTAACTATATATCCGAGAATTCCTTCTAATTCAGAAATCATATATTCTTCTGGATCTTTAGTAACTTCTCTATAACCCTTATCCTTCTTTTCTTTAACTAAATGATTAAATTGCAAATCTACTTGTTCCAAAAGATTACGAGTTGCTTTTCCTCTATCAACTATAATATCTGGTTGTTTAGTTCTTTTACCTCCTAACTGTCCAGATACCCTATGTATTATAAAATATCTATTATTTTCTTCTTTAATTAATTCATAACTTATAATAGCAATACGAATTTTTCCTTTAGTATCTCGACTAATTAAATAACTAGTTCTTTCGTCAGGAATTTGAGAAGAAAATAAATCAGACATTTTTAAAATAAAGATTTTTATCGGTTAAAAGGAAATCCCATAATTCATCTATTGTAGTTAATGGATAACGAATTTCCTTTTCTTCATTAAACATATCTTTATCTTGTTTCACGTATGCTGCTTTATCATCAGTATCTTCCCATAAAAAATAAGTAATCCAATCTATTCCGTGATCCATGAAATTTGTATCTAAAAATACATCTAACATTTTACCTACAGCATCATACCAACCACATTCAAAAAGAATACTTGGATAATTTCTTCCAGTTAAAGCCATATCAAGATTGTCAATTTCATTTTGAAATTCTTGATAAGATTCTATAAATTTTGTAAATTCTTCTTTAGTAATCATCATTTAAAGTTTTTATCATCGCGAACAAGTCCACCATCTGCACCTCTGTTAGAATCTGAAAGTTCATCCACTTCTACAAATTTCCAATCTTCTACCTTTTCAAGAAAACATTGAGCAATTGCTTCTTCTAAAGAATATGGAAGAATTTTTGGAAGAATTTCATTTTCAAACTCTAATACATTTAATTGTTTGTCTCCTTCTGGAAACATCTGTTCAAATGGTATACGATATTTAAACATCACAAACCATTCTCCCCTATAATTTGAATCTATAGTTCCTGGTGTATTAGGAATATACCAATCTTTTTTAGTATTAGTACTTCTAGGTCTAATAGATATTTGATACCCTTCCGGTATTTCTGTTGCAAATCCTAAATTATATTCTAATCTGTCATATTTAGAATTATATTTAACTCCTACAGCAAATAAATCTTTTCCAGCATCTCCTATATGTTTAAAGTCTGGAATAATTGCTTTATCACATAATTTTTTAAATTTTATTTCTTTCATAAAACAAATCGTTTAATATATTATCAATATTATTTTCATCTGTATAAGGAATTTCTAACAATCTAATATTGTTTCTTTTACAATATTCTCTAACAAATTCGTCTCGTTTTTGTTGGTGTTCTAATTCTAATCTTCCACCAAAATGTTCTATAGGTATATAATGTTGTCTTCCATTATATTCTATAAATAAATTCATAGACGGAATATAAAAATCTATCTCTGCATAACCCTTTGGATTTATATTTCTGTCTATACAAATTCTATAGAAACTTTTATATTCTATATTTAAATTATTTAAATAGTTTTCTATTTTTATTTCTCCATGAGATCTAGAACATTTATAACATCCATGTCCACTAAGATGATTTACCGGCAACTATTGAAATTCTCCATGTATAGGACAAATAATTTTTATTGGAGTACTACTATTTATATAGATACTATTAGAATAGTCATATCTATTTTTATGAATATGTTTTGCTTGTTCTATCCATTCTTCTGTAGTTTTATTCTTTCCAGAACATTTCGGACATCCTTGTCCTTGCAAATGATGATCTGGAGTCTAATAAAATTCACCATGTTTAGGACAAATAATACATATTTTAGTTTTTGCATTTTTATAATCTACTTTACTATAATCGTATTTACCGTCATGAATTTTATGTGCTTTTTCAATAAATTCCTACGTATTAGAAAGATTTCTTAATCTTGCTTTATCACACATACAACCTTTACAACCTTTGCCCTATAAATGATCGTGAGGAGTTTGTAAGAAATCTCCGTGTTTAGGACAAGTAATAATTACTTTATTAAATACTCCTGTATATACAGTTTTTTCATAACTATACTTATTATTATGAATATTCTGAGCTTCTTTTATAAACTATTCAGTTGTTTTCTTTTTCATTTAAACACTTTAAATAATTAATAAGTTGTCCTACAGCATTACCATTTTCACTGTAAAACGGTTTATATTTATTTTCTACTCTATCTAATTCTAATTCTACAAAAGGAAATTTATTTGTACCATAATAATTCATTACTTTCCAACCTTCTTTTTTTCCTCTTACCGTATTGACATCTATGTATTCCACAAAAAAAGGAATCTCTAGATTAATTTTATCTAGAAATTCCTTATCTTTTATATTATTATAAATTACAGTTACTTTCATATCTAGGCATTTCTCTCCAGCATTTTGGATGAACTTCGCAGTTCCATCTATATTGAAACCATTTACCGTTTTCATATTTACCTTCTGCTTCTCTGCCCTCTAAAGTATAAATTATTACACTTCTAGGATTATCTGGTACGTATTCAGATCCAAACCAACTATCGCATAATTCATATTTAACAGTCTGTAATTTCATATGTATTAGTGTCTATAATAAAAGCTTTTCTACAATCTAAACAAGCCCATTTGTCAGTAATAAGAGGTTGTTTTAACTGAGTATGTCCGAATATTTGATATATTCCATCTTCTCCTTTAGGTGTTATTTCAGTATTACTAGATTTTAAATCAATATGTTCTCTTATATCAGCCCATTCACAAGAACCGTATGGAGCACCTCCCCATCTATATGAAGAAATACATCTTATAGCACTAATATAATATTGATTAAAATCTTTTAATTGAGTATCTTTTAAAACTCTTGCAGTTTCAAATACTAAAGAATTTTTTTCAAGTTCGGCTCCTTCATCATATTTCATATAATGATACAAAAATTCATTTGCCCAACCTTTTGAAATGCCTGCATGACTAAATATACAATTGTCTTCAATCCAAACTGAGTTAAAATATTCTAAATTTTCTAAAAAGAAGTTATGATAATTTTTCCAATTTTTATGGTCAGTTCTTGTTGCAGCGGAAAAATTACTCCATATATAGCTACATGTATGATTTCCGCAAAGAAGAATATATTTATTTGGATTAATCTTTTTTAATGAAACAATATCATTAAGCATTATAAGGAGATTTTCTGAATCATAGAAATTGTCACATTCCATTAATTCTGGATTTTCTTCTATTTCATCTGGATAGGGATCAATGTAATCTCCTAAAAAGATTACCTTATCAACCTTATCTGTATTATCAGATAAGGCTTTCCTCCAAAATTTACGGCAATGTATATCAGGTATTATCAGTACTTTCATTTTCTATTCTTTTATTAAAATCCTCAATAACTAATTTTAAGTCTTCCAATCCAGAAATACTCCAATTATTAGTTTTTAGATTTAAGAATTTGCCTCCTCCACCATCACGAGTTGTAATAATCAATTCCTGGTCATCATTATCTTTATTTTCAGTACAATCTGGAGCTTGAATATATTTCATAGAAACTTCGTCTAAAAATATATCCTCTCCATTCCAATCATATTTAGTAGAATCTGTTACAATTTTCATATTATTTCCAAAATTTAAATGTTATATTTTCTATAGTAAATTCTCCAGTTTCCATTTTAGAAATTTGATACATTCTTTGATTAGTAGTAGGCTTATCTAGTCCTCCTAGTTCTTTTATATAAGGACCTATTTTAATATAATCAAAATTTTCTAAATTAATTTCAGATGGAATATCAGTTCCGCCATAATACCAACCAACTTTTAAAGGAGGATCTATATTTTTAACATATTCAGCTAATTCATTAATTTTCTTAGGTAATCCTCCCATAAACCCAACTAAAGTAATTCCTTTATTAGAATATATAAGTTTATGTAATTCTTTAAAAGTTAATTCAGTACCAATATCTTCCCAAAGTTCTGGACTATGACATCCCGAGCAGTGGAAAGAGCAATTAGTTATATTTATACATAAAGAAATTTCATCTGGAAATTCTCTAAAAGTAATTGCAGTATTAAGATATTTCATACTTTTCTAATATATAATTGGCAACAGCATTTATCTCGTAATCTATAGTCTTCACAAGGGCAATGCAAGTCTCCACAATTTTCTTCATGAATACAAGGGCAAATTCCTTCATTTCTTTCTAATAGTTTAGTAATTCCTTTTACTATTTTTTCATTTGGATTTAACTACCAACCTTCTTTAATAAAATATTCCATTACTCAACCTCCTTACTATAAGTTCTTTGTTTTTCTTCTATTTGTCTTGCATTACTAAAATTCTTAGTAGGTCTTAAATATCCTATTATTCTGGTCCAATAAGTAAGATTACTACTACCACACTTAGGACAAGTATGAGTATATTTTTTAGTAATAAATTTACAATCATTACATTCAGTATTAGGAACATTAAAGGTAAAATAAGAGGTACCTTCTTCTATAGCAAAATCTATAAGTTTAAGATATTGTTCTTTAGAAAGGTGTTCATTTAAATTACAATGTAATCCTACACCACCATCAAGTAATGAAGTAAATTCTCGTCCATGTAATCTAAATTTATCAAGTACTGAAGTATCGTCATGGGCATCATAGAAATAAGAATTATATAAAACTCTTCCATCATTAGGAACTATATAACCATCTTCTTTATCCCAATTAAAATTCTTAGCTCCCAAACTTTCTGCAGGTACAAACTCACTATTAAAACGAAATTCTTTTGTACTATGAAGCTTATTTTGTTCACTAATTGTTCCCGTAATTAAATTACAAAAATCTTTGTACTCTTCATTATAAGAAATATCTATTCCTAAGAACATTGCTGCTTCATTAATTCCGTTCAGTCCTATTGTACTAAATAAATCTTTAATAGAAATATAATTAGCATTACTATAAGTAAACATTCCTTTCTTTTCTACTTCATAAAGCATTGTTTTATAAGCAATATGATACTTATATACTCTTTCTAGAATATTTATAAGATAAAATTTTAAGCTATCATATTGATTTCCAACTGTCGGAATTTTTCCCCCAATTGACTTTACCCAATCTTGAACAATTCTATTGAGATTTAAAGTAATAACATTGCAAGATCCTGTTTTTAATCCAGTAAGCCCATTAGTAAAACTAAATTCATTAGACACTATTTCATTTCTAAGTCTACAGCATGAGCTTAATGAATCAGCATTATCAGATATATAAGTAAAAAAAGAATGTCCTTCAGCATACATTTCTGCTGTAAAGTTTTTATAATCTTTATCTATAATATCATTTCCATCTGATAATAGAGCCATTGTTTCTACAGGAAAGGTAAGTACTGTTTTAGTTCTTTCGTTATTAAACCATTTCATAAATTTTTTCTGAAGATAATCAATTGCTTCCCATTCTGGTTTTGTAAAATCTGGGTACATAAAATCTTCAAATATGGCTCTAAAATAATTGGAATCATAGTAAGATATATTTGTAAAAGGACTCTGATAACTTCGATTTCCAGCAGGCTGATTCCATCCATAAACAATTTCTTGAAAAGCTTGTTCTATAGCTCCAGAAATAGTTCTTTGTTTATTACAAACACTAGTTGTTATTAAATCGTTATCGTGTTTATAATAATCCTTCCCCCACTCTTTAATGCAATAATAATTAAAAGCAATAAACAGTCCACCAAAAGCTACTGCCCCTTTACATTGAGCAGCTAAAAGAAATGCCGCATTGACTATTTGTCCACAAAAAGAATTTAAATTGTTAGGGGCACTAGGAGTTGTTCCGTCTAAATTGCCAACCCCTTCAGTAATTAATGGATACAAACTAACTGCCATACAGTAATCTTTTAAAACTGGAGTAGAAGCTTCGTCATGTGTATAAATTATATGATGATTTAAATCCTTTTCATATTGGCTAGAAACTTCTGGAAAGATTTCAGACAATTTTTTTCTCATTCTTCTTCTTTGTATAATGCGGTTAGTTGTTTTATAAACTTCACCTTCTAAATTAGCTACGTTTTTGACGGAAACATTAGCATTATCATCCGTTTCAGATGAAGAAGCAGCATTATCAGAAGAATTGATATATTTACTCATATAATCTATTCTGTCTTGAATATATCTTGCATTTTTATGTTGTTCTCTATATAAGATATACGCTTTAGCTACATCGTAAAATCCTTGAGACATTAAAAGTTCTTCTACTTGGTCTTCAATATCTTCACATTTAATATTTTCCCAAATAGAAATCGAATTAATAATTTCTAGTAAATCTTCATTATCTATATGCTCTTGACATGATATAAATGCTTTTTGTACAGCATTTATAATTTTTCTAGCATCGTATTCTTCTTTTAGTCCGTTTCTTTTTACAATTTTCATAAAAAATAATAAAAGTTTAATAAATAATTTAAATATCTAACTATTTTAATAGCCATGAATATTAAATATATTTATTAAACCTTTTATGTCAAAATATTAATTATAAGTCCAAATTATATTTTTCAGAGAATTTCTCTAAAATATCATATATATCATCTGGAAGTCTGTCTAATCCTTCATTAGCAATATCTTTGGGAATTCCCCAATAAGCTGCTGCAATAGAACCTGCTATCGCTGCTTGAGTATCACAGTCTCCATTTATATAAATTGCATTTCTAACAGTTTCTTCATATGAATTACTATTTAAGAAACAGCAAATTGCTTCTGGAATACTTCCTTGACAAGTTGAATCAAATTTATATCCTGATTTTATAATTTCTTCTGGAGTTCTGTTAATATTATAATCAAAGTGACAGAATTTTTTCTTAAAATCTTGAGATATAAATTCTTTATCAACAGGACCTCTAGTTTTAATATCATGAATTAACCATGCAACAGTTTTTGCTCCCTTAATTCCTTCTGGGTGATTGTGACTTACAGAAGCAGATTGTTCTGCCATAATTAAAGTAGTCTCTTCAGTTTTAAAAGCACATCCAACTGGAGATACTCTCATAGCTGAACCATTACCAAAACTATTATATGGTTGAGGATTATCTGAATCAATCCATTTTCCAAATAAATGACCATATCCAGCATTACGATATTTACGTCCCCATTTTTGCATAATTTTAACAAGAGCATCAGTACTATATGGAGGAGTTAATAGCCATTCGGCTACAGCAATAGTCATTACAGTATCATCGGAAAATTTAGAATAATTAGTCCAGAGAGGAAAATCTCTTTCTGCTTTATTTCTTCTAAATTCATAAGGAACTCCTATCATATCTCCACAGATAGCTCCTAAAACTGGATTTTTTATTAATTTTGCCATGTTACTAATTTATTATTTTTCATTCTTTCCCAAGTGATTTCTGATTCTTCGTTGAATGGATCAATTGTTAATATATCATCTGCTCTTGGTTCTTGACGTATAATATCACAATCAACAAGAAGTTGTCCAAATCTTAAATCTGGATGTTTTTCTACCAATTCACATAACTTAGTAAGAATTTTTCTATTATACTCCTGTCTACTCATACTCCAAGTATATCACTAATTAATAAAGTTTTTTCAAACACATTAAAAGAGTCCTTTTTTCTAGAGTCGGTAATTATTTGAGTAAAGGCATTATAAATATTATACATAGAAATTACTGGTTCATTATCAAAGAAATAATCAGAATCTTCTTTTTCAAATAAAGCCTTATAAGCATCAATTGGAGTAGAACAAGCAATCTTTACCTTACCATAATGATTATCATAAGAATAATTAATACAATTTCTAATCCACTTGCCCAAAGATTCGTTAATATTATATTCATCACATTTGAACTCCATTTCAAGAAGTTTCTTTAGTTGTGCAACAGTATCATCAGTTTGTTCAATTATTCTATCAAGAGGTCTAAAATCTATAGCAGTCTCTGGTTCTAAATCTTGACACGCCAACAAAGACGGTGAAAAGACACACATATTAGTACAAACACATCTTTCTCGTGCATGAAAAAACTTAACTACAGGTTTTCTTACATCTAGTCCATATACCATTCCAATAACCTCCTTATGTTCATCATTATTTATCTTCATAGTATCTGGTAGAATAGCTTCAATAGTTACTCTATTATATGTAATATCTTCTGTGCTAAGATTTCCATCTCCTGTATATGTTATTTGGGACGGAGTAACTGCATTAATTCTTATATTATTGGTTAATTTATTAACTCTTTCAAGAAAAGGCTCAACATACGCACTAGTGGGGTAATATTCTTTATTTTTTATTCTCGTAGCGCGGCCTGCGAGCAATTCTGATAATTGTAGTTCCATTTAATATTCCTCCTGTACAAAATTAATTAATCTTTGAATAGCATTAATATCTTCTTGACTTGCTATTCCTTCTAAATTAACTAAAGCTTGTTCGGCTCCTTCTAATATATCTTCAATCATCTTCGTTATCTAAATCATTAATTGTAGTTGGTTTAGCTTCATCTGTGTCAAAGAAATTATTAAAATATTCTATCACTTTATTTTTAGAATATTCCTGAATTTTGAGAAATTCTACTTTAAATAAAGCTACATCCATTTCAGATATTTCTATAGTTAGAGGATCTAATGCTGTTTTTCTTAATTCAATATATCTTCTATTATATTTATCAGAAAATACTTCAATTGTAACACACTTTTCTTTATTAAAACCAATATAAATTAGATACTGATTATATTCTTTAGGCTCTCTAATACGAGTTTCTATATCTAAATTTTCTTTCATAGCCTTTTCAATAAAAGCTATAACATCATTCATTGTCACCATAATACTCTTTTTTAATTTGTTCTTCATTAATTTCAATATCTTGATTTCTATATTTCTTCCAATTTTCTATAACTGCTTCTTTATTAGAATTAGGACTTGCTCCTAAATATATAGATGTACTAAAATAATTTAATTCACTATTCCAGTTAAAAAATTTTCCTGCCATATCAAGAAATTCAAAGAATTTGTTTTGAACTTCTTTGCCAACATAATGAGAATCGGTTTCTGAATCTCCAAAATATTCTTTAAATAATTGATTTAACTCTGTTTCTAAATTATCACAATGTTCGTACTCTTTATATCTAGAACTTCCATTTTCTTCTTCAATATATTTATCAACTACAGGATCTTTACAGTAATTTTTAAGAATTTCTATAGTATCAAGCAATTCTTGTTTTTGATCTAATTTATATGAATAAATGTAGGAGTCTACTATATCCTTCATTATTTCTTTTGGAATATAGTAAAATTCAAATGGCTTTGGACCACAATATTCTATATGAGAAATTTTATTTTCTTTGGGAAGATTTACCCACTTTTTTTCTCTTTCTCTATATATTCTATTTTCCTCTATAAAATCTTCCCAAGAAATAGAAGGAAGGGCTAAAGAATATAATTCCTTCATACATTCTTCTATTGCTTTAGAAAGAATACTATCTCTTGTAATCATAGTATTTAATTTTTTAAAAATGGACATTCTTTTTGCCATAAAGCCATCATAAAATAGATTCCACAATCATCTTCTTGATAACTTTTGCATTTAAAACATCTTTCTAATAATTCTTCTGTCTTATCCATTATAAGTTTTTAAAAAAATTATTTAATATATTATTAATTTTTTCTTGAGTATTATATTCATAAGATATTTCTAACAATTTAATTTTATTATTATTACAGTAGTCTCTTATATACTAATCTCTTTTCTACTAATGTTCAAAAGCTATCTATCCTCCACTAAATCCCATAGGAATATAATGTTGCTATCCATTATATTCAATAGCTAAATTATATTTTGGAACATAGAAATCTATTTTAGCAGTTCCAGATTTATTAATGGATTTATCTATATCTATAATATAATTTCTTTCAAATTCTATATTATTATTTACAAAATAAGTTCTTATAAACTTTTCTCCATGAGATTCGGAACATTTGGGACAACCTTGTTCTTGTCCATTTATATGATTATTAGGTTTCATCCAAAACTCTCCGTGTTCAGGGCATATAATACACACTTTAGTATGATTATTTATATAATTAACTTTACTATAATCATATTTATCTCCATGAATTTTTCTAGCTTTTTCAATAAATGTTTCAGTTGTTAATTTAATATTTCTAGCACATTTTGGACAACCACACCCCTAAACGTGATCTCTTGGTTTTTGTTTGAATTCTCCATGTATGGGACAAATAATTCTTATAGGATTAAAAGCCCCTTTATAATTTACTAAAGAATAATCATATTTATCTCCGTGCACTTTTTTAGCTTTTTCTATAAAGTCATCATTACTTTTTACTTTATTTGCACATTTAGGGCATCCCTACCCATTCAAATGAGAATAAGCTTTTTGTTGAAATTCACCATGTTCAGGACATATTATAATAATATTATTATGTGCTCCAGTATATTTAGACTTAGAATAATCATATTTATTTCCGTGAATTTTTTTAGCTTTTTCTATCCACTATTCTGTAGTTATTTTAACTGATTTTGCACATTTTGGACATCCTTGTCCGCGTTTATGTACATAAGCCTTTTGTTCAAAATCTCCGTGAATAGGACAAGTTATGGTTATTTTTGTCTAGGAATTTATATAATTTGTCTTACTATAATCATATTTATTATTGTGTTTCTATTTACAAATTTCTATAAATTCTTCATTAGTTAATTTATTTTTAATCATATTTAAATATTATTAAATGTACCTCTAATTAAATTATCTCCTAAAAATAAATCATAAGACATTCCATATGAATTTCTACTAAAATTATAATTAGAATAATCAGAAGCTCCAAATAAACTTAAAACATTTCTATAATCAATTAATTTACAAGAATTTAAAGCATCAGAGTGCAAATCTCCTTTAATAAAATGTATAGGGTTTTTAGATTTTATATTATTTTCTGTAATCCACTCATACAATAATACTTTAGTAGAATCATTTAAGTTTAATGGGAATCCTTTTTTCATGTATTGATCTTCTTTTCCATGAAGGCAAATAAAGGTATGATTATTTAATTCAAAACTACCATAAAATTCTTCCCATAAAGTAGTTTCTATTTCTGGAAACTTAACATTAATTGTTGATAATAAAGCTTTATTACATACATATTCAAAGTTTCCTCCGTGATTTCCACAAGGAACAGAATATACATTAATTTTAGAATAGAATTCTTTTGTATTAACTATGGACTCTATAAACCAAAGCATTAAATTAATATATTTATTTGCTTGTTCTCTAGCATCCATATTTTCTGGCATAGTATGGTCTAATCTTGATGTTTTTCCAACAAATCCACAACAATCAATGTTGTCTCCCATTAATACTAAATTAATACAATTATAAGACCCAATTTCTTTAATTTTGTATAATATACACTCTAATCTTCTTTTAGCTTCATCAAAGCCATAATTTTCATTTTCTTTATATAAAGATCCAGTAGTTACTGTGGCTCCTAAGTGTATATCTGATATATATAAGTTTATATCCGAATTTGATTTATTTTTAGTATAATTTAAATTTATACTTTTTATGGAGTCATCCAAAATAATTTTAAATGATTCTAATGATTCTAATTTTCTTTTTAATTCAATATTTTCATTAGCATATTGTTTTAAAAGCTTTTCATTGTTTTTAATTATATCAGATTCGGCTTTTCTAAGAAAACTATTCTCTTTTTCACGTAATTGAATACTTCTTAACTCTTCTTCGCTTAATTCCTCAAACATATGGGGAGCAAAAGGAGCTGAACTCTTTGTTATTTGGAAACATCTCAAAATTCTTTTAAAATCTATTAAAGAATATTCAGGAAAGTTTCTAGAAATAACACGTTGTGTTAATGAATCTCCGTAATATGAATATAATCTATACACTAGATTCATTTCTTCTCTAGAAAACTTTCCAACAATTGGATTTTTATCTTTTCTAAATATTTCAAAAGTATAAAATTGAATTCTTCCTTCTTCATCCCTCTCTACATCAGTAACAGCTCTATCATCAGTTTCTATGGATTCTTTTGTTGTAACATTCTTTTTACATTTAGAATATTCATCCAAAAATTCTTTAATTAATTCGATAGGATGGTCAGAATCTATAATATTTTGTCTAGCTTGATAATAATATTGTGCTTTATGCTTCTTATTATTTAATGATTTATACTTTCTCAAGTCTTCAATAATTTCATGTATTTTCTTTTCACTTATTTTATTCATTTTTCAATGTTTTACAAAGGTGGTAAATAAAAAAATAGCTGACTAGAGTATTCTAGTCAGCTTATAGAGATTTTTTCAGTATCTGAATTAATCGATAGATTTATATCCAAAAACGAGCAATTTTGCTTTCTGAGTTCCCTTAGAAGGAGTATACTTAACTGTAGCATACAAAGAGTTCTTCTCCTTAGAATCCCATTCAACATTAATAGTAATGTCTTCCTTATAGTCTATTACAAAATCCTTAGCGGCTTGTTCAGCAGCCTTAGAAGTCTTTTCTCTACCAACTTCATGTCCAGTAGCATCACGAAGAATATAGAATCTTTCAGGACTATGAGTTCTGGTTTTATATTCAGGCTTTGTTACCTTATAAGGACGCTCACGAGTATCAGTTACAGCACTTTGAAGAACAATATAAGCACCATCATTAGGCATTGTAAACTTCTTCTTCTTCAAATAGTCCTTCATCCATTCTTTAACATTATCTTCATTAGTCACATTTTCCTTAGCCCACTTCTTATAAGCTTGGGTAGCGTCTACACGAAGGTTAAGGGGAGCTGCGTTACGAATTGCTTCATCTTTGGTTGTACCAATTGTTTCAAACTTTGAAAAAATTACATTAGTTTCCATAAAATTTTATGATTTTTTATCATTATTCATTGGAGAATTATTCTCCACATAAAAAATTATCTACTTAAATTTTATGAATCTCTTTCCTCAATTAGGAAAGTAATTTAAATATATTATTTAGAGTAAAACCTCAAAATATATAAACATTAAAAAATGTTAAAAAAATATTATATTTCTTTTTTCCATATATATCCATAGGCTTTTTTTCTCAATCCATTACAACAATCTATAATCATTTTTTCTGATACTCCTTTAACTGAAGTTAAAGCTTTTGGTATATCTTCATAAATATTTAATAAATTTCCATTTAAATCATACTGTAAAATTCTTAATTTTTTTACTTCGATTTTTTTTAAGAAATTGTCAGAATAATATTTCCAAATATATCCGTTATAGTTATCTAATAATCCTTTACAACATTCAGATATCCTGTAAGGAGTCTTAATTCCTAATATATTTTTTATTTCTTTAATAGAATTCCATGTTTTAATATAGTTTCCTTCTAAATCATATTGTATTATTTTAACTTTTCTATGACAATTGTTTTCACAAGATTCTATATTTAATGGAAAATTTTCCGAATAAAACTTCCATTGGAATCCTCCAGAATTTTTACATCTCCCATTTAAACAATATGATATACTAGTAACAGCAAGTTTATAATATTTAGCAGCTTCTATTATTGAATCCCATATTTTAATATATTCTCCTTTTAAATCATATTGTATTATTTTTTTACTAGCTCCTTTATACCTAATGTCATTCGGATGAGATTTTACACTATATAAAATATTTTCTTCTAATGTAGTCCATTCTAAATTATCTACTCTATTATTTAATTTATTTTCATCCTTATGATTTACTATTGATAGATTATTCGGATTTGGAATAAATGCCTATGCTACTAATCTATGTACTAATTTTTTATGACATTTTCCATTATTATCATAAAGTCCTACACTATAATATTTATTTAACTATTTCTTTAATTCTTTATCTTTTTTAATATTTTTTACGTTCCCTAAATTTGAAACTTCATAATTATCAAATCCCTCAATTGGTTTCCATATTTCTTCCATAGTTTTATTTTTTTAATTTTAAATTAAATTATAAATTATTTTAATATATTCAAAATAAAAATTATTTTTATTTTTAATTCAAAATTAATATTAATTTTAAACCAAAATCAGAATGGAACATAAGTTTTAAGTATAGAAATTACTTCTTCTATAATTTTTTTACCTTCTAATCCGAAAGTCGGAAAAGAATTTTTACATCCATATGCAAAATCTTCACAAACTATAGCCAATCCCTTTAAAAAGTTTTCTGGCAATCCTAAATTTTTACTTAATTTATATATTAAAGAATAATAAGTTAAATCTGGATTTTTAGCCTTATTTTTATCATATATATAGCAAATAAGGCTAATAAGAATTAATTTCCTTTCAAATGGAGAATGTCCATTAGACTCTGGAAGATTTAAATATCCTAAACTATAATGTTCAAAATAAAAGTTTCTTAGTTCATTAAAATTCATACCCCTTAACTTGATTAAAGTATGCTATGCATCGAAGAAGATACTGTGCCTCCATAATCCCAGACTTAAATAATTTAGAAGTCATTGGATATACCAATGTATTATAATCTGGAACTGTAGATACAACTAAGAAATTGCCTTTAATAGTAGGTTTGTCTATATTATAGTATTTCTTCGTTACCTGTTTAAGAAGATAGCTATAGAACGCTATTTCGCGTTGATAACTAAAGAATGTAGGATCAAATTGTACAGCAGGCCTGCTAGTAGTCTTTAAATCATTAACAGTTATAATATTTTCTTCAGTATCTATACTAAAATTATCAAGTTTAGCTTTTAATTTATAAACCCTAGGTTCTATTCCAGGAACTTCCATCTGAATATCCAACAGAATAGTTTTCTCGTTCCCCATAATTGGAGCATCCACAATACCCATAGGATGAAGTAATCTCTGAATATCTGAATTTTCATTTAATGTTTTTAAACAACTTGTTAATAAATTAAAATTCCTTTCATCAGTATAAATACGTTTTTTATCCCCCTCTTTAAAAGGATTATTTGTCTCATATAAAAATCTATCTCTCCAATAAGGTTCTGCTTTTTCTCTAAATTCTTTAAGTCTATTAGAAGTAAGTTTGTCTTTATAATATCCAATTTTATAAGACATACTTTTAATTTCATCATCAGTTGGAATAGTTCCATCAGTTTTATAAAGTGCATCAGCCATTAAACCTGCTTTTGCAGTAGGTTTAAATACTCCTTCTATTACTTCAAAGGATTCAGGCTGTAATACTTGCTGATGAATAAGACTTCCAGTTTCAAAACTCGGATTATAAACTTGTGGAATTCCTTCAAAGAAAGCTTTTACTCCATCCTTTTTAAGAACTCCTAAACGAGAATTACTTATGTACTCTTTAGAATATTGTTTAAAATATGTGTCATCATCAATATCCTCTAATTTAAGAGTATCTAGTAAAGGAGTTATCTTAATTTGTTTAATTAAGTTATTATCCAATTCCATTATTTCTTATATTTCATATAAGTATAATATACGAATCCTACTACAATAACTGTTACTGTAGCGAATCCCCAAAATCCACTAACTGTCATAATTTAAAATATTTATTAAATTCATTAAATATGCCTGTTTCAACTCCAAGATAATAGGCATTTTCTATCTCGTCATAATCTAAAGAATATATCTTTAGTATTGGGCCATATTCTTTATTATTTAGACTGTCTATCAATAAACAGGGAATTCCAGCATTATTAAGGGCTTTCCACTGGTGAGGACTGTCTTCTATAAATACATCTACTCTTCCTTTAATGTATTTAGCCTTAGGAATATTATATCCAGGTACTTGATAAAGAGGACTATTAGGTAGATTATTAATTTCTATAGCTCTCTTTGACCAACATTTTTTATTTACCCTTGAACTACAATAGAGTGTGGGTTCAAAATCAGGCCTTCTTATTACTGGAAGATTTATCCAAAAATCTCTTTCATTAATAAGAATATGGGTTACATTTCTTGTAATAGCCCAGTCATATTTAGGCCATCTTTTAAACCTTTTTAAATACCCTTGTGAAAATCCAAATATAGTATCATCTAGATCAAATCCGCATCTAAGTCGTTTATTTATCATATTTCTTCATAAATTTCTAAATCTGATAATGCAATTGTATAGTTTTCATTAAGATATTCTCTTAACTGTTCCCAATCTTCAATAGTGTCAAGAATTTTATCATCTTCTAGTTCATTACCATATTGCATTATCAACTTTTCTACACAATCATTATAAGATTTTGCAGAGAATGTTTTAATTTGAGGCCAATAATCTTGAGTAGCCTCAGCATAAATATATTTATTAAGCATTTTTTAATTTTAAACTTAAATAATCATATAACATCTCAATTGGAGCAATAAAAACTGTACCTGGAGATTGTCCTCCGTCTTTATCTTGTTTTTTCCAACAAACTACAAAAGGCTTATCTTTTAAAGGGCATTCTTCTGCTATTTTAAAATATGAAGGAGTAGATTGTGTTGCTTTCATTTGAAGATAACAAGGTAAATTTCCCTCTAAATCATCAACATCTATCTTCATATTATCCAAATTTTTACTATTTGACCTTGAACTAACTGTGTTATAGCCTATTTCATTAAGCTTATGTATCACATCAAGTTCAAATTGACTACCCTTTTTCTTCGAACGTTTAGCCTGATAGGATTTCTTAGTATGTGGATCAATCCATTCAACTTGTATTCCATCTTTAGGAATACTATTCTTATTTGCTCTAACTTTTAATGTTTGAATGGATAATCCTGTAAGTTCCGAACCCTGTTCAATACTTTCATAAATACAGGATTGTCCATTTTTATACGTTACTTTAATTGCTGTATTTAATTCTTTTTTCTACTTCATAATTATTTAATTACATTAATTATTGACCACCAAATATTTCTTTCTAAATATTGTCCTCTTGGAATTTCATCTTCCACAAAAGAACCTTCAATATTAAATGGAAGTTTATGACCAGACCATATATCTGGCATACCTCCACATTTCATAAGTACTGGAGGTTCTGCAAATACATGAGAACCTGTCCAATCTTTAGCTATATAAACTTTCATTTTATAATTCTATAAACCGTTCAACATATTTCTTATCTTCAAAATATTGTTTCCTCTCTTCTATAGATAATGTTTTAAAATAACAATCTGTAGAAAAATCTCTAATGTTAAGAAAAGGTTCTGTATAAATCCAACTATATTCTCCTTTTTCCTGAAATTTTTCAAGAACTTCTATATCACCTTCTTTCTCTTTTATAGAATTTAATTCTTCAATAAATTTACTAATTTTCATAATTTACAAATTTAAACTATTAAACAACTTATCAGCCAATCTAAACCAACTTAATTTATTTTCTATTTTTCTACTAATTGCAGCAGATTCTTTAAAAGGATCTTCACAGTTTAAATATCCCATAATTTATTTAAATTTATAATCAGACATAAATTGATTTACTAATTTTTTAACTTCTTCCAACCCTTTTAGTTTAATTAAATCAGTAAGGTCTTTTGCTCCTAAAGATTTAGGAATCCAAAAATAGTTTAATTCTGGATATTTCTTTTTGACTAACCAAAGATTATGAAGACCAGGCTTATCATTATCAAACACTATAAGAATATGTTTAAATCTTTTTTTAAACTCTTCTATTTGTTTATCATTAGGAAAAGTAGTTTCGCTGTTAGGACTTACTGAATCATATCCTAAAACACGGCATGCCATAGTATCTTTCATACTTTTATTTATAATAAGTAAATCAGAAGAATCCCTTAATTGTTTATATCCTTGTAATATTTTTTGAGTAAGATTTCCTATAAATCTATAATCTTTTCTAAACGGAAAATATATTTTAAATTTATCATTTCCATTCTTATCTTTACCAAAATAATATCCATAAATCGGACACTGTTCAGAAGAAGTAAACTTTAATTCCCCATTTAAAAACACATGTTGTAGAGAAAATACATGATATTTCTTTAAAAGTTTTTTGTCAATCCCAAATTGTTTCCACCATTCTAACTCCTTATTAGTAAAATCTTTTATTTGAACTTGTATATTAGCTGATTCAGTTTCTTTTAAAGGTTCTATAATCTTTGGAGCCTGAGTTTTTACAACATTAGAACTAATTAAATCAAAATCTTGTGCTATTATTTTTAAAGCTTCATAAAAATTACAATTATAAAGTCTCATTACAAGATTCCAACAATCAATATGTTCATTAGTTGCAAAATCATGCATATAAAGTATTCCAGATTTGGATTTGTAATAGCCTACAGTTACTTTGTGGTCATTGCGCAAACATGACGTGTATAGTTTTTTACTATTCACGTCATTGTTTGTATAGTATTGCATTATAGACTCTTGATTCACTTTGGAAAGTATAAAGTCTTTAGTAATTTTTGGTTGTAACGATATAAATTCCATAAGAGTCTATATTTATTTATTAAAGTTCTATATCATCTAAATTCAAGTCTTCTCCACTATTTTCATCTGGATTATTATCAACAGTACTCATATTTGTAGGTTTAGCATTTTGATAATTCTTCTGTTGAGTAAGTTCATAATTAGTAAAGAATAGATTATCTCCAATAAAATTTACTGGAAATACTTCTCCAGATTTATTAAGACCACAAGCAGCAGGAAGTGCAGCATATACTGTTCCATTGTTATTACGACCTACAAGTTTAAGTTCTGTTTCTACTTTTTCTTTACCTACAAGTGCCTTAATAATCAAATCAATAAATTGGTCAATACTCTTAATCTTAGAAGCATTAGCTTTAATCTTCTCTTCTCCAGCTGGATTAAGTGCATGAACAATCTGCATTAAAGTAAATTGAAAATTCTCAAAATGAGAAGGTCTTTGATACTCATGTCCCTCCTTATTCTTAAATGTAGGACGTTCCATATCTTGGTCGGATGTAGGAATAAATAAATTAGTAGTGAACACTCCTTTATTATCACCACAACCTGTAAATTCAAGTGCTACAATAGGATATGTAACATTTGGATCCTTAGAACCTTTAAGCTCTGTTTTTTCAATTTTAGTAAGATTTACTTTATAAATATCATAAGGACGAAGATACTGACCAGCAGTAGAAGTAAACGAGGTATTCTCTAAAGAATTAAAATTAAAATTCATAATACATTAACACATTAATATGTTTTAAAATAGTATAATACTATTGAACTATCTACTATTATGCTAATTATCTAATATAAGTACATATGTTTAGAGGTCTAAATCAAAATCTATTTCTGTTCCCTCATCAGAAGAATCCATATCCAAATCATCTTCATCTGGATCAGTTATTTCTTCTGGAACTTCTATTAAATCACTTTCTTTCTCAGGAGCATTACCTTTAAGCTTGAAATATCCTTCTTTATTCTCATAAGGAATTATTTCAAACGTATCTCCGTATTCTGCAAGATTGTCATGTTTAGAACCTCTACAACTTACTGTATATGTCTTTGTAAGCCTATTTCCACTTTTCTCGTCTTCACACAAAACGGGAGTTACTTTTCTACCTTGTTTTTCAAACTTAATTTCTAACTTTTGTTCTGGCTCAAAACCTGTAAGTTCTACACAAGCATGATTCATTTGCCATTTACCTTCAAGAAGAGTAATTTTGGCAATAGGATCGTCATCCTTTGGTTTCTTTGAACGAGTTGTAGTAGCTTTCTTAGTTACTTCTTTAAAATCTCCAAAGGTTGCTTCCTTTGTAAATAACTCTCCTGTTTCAGTATCGACAAGAGTTAAAACAATTTTAGATGATTGAATTTCTAACATTATTCTTCTCCATTTTCAAATTCATTAATAGTATCTATTACCAATTTCATATTTGGCTCAATATATTTATCCTCAAAACAACCCGCTACAGAACGACAAGTATCATTTCCATCAGTACGTGTTTTAAACCTATATTTAACTTCATCTCCATTATCATCTATATAACGTTCTGCATATATAATATAAGAGAAAAGTCCATCAAGATTTATTTGATTAGTTAACATTTTGCCAGTAGTCCACATACGATACTCGGGATCAATATCAGTACCAAAGTTTTCTATATGTGAAATGAATACTACTGTTAAATCGTCTCTAAGATCTTGACAAGTTTGAATCAAATCATAATAATTTTTACTCATAACACTAAACTTTTCATAACCTTTTACTAAAGCATTTTGAAAAGTCTCGTTACTAAGTAAATAATTACAATCATCCAAACAAATCACTTTTATTTCTGGCCTAGTCTTAGAAACAACTTTCATAATCTTAGTAATTTGTTCATAATTATTACTCACAAGCCAATTACCATACAATTTTCCATTATCTACAGAAATTTTTGGATATTTCTTTCTAAATCCTGGAATTTGAAGCTGTTTATTAGTACAACTAATAATAAAAGTTTCTTCTGGATTAAGATACTTCAAAGAAGTACTCTTTCCACTATTTGAAAGTCCTACCAATCCTATGATGTTAGACATTAAATAATTAATTTAAAAGTATTTTTAGATTCTTTTGAATCTTCACAATTATCTACTTCGTGTTTTTCTTCATCTTCCTTTTCTAATATATAGTCAGGTGTTACATATTTATCATAATCATAAATATCATTAGGCAATGGTAGTTCTTTCCACTCATTTATATCCCCATGATAGTTTACAGCTATTTCAATATCAGCACTACCAAATCTTGTTTTAAGTATCTGAATTATTCTTATATGGTCTCCTAATTTTTTAACATCATACCCTCTATAAGTATTAAGCTTATCTCTATTTGGGCCATACAAAGCTATAACAACTTCTGCAGCATCAGTAGTATCTCCAGTTTCTTTTAAATCAGAAAGTTGAATTCCAGTTCTTCCAGCTTTAAATCTTTCAATATTACTTTGCTCTCTATTAATTTGCTGAATTAAAGTTGGAGATATATTACACATATTTCTGAGTGTAACTAAATATGAAACAGTTGTATCTATTTCTCCTTTTTTATTACGACCATTAGAAGGTCTTAAAAGACCAACATGGTCTATTACTACTTCATAGAGTAAATCTGGATTTTTTGGTTTATATATTTTACGATTTTCAGTCTCTTCAAATTCTCCGAATTGCTCTAATTTCTGCATTAAAATAGCATAAAGTTTATCGGCATTTAAAGATTTATCATAAACATGAATTTTACTTTCTATTTTATTTAACCAGTCAGTACAATCTTTAACTAATTCATAATTTTCATCATTAAGAATATATCCCTTCTTTCTAGAAAGAATTTCAGTTATAGAAAGTCTTTTATGATATTTTTCAAATATATAAGTAGAAAGTAATTTTCCAAATACTACAGTAGCCGGCATCTCTAAAGAAAAATATGATACATAAAAATTATCATCATCTAAGTGTTCCATAAGAGGGCGATAAACATAAGAGTACAAAATAAATGAACTCTTACCTTGTCCAGTACCACTAGCCAAGACAGTCATAGTTCTACGAGTTACCCCATCCATTATAGATTCAGTTTTAGGTAATCCCATAGAATATCCTTGTAATCGACCTTCTCTACCTAAATCAATTTCTTTAAAGAGAGATTCAGTTATTGTCATAATTCATTTACCATATCGATGCTTTCAATATCCCAATGTTCATCTAGGATTATTTCAGCAGCTTCTTCTTCAGAATTAGCATAACACCATTCTTTATCATAATCCCCACCCTTAGTGGTAAATCTTACTAAATATTTTTTCATATCATTTTAATTGCTTCAGTATTAACATTAATACCATTTCCTTCTTTCATAGCTTCAATAGCTAACCAACTATTATCTATAATAAAAGAATCTAATGTAGAGAAATTATATCCATTATCGATTCCCCATTTAATAAGTTCCATAATATGTTGATGAGTTTCTGGATTATTTTTTATGTATTTAGAATATTTTAAGAAAGCCTGTTCTAAACTATCGAAATGCTTTGATACTCTCTTTAAATTATACAAAGAACCGTTTACTATGGTACTTTGAGGGTATGTTTTAAACAGTTCTTCTCCCATCTCAAAGGAAGCTCTAAAATACTGTTTCTGAAAATTCTGATTAAATGGTATGTCCTCAACTATCAACTGACTCCCTTCTTTCGGGAGTTTCCAACTCTTCAAGATTATTCCTTTCTCTTGAAGATTTTCTAAAATTTCTCTTAATTTTACTATTTGTGCGAATCTTTGCAACCATTCGTATTCTCCATCTTCTTTAGCTAACAGAATTACTCTTATTGTAAATAACTCTGTTGGTGTTAATTTATATTTTTCTAATAAACATAATTCATTTTCTAATGTAAGCACAGCATTAAATTATAAATTTAAGCTGCTAAAGGGTTAATCAGATTTCTCTGTTTTATTCAATGCATAATCATTTAAAAACTCTCTTTCAAGTTCTATATATCTATATTCCATTTTAGAAGTATCATAATTTTTATCTAAACTTTTTCTATCAATTAAACCTTTATCATAATCTTCTAAAATATTTTTAAGTATTAAAAACTCTAATTGTCTTTCTATAATCATAGTTAGAATCTAAACATGATTTCTCCTAATTTTTGTTTATAAGGAGTAGGAGTTTCTCCTCTTAATACTTGTTCTAATCCTTGTTCATCAATGGTAATATAATTGCTATTTTTATGAGAGTCTTTGTACCACTTCTCTTCTTGACTAAACCTTATTACAATATTAAATATTTCAGCTTGTTTATTAGTAGAAGTTTTACGGATTACTCTTCCACGAGTCTGAGTAGCACGTCTTTCACTACTATCCATTCCAAGTATTATTGCAACACTTGTATTTGGATCATTAAACCCTTCAATAAGTCGCTTACACGAATGAAGATGCTTTATTTGTCCAGAAAGGTATTTTTCAATCATATCTGAAGCTCTTTTTTTACTAGTTTTTCCAGTATAGACGTATTCTCCATTCTCTAGTGCTTCTGCCATTTTAACATTATTACTAAATGTTATAATTTTAGAATTAGAACGTGCTTCCATTATTTTTTTAGCAATTTCAATTTTCTTTGGATGATTATTAATGAATGCTTTGCGTTTAGTCATAGTTCTCATAAATCCAGCAGAATGGTAATTTATATCTTGAAGAATTTTTTTCTTTTTTGATTCATCATTTCCTTTATAAAGTTCATCACGATATTTTAATTTAGCTTTCCATCCTTCAGGTCCACACATCTTCATAGCAGTGTCAAACGAAAATTGGAAAAATTCAAAATGTTGTAGCCATTCTTTTTGCAACGATTTATACTCTTCAATATCATCGACTTCTATAAGAACTTGATATTCTTTAAATTCAGAAACCCATTCATTAGCAATAGCTTCTATAGTAGATACTTTATCTATAATTGGAGCATATTTTTCAAGTAATATATGTTTTCCATCCAATCTTTCAAAAGTTGCAGTAAGACCTAAAATAAGTTTGTATTTTACACAGTTAAAGGTTTCTTTTAGAGTATCAGCTGCTGCAGAGTGAATTTCGTCAATAACAAGCATATCACACGTCCATTCATGTTTGATTATAGTATTTATAACCTGTACTTCTATATTGAAATATAATCCATTTTTATTTAATTCTTCATACCATTGATCTTTAAGAGTAATAGTTGGAACAACAACAAGAACTCTTAAATTTGGATATTTTTTACGGACAGCTTTAATAGCTGTTATTGCTGTATATGTTTTTCCTAGTTAACCAAAGGCAGTGGGAAACTCCCAACTGCCTTTACCTTTATTCTTAATCCACTTTCTAACAGCTTCTTGTTGTCGTTCCGTTCTAGTCATATTTATTAACCATTTAAATTAATATTCTTACTTTTAGCTACTAGTTCTATTTGCTTTTTAAGTTTATTCCAAGAAAATATATGACCATCAACCTCTTTCTGAAACCTGAGTAATACCTTATTTCTAAGAGTAATTAATTGTTCAGTAGTCATATCTGAATATTTTTGCTTTTTAGGAAGAACTAAAATAGCCCTCATTTCGTGATAAGAAAGACCCTTTTCACTTAGTCTTAAATTTAATTTTTCGGGCAAATGAAGTCTCTCTTTCGCTATTTTCAATCTTTCAGCATTAGAAGTTCCCTTAAGTTCATTTTCTTCAGATTTAGTAAACCATAACCCCATTTTTGTAATGAAAGTCATTGTAAGATGTTTTTTATCCAGAATTCCTAGATAATCGATACATCCATCCATTACATCTGCAATATTAACATCTTTAAATTCGGAGGGAAGGTCTGTACTAATTTGAGTAATAGACACTTTAGACCAATCAGTTACTTCTGGATTATTAGCCATAAGTTGTCTTAAACTAATCCAAAGGTTTCTTCTTTTAATATCTGCTCTGTTTTCATTGTGCATATAACTATTTTCATAGTACCTTAAAAGAAGTTCTACATTACATTTATTTGATTGTTCATTTACTTCTTCTAAAACATTATATCTTCCTAAATGTTTTGGATCTTCATTATAAAGCATCTTATTACAATGATTATAACAAGCCTTTAGTCTTTCTGGAGACATATCTACAATTTTTTCATTTTCTTGAACATATCTATCTCCTTCTTTCTTTTTTTCTCCCTTCCAAACAAAAGAAGAAAAATCATTTTTCTTATTTTCTAAGGCTTTTTTATAAGCAGCTTCTAATACATTATTATTATTCATAAAATCTTTTTCATATTATAATATCTTTTTTAGAATTATCTGCTTCTTTAATAAATTTTTTAAATATAAAATTACTAAAGTTATATTTCATAATAGAATCTGTATTTCTATTATAATAAGTATCTCCAGCCATAACCTCGTCATACATTAAATATCCAATTTCACCTATTTCAGGTACTCTAGCTCCCCAATTTGGAAATACTGTTATTAATGCATACGAATGTCCAAATGGACAGTTACTCTCTAATATTTTGAACACTAAGTTATGATAATCTAAAATATCACACTCAGAAGCAATAAGCTTACATTTTACAACATAAGTATTCAATATTTAAGTTTTTTACTTGGAATTGTGTCTAAATCAGTGGGAATTATATGCCACCTCATCATATCTTCTATATGTTCTTCATATAATTTTTCAATAGGAATTCCTGTATATTCAAACTCTTTATTAATATCAATAAAAGAAGGTAATCCAAACTTTCCTTCGTTTTTGTAATAAAAAGAAGTAGCTGCATTTTTAGCTACTCTAATGGCTTCTTGTTCATTTTTAAAACCTTTTGTAAAACGATATTTCTCACCAAGAGTCTTTCCAATTGTTCCGTAATAAATATTATATTGTATCATAAAATTAAACCTATAATAAATAAAATAATACCTCCTACAGAAGAAGCAAATATAGTCTTCTTTTGAGAGGATTTTAATTTTTCAATTTTTTTAGCATCAGAATTAACTTTTTCTTTATAAATCTTTAATTCTACGTTTTGAATCGAATCAGACTTTTCAAATAAAGTATTTAATTCATTTAATGATGCTATTTCTTCTTTTAATAAAGAATTTTCTACAGATAGTTTCTGATGTTCTGCAAATATTAAAGCAGTTATTTTACTGTCCGTTAACGAGTCTTTTTCTATATTCGTCGATATACTGTTTTGACCATAAATCCACAACGGAATCAGGTTTAGACAAAACACTATTGACAATTTCCTTATAATGTTTTTCATTTGTTATAATTTTAACATGAGTAGAATCTATAGAAATCCTAATGCTATCTTTTTGACTTTTTAAAGAATCTATTTTTAATTCTAGCTCAGTTATTTTATTTAATAAAACATCATCTTTCGGACTAAAATCTGCTATAGTTATATAAAATACTATAAATATAACAAATACAATTATTATCCATATATAATTTTTCATTCTCCAGTATCAAATTTTTCGGGAAGTGTTTCTCTACAAAGTTTTACAATTTCTTCATAGTTTTTTTGAAGTTCTTTTAAGAACTCTTTTAGAGTAACATTTTCATCAGCAAATTTTTTAGCAGTCCTATGATGAATTATTTTATTTAAACAATGAGAAAGAGTTAACCCATATAGGGGAGGCCCAGGTTCTACTTCAAACTTACCCGTATCTCTTTTTTTAACTCTTTTCATAAAAGTGAGGTCATATTTTTGACTTCCTGGACACGACGGTTCCATTATGAAGTCTGGTTCTACGATTTTCATTTAAAAATAACTTTTGTATTTCATTGCGAACAACATTATTATGTTTAGTTTTATAGCAAAAGTTCCAACTTTCATTGTAATAGCGTTCAAAAAGTTTATTAGAATTCCAGTCTAATATTTCATAAATTTCTTTTTTAGTATGGTAATCTCTATTTATATACCTATCGGAAACTTTAATAGCATAATGACAATGATATATATCATAATGAATTATTTTAAATGAAATATTATATAACTCTAGTTGCTCTGCAATACAAGCTGCAACATAACAACATCCTCCACAATTTATATTATATCTATTATCTAATTCTAAACATAATTTGTTTAGATTAGTAAATAATCTATTTCTATTCATTACTTATTCTTACTTCCAGGCTTCGTATAGGCTCCTTGAATAGATTTAGGAAGGCTCTCATAAAAACGAATTCTCGCCTCCAATCTTTTTAGTCTTGCTTTATACTTCATTCTATACCTAGTTTATTTTCAATATTATTAAGGTATTCCTTATTATATTTCCTTATTCCAGATAAATCTGATTTAATCATATTATCAATCTTATAAAGATCTTTATCCAAAGACATCATGAGATAATCAAACTCATTCCAGATTCTAACTAAAATATTATGCTTCTTAATATTAGCATTTAATTTAGCTTTCATAAAAGCAATATTATTGCCCACCTCTTCATCAAACTTATCATTCATACATGGCTGAGAAACACCTGTTCCTACAATAAGTTCTCCTTCATAATCATCAACAGTTTTATGAACTGAGTCAATAATATCTACAGAATTATTATAAGCCTTATCCATAGGCTCAATAATTCTATTAAGCATCTTATATACATCTTCTACACATTCTTTGGTGATTTTATCACCTTCTCTAGTTGTCTTAATTGGCAATCTTACCTCATTCATAATACAAAATTGTTTTAAAATTAAAATTAATATTGTTTAAATTAGGTTTAACTTGTAACCTAAATATATTGTATTTTTTACAATAGTATTCTTCCATTTCTGGAATAAATTTTTCCACAAGTGATGGATTCTGTACTATTAAATTTATTATTTTATCTAATTTTTCATATTTAATTTCTGTTAAATATTCAGAAACCATCGGAAGCAATTTTTCTTGAAAAGAAATAGGAGTACCTCTAATCATAGCATTAAATACTTCAATACAAGAACTTTTATTTACCATTGATATATTCTTTTATCGGATTTAATGAGTTGTAGGACTTCTTTTAATTTAGAATTTACCTCAGGCCAAATTTCATTTCCTGGATAAGTAATTTCTACAAATTCAGCTTTCTTTTTTAAAGCCTGTAAATCTTTCAAAAGTTCATTTCCAGTAATCATTTTTTAATAATAAATTCATAATTATCGTTAATATATCTTCCAGTGGCTCTTACTATTGTTCCAATAGGTAATTTCCACTTAATCATAAGTCTTTTTAAAGCTTTTATAGTTTTACATTGAGCTGTACTTGAATGCCAGTCACTATAGACAAATTCATCACCAAAATCCCACGAATTATATTCCCTATGATACCACATATAAGGTAATTTATCTGGAACAATAATATCGATAAACCAACTTTTACAGCCATAAGGAGTATTATACATATGAGAAGGATGTTTAGTACATTTAAAATGCTTTCCTACAGTATAACGACAATCTGTTAAAGGAGAACTATATAAATATCCTCTTTTAATTTTGGAATAATCAGACTCTTCTAGACCTTTAATAGTCATTGTACCATCTTCAAGAGTAATGAAATCTTCTAGTTTTGCCCAATAAGGACATTCTTCTTCACTATTCCAATTTTTTACATCTTCATAATAAGATTTAATACGTTCTTGACTCCAGTGTCCATAATTAACCATTAATTCTTTTTGAATAAAATCAAATGGACAATTACGAATTACATAAGCATCCACATAATACGGAGCATTGAATATTGGATGACACTCCCAATTCTCTTTATCCCATCCAGTTATTAGATATTCTGATATTTTTACAGATTTACCATACTTATCTAAGAGAGCAGGTTGTTGTTCACACCATTCTTTAAACCGTATATACTCTTCCCAAGTATTTACATAGATTTTATCTATTGCTGCCATAAATTAAGTCTTTTTAAATAATCAATTTCAGATTCATCAGTTGCTGTTTGAATTTGATACTTCAATAATTGATTTGCTACATCTAAAAGATATTCTTTTTCTTCTTCAGAACAAGCATCATGTACTTGAACATCTTCAATAAAATTCTTAAATCGAATAGCAAATGTTTTAGAACTTACTATACGATTATCTTTAATTGGATTTAATTGTTGTTTCATAATATCATACTACTTTCATTTGCTGCAAGTTTCTATATTATAACCATTATATGTTTTAATCTCAGATGAGAAATTATTATTTGAAAGCAAGATAGAATTACATCTTTTTACTCCGCTAATTGACGGAGACATCTGTATAATAGGTTTAACTCCCATTGCTTTCAGTTCTTCATAAGTGTATATTTTAATCATAATTTCTTCATATTTCAATTGGTCTAACTAAATAAGATTCTGGAGAATGTGACACTGTTTTAACAGACCTATAAATGCCTGTAACGAAACTACCCATCTTAACATACGATATGAACTTTTGTCCTTCCTTTTTTGATTTATTTAACTTCATATCTTAATCTTGTTTTATTATACCCACGCTGCTGCTTCTCTTGCATCAGCACGGTAGTTCTCACTGTCTACTGCGTCCTTAATAGCACGTTGAATTTCTTCATCGTTCTGTATCAGTTCTAATAATTCTTCTCTTGTCATAGTAGCAAATATTAATAAGGTGGATATAATGAACTAACAATAATATTCTTTGAGAATTCTGTAGCAAGTTCTTGCAATATCTCTGCTGCATACTTATCGCCACGCATCAATCCGTACTTAGAAAGCGTATTCTTGATGTCATTTTTAATTTCTGTTTTCAAAGTGTCTTGTATCATATCTCAATCTTGTTTATTCGTTATAAAGTATGTTTCATCCATACGTAATCAGCATCTTCGTCATCGTAACAGAAATCACTATATCCGTGATTAGCATACCAATCGTGTACCCAGGATGATTTTAGCACCTTCAGACAGATTACAGTATAATTGTACTTCTTAGCTTCTTTATCAGCGAGTTCAAGTATTTTGTTACCAAGTCCACGACCTCTTGCTGATTGCTCTACCTTTACGTTTGATAGATACATAGTATTCTTATCATCATTATAGGCATATAGAGCAAACCTACAGCAATCATTTTTGTAATGATAAACTATATCCCAATCTGTCGTTTCTTTCGTGATGTTCATACCTTATTTATTCATTATTTCTCTTATGATAATTCCTCAATCCATTCAACACACTGCTTAAATGCATCCATCTTTCCTTGAGCATAAAGATACTCTGATTAGGTCTGGGCATTCTTGTGTTCCTGTGTGGATTTATCAACTGCCTTTAGCAGTCTACCTAAAAATTTCATTGTTTCCATATTCATTATTTTTTAAACCAACTTATCCATACAAAATATTTACAATCATAACAGCACCATCCTTGACCACCTTGAGAATCATCATCAAAGTGTACTAAAGACTTTCCACATCGAGGGCATACACCATCGTTAAAGTCCTTTTTCTCTTGGATATAACACCAAATACTTCCGATGATAACGATTAATACAATCAGTCCGTATATCACAAATTGAATCAAAATTACCATCACATTTAAGTTTATAATTAACCACACACATCGCTATCTATTGGAGGTGCTATTTCAGTACCATCCCATTCTGTTTGCTCTTCATCATTCTTGAGAAACTTGATTATACGTGCTGTTGCATCGCATAGTCCGAATACATAGATGTAGTTTTTTTCAGACTCAGCATCGTGTGATTTGCCTTTGTACTCAGCTTGAATTTCTTCTAACTTGTCCAGCAAATCTTTTTCTGCTTGCTCATAACCTTGTTTATATATTGTCCTAGTAAGTGAGCTTGAATCATAAGACCCTCTACTATCTCCTTCTCTTTTTTTAGGGTAGGATTTTAATGCTGCTTCTTCGCTTCTTTTACTCATATCTCAATCTTATTTACTGTTTTTATAAATACGATACCAATATTCTTCACCAATATGCTCAATAAGGGTTTGTTCTATTTCGTTTGCTTCACGACATCCACGCAACTCTTTGATTTTGTCAAGTGGTGTATTGTGCATACGTTTTACTATATTAACTCCAATTTCCTCTATTTCTTTAGAACTATTAAGTTTTATATATACAGTACCAAGTTCTTTATGATAAGCATATACAAACCTGTCACTAAGGAAATACGGATTTGGTACACTATAACAAGTTCTTTCTTCCATAATTGCTTATTATTATAAATTAACACCTTGATTAATTGGAATATGCTTCAGCCTTTTATATTCCAATAGTATCTTGTGATACGCTTTACACTCCTTCGGAACTTTGTCATAAAGGTCTTCTAACTCTTTATCTGTCAAAATAATAATGTTACTCATATCTCAATTTTGTTATGCATCAAGTTCAATCTTGCCATTTTTGATTAACCAAGTATATGCATCATACAGTGCATCAACAGGTGTATCACACTGTGGGCTTTCATATGCAAATGAAATTAGACTGCCCATCTTCTCATTATTCATTACGTCACATACCCACATTGTATCAACAACACCAAGGTTGATGCTGATACAGTTACGTCTAATGTCCTCAAGTAGATTAGACATATTGCTCTGAACAAACTCTTTAGTCATATAATATCCTGTTATCATATCTCAATCTCGTCTCAGAAAGGATGCAATATATGATATTGCACGGTATAAAAACCACAACCCAAATAATGCTAAAACTATTCCTATAATAATATCCATATTTCAATATTGTTTATTACTTTTATTTACCAATATACACATATTCAATGCAGCAAGAAGACAAATACCTCCACCGATAAAACTAAACCACCACATATCTCAATCCTCCTTTACTTTATCTACATTCAAGATTTCTCTAATACCTTTCAGTATATTAAAGCCTACATAGCACAAATATCCTGCTACTGATACAACTATAATTAACCCAATTGCTATCAGTATAAGTGTAATCGTATTCATATCAACTCTCCTTGATTGCGTGTTCTTTTTCTACAGAATCGGTAATTGATGTAATCTCTTTCAAACAACTAAAGAAACCACTCCACCACATGCCATAACCATTAGAGTGTAATGGGTACTCTTCTTCGTCGTGTTCAAGAACATACTTAGCCTTCATTTCTTCGAGTTTGGCTTTTACTTTCTGTAACTTATCCATATCAGTTCTTTTTATAAGTTTGGTCTTCTAACAGTGATTGTTCATCATAGACGCTTCCGTCTTCAAAAGTATAGAACCAGTCACATTGCTCTTCGTCAAACTCGACATTAGTAACTTTACCTAACACACACTCACCTTCTCTATCTGAGTAGAAACCATAATAGGCAAGTGTATCACCGATATTCCAATGGGGCTTTTGCTCGTCCTTGCAAGTTTTTGCAGAATTAGCAAAAATTTGCTCACCTTGTTTTTCAAGCCAAGCAATCCATTTATTTTCTTGTTCTTGTGGTATAGGTGTTCCACCTCCTCGATGAATACTTTGCTCTACAAAAGCAATAATTTCATTCTTTGTCCTCACGTCATCTTTAAATTTTTCTTCTTGTTTCATATTTCAATCCTCCTTTTACTTTATTGTGTTGACCTAATTTGTAGCCAATAAGGAACGTGAACAAATACCCTAATAAAAATTGAACAAATAAACTCATATCTCAACTTCGTTTAATTTCATATTTTCTCAATTCATTTACGAAGTCATAGACACCTACAACAACTATAAGTATTAGTCCAAATAGATTTGATACCATACGCTATTTATTTTCCTTTAATGCTGTTTGCTGCTACTATAATAAACGCACCAATTATCACTGAACATATAAACATTGTAACACAAATTGCTGCCATAATATTGTTATTTATACATTCCTTTGGGTGCTTCTAACGCTAAACCCTTCTCAATCAACCCACGATAGTCAAAATGATGCTTGTTGAGCCAATCCATTATTTCAGAAATGGCTTCTGGGCGATACACTTCTGCAAGGGCAACTCTTTCCGTCTCTTGCATCTTAATGCTCAGATACTCGTTTCTCTCTTCCTCAGTCATTGAAGACATCGGACGGAGAAAAGGAAGGTTTTTTTCAATATGTAATGGTCTTGAACCAGTTGACATACCACATCCTTCATATTCTGTAAAGTTAATCCAACCCTCATAGTCTGTATTTATTAGAATACCACTTTCGCTATATGCTGGGCTGTGTAAGGAATCTATCTTCCAATGACGTATATCATACGTATACTCTTTATAGTCTACCTCTACCCCATATGGCAATCTTGCGCTGAGGTCTCTCAACAATAATTCTTTTTCTTCTTGTGTCATAACTACCTAGTTTTATTAAATTTTCCATTTCCTTTTTAAAATATTTTAATTGATGAGGCAAAACATTATCAATCCATTCATCAATATAACAATGGTATTTATTGTGCCAATTTATCTTGCATCGCCAATATAGATAATCTTTTTCTTTTTGTGTCATAATCCTACTATTACCTAAGTTGATACCACTTTACTAAGAAAATTACGAAAGCAACAAGTTCTAAGACTGTTGTAATAAACCACATATACATCATACTCTTACAAATAATTATAATATTATATTTGATTCGTCAAATTAAAAATATTTTGGGAAGCAAATTGAGCAAGAGAATCTGCTTTATTATTCCAAACCATGTCAGAACCTCCTTCTTTTTGATGTCCATAAACATGACGATACTTGATAGGTTCTTTAACAAGAGATTGAGTTTTAATTAATTGTTTTTTAATTCTTGCAATTAATTCTACGTTCTTTTTAGGATTCCATTTTTCATTAAATATACATCCTAAAGCATACTCAGAATCGGATACTATTTCTAAAGAATCTATAGGTTTCTTAATGGATAATAAAGCATATCCTATTGCTAATAGTTCCATACGATTATTAGTTACATCTTTAAATCCTTTAGAATACTCATATACTTTTTCTCCATTCTTTATCCATACTATTCCAATTCCTCCATTTTTATTTCCTCTACAGGAACCGTCTACAAATATCTGGTAATTAGTCATATTCTACCATTTTAAACTTTTTTCCTAAAATAGCTTTTAAAGTTGCCCAAGCAATACAATCATGAGTTTTTACAAAATCATCAAAATCCGAATCAAATATACATTCTACAGATTTGGTTTTTTCTTTATTACTATTCTACCATAAAAATCATCAGTAAAATGGCTTGTTATATAATCAATATACTCTTCATTCATTTTACTAAAAATTCATCTGTCCAAGTACTGTTTCCTTTTGTATCCTGCCAAGGCCAACTCTCTTTAGCTTTTTGTATATCTGATTTATCAATTAATCCTTGACTAATAGTATTAGTATAATATAAATACCAAAGAGCCTGCTCCCAATATTCATCGTCTTTATTAACTTGATGTAAAGGCAAACTCCAATACCATACCCAATTCCATTTATAGATATGAATCCATATATATGGAGAGTACTCAAATCTTGGAGTATCATATTTATCTTTCCAGCCTACATCGTGAAGTACTATTTGAATAAAATGAGGTTTAGAAACCCATAATATTGGATAAGGTGCATACAACCCTTGTTCAAATCTAAAATAACGTTTTAAAGGTTTAAATATTCCTTTAAGTTTGTTCATTGTCTTTTTCGGATTACTAATATCTATATAAAGATACCTTCCCCAGTCTAAATAAATCCAATCTTTTTTTATATACATAGGCATAAAAAAAGGTAGTCAGTCTTGACTACCCAATAAATTAATATAATTACGTTCTCCCTTCCAAAAATACCATATGATTATATGATATTTTCCTCTATAATCTTTAAAAAAATCTAAATAAGGACTAAAAATAATCCCTAAAATCATTAATATTAGAAGTATAATAAACAATATAATCATATTATATACAACAAATCAGTTCTATTTGAGATTTTATGTTCTAGTTCGGACTAATTCATAACATAATCACCATTTACAAAATAAATCTATTTTTTATAATAATCATATTTTATATAACCAGTCCACCCAGGAATCATTCCAACTTTTCCCTAAGAACATTTTTCTTTTATCTAATCTAATGTCATTTCTTTATAAATTTTTTAACTAACATTTCATAATTAGGATCTTCATGATAATGAACCTTTATTAGAAATTCGAAATAATCTCCTCCTTTATAGCGTTTACTAAACCTTTGTTCATAATCATCAATACATTCTATCCAAGAAGAATATTTTTTATATCCATTTTTTCTTTTCATTCCGAATATATTATTCTTCTTTTTACATATTCTGGAAGTATAATTTCCAGACTCATGTTGACTTTGAGCTAATACAATCTCCCAACATGGAATATTTCTTCTTATTAATTCATTTTTAACATTATCAAAATTTAACACTGGAATGGAGTCTTCTTTGACTTCTTCAATTAAAAAATTGTGTTGTGAATTGTTCTTAGAAGAAACAAATCCACAAAACAATAATAAACAAAAAATTGTTCTCATAATTAAAACACAAATGGGTTACAACCTGCTTCTAATATTGGACCATATGCCTTAGTATAATTATCTAAGTAAGTTTTTCCCAATTTTTTAAATAAATTTAATACCTTTTTCATAATTTACTACAAATTTTAAAAGTTTATAATATATTTATCTAATTCTTATATTAAGAATATCATTAAATACTAAAATTCAAAGATTATACACTTGATATAAATCAAAATCGTATATTATAAATATTTAAGGTATGTAGTAACAATATTTTTTAGTTTCAGTTTGTGGAAGATGAAGGATTCGGACCTTCGAGCCGCTTTTGGCGACTGACGCGTTAGCAGTGCGTTGCTTTAGACCACTCAGCCAATCTTCCAGATGCACTGCTTAAGGTGCAGTGCTAAACCTATTAATTTTTAATTCTAACAATGGCAACTCTATTAGTAGCTGGGCCTTGAACACCAAGTCCTTCGGCACTTTCTACATTTACTCCTCTATTTTCAAGATATTGTTTAACAACATCAGCTCTATTTTGGCTTAATTGAATATTATGTTCTGGAGTTCCTTCAGGACTAGCTAATCCAATAATGGATACAATAGTTCCTTCTGGAATTTCGTTTAATAACCTTTTAGAGGATTCATCTAATACATAACTATCATGAGAGAAGAATACAATATATTCATCTTTAACGAGAATATTAGAAATAACTTCTACAGGCTTATCAACATAAGTTACAACTTTCTCAGGCTTATTTTCTACTTCAGCTCTAAGTCTAGTAATTTCATCATTTAATGCACCAATATCATAAAATTTAAAATAATGAGTTCCATTACTTGTCTTAAAATGATAAACATAGGAAAGATTTACTGCTAATTGAGCATGGTGTTTATTAAAAGTAATATCACTAAGCTTGTTTAGATTCCAGTAAACTGCTGGAGTAATGACAATAGAATGTCCCTTTCCAAAATTAAATGCCAAATCTAAACCAGTTTTTGCAGACAAATTACTTATGGAAGTATTCCAATTATAAAGCCAACCTAATCCTGCTACAGTATTAATTTCAAATACTCTTGGAGAACCTTTATATCCACTAAAAATATTAGAAAGATTAAGTACACCATTCAATCCTACATTTGTTGCCTTTACTGTAGTTTTTAAATCATTAAAATGATTATTGTTAAGAAATGCAACTCCTTCAGCTTGAAGCCCAAATTCGGGAGTAAAGTCTTTTTGAATCTTTAATCCAACATTGGTATTCAAAGGAAACATTGAATTAAAATCTAATGGAGTAGAAACTCCTCCAGTAATACCTACAGAAATATTATCTAAAGCATTACTTGTTTGAATTGCTGTTTGAGCATTAATCATCACTACACTCATTAAGAGTGTAAACATTAAACAAATTTTCTTCATTTTTACATTTTTTAGTTAAAAGAAATATCTACTATAGTGGGTCCTGAGAGACTCGAACTCCCCGTGCGCGATGCAAAGCATTTACAGTGCTCCCCGATGCCATCTCCGGTCACGAACCCATACTAGATTGTTACGTACAATCTAGAAAACTTATAATCTGCCATCTTTCTCCTGGCTGATTAGTACGGATAGACTAAAATTAACAGCACTCCTATGGAATTACCCAATGGTCTGTCACCTGTTAATGCCTTGTTTTAAAGTTCCTGCACCTTAAAGGTCGGTACTTATAAGATTCGAACTTATATTAACGGGTTCAGGGATTCTGATTTTTAGTCTTATACCTACTACAATCCCTTTTTCGGTAACACGACAGCTCGTATTTGTAAATTCCTCGAAATGTACAAGATAATACTGAACTACGGACAATCTCCTGTCGTACAAGATTGTGGATTTACATTATCCCCTAGATAGACAAAGTATCTAGCCTTATGTCTTATATACATTTGCAACTATATATAAGCTAGAGCCTATAGCCGGGCATGATCCGACAACCTGCTGTTTACAATACAGCTGCTCTACCAATTGAGCTATACAGGCATAAAAAGGAGCTAACTCGTAGCTCCATAACTTTAATTTAACAGATATGAATAACAATGTATTCAAGGCCGAGAGGCATTTTAAATCACTTTTTCTCAGGAAATGCAGGATTACTACTCTTAGCAGTACCATCTACTGCATCAATCCAAATTTGAGATTCCAAATTACCGAATACCCATTGTGGATTACATTCCTTTGGGCCTATTGGATTTCTCAAACAAGCATGACGGGAATGAGGTTTAGGAAGGTTGACTTGATTTGTCAATTCAAAAGCTTGCTTAAATGGAATCATTTTTACAGAGTCTACGAGAGGATAATCTTCAATCCAAAATCCTGCAACAGAATCTACTGCACAAGTTCCATTAGCAAAGTGTTGAAACTTATAGACCATAGTATCAAAACTTTTTCCGTCATAATCTTTAATTGCTTGGAAAATATTTACAACTTCTGCAATACTTCCATCATTTTCTTCATCCAAATAATTATTGAAAAGAACCATAGTCTCATACCATCTATAGTCTTTATTAATAAGGTACATTGCCTGTTTATCTGTAGAAATCATATTCTCTACTACCATAGAATCTGGAATAATTCCATTATCATTCTTTTCATTCTTACAACTGTTGCATGAGCAGAAAAGTACAAGGCTCAACATTAAAAATAAAACTTTCTTCATTTTAAATTAATTAAGTTAAAAAAAATATCTACTAATAGTCTAGGTGACCAGACTTGAACTGACAACCTCAGCATCCCAAATGCCGTGCGCTACCTATTGCGCCACACCTAGTTAAAGAATCAAGTAGAGAATCGAACTCTACACCAAATATAACTTATAATCTTAAAGTAGCTACCCAATAAGAAGTTATATTCTACAGATTTTTCCTCCTGCTTTACCCTTTTCGCCATTGATTCTTATTTTAATAATCCTCTCAACATATCCCACGAGCAGTTTGATGGTCTATAGATGCCATAGTTGAGCACTCTTCCTAGTGTATTCTCTACACAGCTGCTAAGTGTTTAGGATTATTTTAGTACTGGCCGTTGGACTTGCACCAACTATCTCCATCTTATAAGGATGGTGCTTCTACTCCTTAAGCTACGCCAGCAATTTGCTAGGACTTCCTCTACCTAGCTTTGCAGATTTTTATTAATAATATGACTTGCTTCAGTTTCTCTTCTCATAGATACTCAAGGTACCACACAAGTCTTTTTACCAGATATGTTTTAGAACTTCGGCTGCGGAAACTAACAGGAGTTCTTACGACTAGCGATATTAATAAAGGTTTACCTATACTAAAGCAATAGGTGCTTCTGAAATAAACTTTGATTGATTATTTATCTCAACTCGCAGGTTCTGCTTAACCTTACCCGAAAAGGATTATTTTTCTTCAAATTCTATTCCAACTTTATCAACAAGATTAGTAGCTACTTCTACAGCTTCATTTATACTATATTTATCACCACTTAGATAAAGTTCCTTAGCTACCTCAAATATTCTTCGATTTCTTTCAGTAGCCATACCTTTAAATACTGGAGCATTAAATACTTTTTGAAAAATATCTGTTGATTGAGGTTTAAAATCAAATTGAATGTTCAATTTTTCTTTAATATGTTCTTTACCTTTAGAGTCAATATAACTTACCCAATCAAATTCAGTTCTGTCTCCTCTTTCCTTATTTTCAAAATCAATAACTTCTACTTCTTCTCCAGTACTTCTTAATATATACTTAATTGCTGGAATATTAAACATTTGTTCCATAATGAGATTTTTAAATTATTTCAAAAAAATTATTTCCATTTAATCATTTTATATCCAGTATTCAAAGATTTTAGATATTCTGGAATATCTGTGGTTCCTCTTACCTAAAATTTAGATGTCCATTCTATTTAGTTTTAAACCTCTAAACAGGATTTTTCGAAACTAATTTGGCTCCTTGTTTAGCATACTAACTTAAATTACCAAAGACTCCAAGAAGATTTTTATCATAGTTCTATCCGTCTTTATCTCCATTTAACCAATAACGTAAGGCTCTTCTTTGAGCACCTGTATATTCATAAGGATTATGTCCTAATCTATTTGTAATCCAATCACGAGTTCCAGAACGGTCATACTAAGTAACAACAGGGTGAGTAGAAATAGATTCAACAGTTGGTTTTCCTCCAATTGATGATACAAAATCATTTGGATTAATATTATGATTTTCAACTAAAGATAGTGGAGAAGCTTTTATAGCACTTGCTTCTGAAAAAAGCTAATCTCTCTTATATTTGTCATAAGCTGCCTAAGTTTTATCTCCCCAAATTCCATCTAAATCTTTACCTGTCATTCCTATTTCTTTCTAAAGCTTTAAGACAGCATCTCTAGAATTTAATCCAGATACTGGAATTTTACCCACATACTCTCTTGTAGCATAATAATTTGGAGCTACAGAGGGTCTTGAAGTTCTAGAAACTGTAGAAGGCTTTGAAGTTCTAGGAGTTGAAGTTCTAGAAGTAACTGTTGTTGTGGCTTTTGGATTTGTTTGTATCCACTTGTTATTTTCGTCTATACGTCCAGCATCTCTTAGTTTTTTTAATGCTAAATTTCTATTTTCATTAGCCGTAAAAGCTCTACGTTGTGGTCTAAAATAGGCTGCTGCAGCTGTGCTAATAGCACTACCAGGAAAACCACTATCCATAGCCCAATGTACAGCCTACTTTACTTTTGGTTTAAGATCATAATTTAAAGCTTGATTTATGATATTTCCAAATTGAGCTTTAACAATCTTTTTACCCTATTTAAATCTCTAAATAGGATTTTTTGAAACTAATTCATTCATAAATTTTAAATTTTTAACGTTAAAATAAAATTATCTATTATAATAGATTATATTATTTAAATTTTGTTAAAATTCAAAATTTTCTTTAATCCGATAATTATATTTATGTAGATAATTTTTCTTTACAAAATTGAATATATTGTCTTTTTATGGATTTATATTCTGTATTTAACTTAATCCATTCTTTTAAATGTTTAATCCAAATTCTTTGTAATTTATCTGGATTTTTCTTTTTTAGTATTCTTAATTTCATATCATTAAAGTTAAAATAAACTGGAGGTTGTCTCCAGTTCTAATACCCTTACCTTGTACCAGAGAAGGCAGCACTCTCCGCTCAATTTTGTTAAGAGCTGGCCCCAATCAACGATCGTTTTACTAACTAATGTTAGAAGGTTGGTCGTACACAACCTATGGTTGAGGATAGTGTTCTAAAAATTCTTCAACCATATTATAGAATTCCCTTTCATTGCTATATTGGCCTTCTTTTGAAAGATTCCTCTGTATACGTTCTAATGGAGAATAGATTTTATCTAAATCTTCATCATCACAGTATCCTTCCCCATGAATATCAAAAGGAAACTCGCCCTCTGGATGATAACTCAGCCAAATGGAATCTTCAAACGAAGCACAAATACAAACTGAATATCCAGAGTCTTCGAGTTTTTTCCTTACTTCTGGAGAATTTTCTTTTATAAATACTATTTTACTCATATTGATACAACACTTATAATTTTACTTGTTCCTTCTATATATCCAATAAGAAAGTTTGGAGTGTTAATAACATCTCGATTAGTAAAGCAATAATTCCAAGTTACTTCTCCATAAATAATTCCAAAATGTTTTAAAGCATTTTCTATTTCTAAACCAGGAAGTACTGATTCCTCAATCATTCCAGTTTGATAAATAGCTGTTTTAGTATCTATTACTTGTATAAATATTTTCATTTATATTCGTTTTTTAATTTACAAAATACTCTTTTATCATCCATTTGAAGTTCTGGTTTTAAATCAGAATTCCAATTAAACCAATTTGTCCAAACTTTTCCTTCTTTAGACCAATATTCATATCGTTTATAAATCATAATTAGATGGATATGTTGGAGCAGTTATAATCTCATATATAAATAATATTAATCCAACTATGCCAGATAATATTAATGCTCCTATTATAATTTTAATAATTAACATATTGTTAAAGTTTAGTTACTTTATTTAATACATATTGTACACATAGTTCTTTCATATCCTTAGAACCATCAAGAATGTCAATAGCAAGTTGTGAGCCTCCAGTTCTATATCTTTCTTGTTTAATGACTTCATCGTAGTGTTTACTTGCTTCAAAGTATAAGTCTACTATTTTTCTGACGATAGATTCATCAACAGAATAAGATAGTCCAAGTTCAAAGAATTGTTTAGCCATGTGCCCTAAAAACGGATGCAACTCTTTTTCATTTGGCCAATATATAGATAGATACTCTTCTATTTCTTTTTCTAAGTCCACCTCTTTCACTTCAAAGGTGTCGAGAACAACCAACATATCACGATAAGCATCAGTCTTGCCATTCCAATATTCAGCATCAATTATTTTAGCCCGTTTCAGGCATTCATTATAACGTGCCTCTATCTCCGCCATTACAGCAGCCTTGTCTATATACTGTGTCATATTTTTTACATTGATTTACATATTGAATCAAATTTAAACTTATCACAAACCCCTACTTTAAATATTTCTTTACAGTCAGCCCACCTATATTTACAGTTATAGCAGCACCTTTTAAACTTACGTTTACCTTTTTTTGCCATATAATTACTTTCCTTTCATAAAGTATTTAAAATCTGTTATATCTTTATCAGTTAAAATAAATCCTTTTTGATTTTTTATTGGCCATGCTTCAGCTTTCTCAACAAAGGCATCCTTGCGGATGTACTCAATATCAGTTTTCTTTGTATTGTCTTGTTTTACATAAAACACTGATTCTGTAGTATCTGTAAAATCAGATAAATATAATTTCTCTGGTGCTTCGTTTGCTTTCATAACTTTATGCTTTACCTAATTTATCAATATCTATCTCTTTTGGGGAAAACTCAACAGAGAAATAACCTTCTTTCTTTAGGAACTCCGCAAGAACTTCACAGCATCTTTCCTTGATGTCCTTGCGCTTTGAATCTGTAGAAATATGCAATGTGAATGTCATCTCTCCAAATCGTTATTTCCAGCTATATAAGCATCGCATAGCATTTTATGAACTTCAAGACTTGTATATGTCTTATCACTCTCGTAATGATTAATAGCATAATCACTGGCTTTCAATTCTTGTTTTTCTTTTTTTGTCATAGTTTTATATTATTTTGATTACAATATTTTACTGCTTTATTATATGCTTCTTGTTCTGTCTTACCTTCACAAGTGACTTGTTTAGTCCAGTTGTCATAGTGGATATATGCATAAAATCCTTTATCTTTTCTTGTGGAAGGAAATGGCTTTATCATTATTTCTGTTGTCACAACTTTATTATTTTAGTTTCTTTAATTCGTTATACAAATCAATAAGTTCTTGTCCTTGTCTTGGATAAGATATATTTCCAGTAAGATTTAAATCATGTAATGCCTTAATCTGCTCATCACTCGGCTTCCAAGTGTTCTGTGGTCTGAGCGATTTTAGCCAGTCAACTGCTTTTGTTATATCGTCTTTTATAAAGTGGTGACTTGCCCCTTCTTTAAGCATAATGATAATGTTGGTTAATCTTGTTTCATCCTCTTCACTCCAAGCAAGTTTCTGCTCAACAAGTCTTAAATATGGATTATCAAATGCAACGTGCATTACCGTTTTATCACCCATATTTTCTTTACCACGATACTCGCATATATAGCATTCTTTATCCATATATACAATTTCATAAATAGGTTCACCCTGATAATTTGTATTTTTAACAAAATCTCCAATTCTAAACTTTGGTTCCACCTTATCAGCAGGCTTTTGTTTTAACAATAACTCGTTCTGTCTACATATAGGGATAATATATCCACCAACATCATAAGAATCTTTTGTAACATCAAGTATATCAAATTCTTCACCATCCCAAAAGACTGTATCACCTTTCTTAAATAATGGCTTTTGCTCACCTTGCTTTTCAAGCCAAGCAAGAATATCAGTGCGTTCAATGCCATTCCAAACTTTAATAGTATTCAAGGACTTAAATGCTCTAATTAGTGCTTTTCTTATTTTCTCATCCTCGTTCTCTTTGAGTTCAGGAAAGATAACTTCACAAGTAGTCCAACCTGAAGGAGCTGCAACACCTTCGCCACTATTTATTTTTCTTGCTATGTCAATAGCCTCATCATATCTTTGAGCTTTTTGTTCAATTGATAGTTCTTTCATAATTAATATTCAATTTTGCTAGTTATATGTGTTTCATATTTTTCCAAGTCACAGTCGTCAGTTTTTAGATTTCTATGAGAACATCCCCATTTGTCACATTGAAAGCATCTTGTTTTAGATTGCTCATTATTTGTTTTTGGTTTATAAATTTGCCCATCAATACATTCAAAGGAATATAATCTACACCAACTTCTATCACAGACATTTTCAAATATACATTTCCCCATAATTACAATAGTTTTTTGTTCTTATGTCATAATTGTAAAAGTGTTGCTAGCTCTAGTTTTCTTTCGTCTACATCAGCATATTCAGTATTATCCCAGTTCTTTACGATTGTTCTTGTATCATCAAATCTATAAAGAATATTATCTTTAATAGAATTCATTATCTTTAAATCTTCTATAGGGTTTATTTCGGCAAATTCGAACTGTGATGCCATAAAACAGTTTACTGGACAAAATTGCTCTGCAACATCTTTATGGTCTGGGAATATATAAAATAAACAACCACTACGAATGTAAGTTATCTTTATTTTATAAAATCCACTACCATATTTATCAGCAATTTCATTTCCTTTAGCAAAATAATACCAATATTCCCTATCGACTTCTATATGTGATTGATAATCATCTCTATATAAGTCATACAATACAGTAGAAAATGTTTTCTTTTTTATTTTCATAATTATAAAAGTTCCTGCTTATGAAGTTTGATAATCATTTCGTAGCAAGCATCAATAGCAGATTCCTTTGTTATATCTGGTAAATCATTATTAACGCCATAGCCTATCTCATCATACCAAACGGCAAAATCATTATCACTAATGTCAATCCTTAAAACATTATAATCCTTAATACGTTTAGGAATAACATTAAGCAATGCTGCAAGACTCCAACAAGGGTAGAATATTCTTTTATCATCAAAAGAAATATACTTACCCCTAATATTAGGCATAGCTTCATATTCCCACTCTTTAGGATTGATTATACTTTGATGTCCTGTATAGTGCATATCCGCACTTTCAAGTGGCAGTATTTCTGCCAACTTTTTTGACTGTTCCAGTGAGGTAAAACTTTTAATTATTGCCATAGTTATTTATCATTAAAATCTACCCATCCTTCAAATATTTTATTTTCTCCGATATATTTTAAAGGATATTCTCCACGATTCCAATTCATAAAATGTTCTTCTGGATTAGATGGCTTATATTTATGGACATAATATTCACCATCATTTGATACACAACTGCCATCATCAATAACAATATGAAGGTTTTCTTTCGGTGAATAGCCAACAATCTCGGCACACCCATCAACCCACATTGTATCTGTAGGAAAGAGCTGAGTTAATTTTCTAAATGAAATTTCCATTATTATAATAAATTATTTTCTTTCAGTTTTAATATCATTTCATAGCAAGCATCAACAGGATTCTTACCAAATGTGGATATAATATCATCTTTTACCCCCACAGTGCACATATATTTTTCATTTTCTGTATCTGCCTTATCTTTCACTATGTCTGTACCATCAGGTAAAACACTAAGCAAACTTGCAAGCGACCAACAAGGGATGATTCCAAACATCGGATTTATTAAATACTTAGACAAAACTTTCTGTGCGGTATTGTAATCCATAAGTTCTGCTCTATATTCATCTGCATAATTTATTCCTTTAATAGATGCATTGTTATAGTGCATATCCGCACTTTCAATCGGTAGTATCTCGCTAAGGGCTTTTGATTGTTTTATGTCTGTATAACTTCTCATATAATATTTCTTTCTTTAAGTTTAATGATAATATCCGTACAAGCATCAACAAGATTATCAGCACCAGTGGAAAGCCCATAATATGAGTGATTTCTATTCTCGTGGTGGTCATAGGTTAATATCCATTTATTATCACATCCCTCTGTAATATTGATAATATATTCACCATCAAATATTTCTTGTGGAATAAGACTAAGCAATGCTGAAAGACTCCAACATGGAATAGCAGTATTATCTGCCGTAACAAATCCATCATCAATATATTTAGACATTACAGGGAGAGTTCCATTTATCGCCAAGAACATATCAGCACTTTCAAGTGACAGTATCTTTGCCAACATTTTGCTTTGTTCTACTGTTGTAAAACTTTTCATAATAAATTAAATTTATGTAACTTTAATATCATCTTTACACAAGCATCGATAGGATTGTCACAAGATACCTCCCATACATTACCACGTCCATATTCTAAAAACTGTAATATCCATTTACCTTCAGTTGGGAATAAAATTGGAGTATATTCTTGAGATTTTATTTCACTTAAATATTTAAGTAATGCAGTAAGACTCCAAGCAGGAATATCCTTTTCTGTTCTTTTCTCGCATGTTGGATATTCACAATACATTAAAGGTGCACAAATTGCTCCACGACAATTCCACCATATATCCGCAGTATTAATATCAATCTCCAACTCTAAGAGTTTTTTGGATTGTTCTATTGTGGTGCAAATTTTATTCATTCTTTATAAGGGTTATTGTCTTCTGTTACTTCGATAGCAAGACCTTTTTCAATCATTGTCCTACCTTCGTCATCAGTATGATAATCTACATGTATGGAATTGTAGAAATCATATAATTTAGATAGTGTTTTTTGAGTGAAATTTCCTTTATGTAAGACAATATCACCATTACCCATAAAGTCGAATATACAATCATTGCCAAGTATTTCTTCAACTTTATCGCACTCTTCCTCAGTCATACTTGACATTGGACGGAGATACGGAAGATAGTTAACATCATCAGATATAAAATAATCCCGTAATAGTATTGGAGTTAATACCGTACATTTACCTTTTATAATTGGCATCAATTCTATCTTAACTCCATAAGGCAATCTTGCACATAAATCTTTTAATAATAGTTCTTTATCTTCTTGTTCCATAACTTAATTTTATTTATTTATACATATCTTTTGGTGCTTCAATAGCAAGATCTAACTCAATTAGTCCACGATAATCAATATGTATGGAATTCAAATAATCAATAGCTTCTGCTATTTCATAAAAATCCTTTCCCTCTTCAGTAAAGAGTCTAATTATACCAATATCATTGACCTTAAGCCATTCCTTAGGATTTTCTTCATTGATTTTAAGAATGTGAAATAGCTCGTCAACCTCTTTTTTAGTCATTGAAGATATTGAACGAAGATATGGTTTACATGGTTTATCTATAGCAACATATTCCCAAACTCTTGTTGCTACACCAAGTCGAAGACGTGGCAAATTTTCATCTATATATACTATTGGATGATATGGTAATCTTGCACAAAGGTCTTTGAATAGTATAGATTTTTCTTCTTCTGTCATAATTTATCAAATTCTTGTTGTAATTGTTCTAGTTTTTTATTTTTAATATATAAGATAGTATCAATACACTTCCAAAAATTATTAAAAAAATAATGGAAACCCAGTCTAAAAAGACTGAATTTCCATTTAAACAGTGGCTCAGATAGGATTCGAACCTACAACCTACAGATTCTTACTACTTTACATTACTGTAACCAAACAAAGAACGGCCTATTATTCTCGGATACTAGGTCTGTTTTTACTTCCGCCAAACTTTGTATGTTGTAGTCTGGAATACATCTTTACCATATTGAAATTCTTGCAAGTAATCAGTTAGAAATTGACCTTTCTCCTGTTACGGTGGCTCATCAATTTTGCATATACAATTTGTAATATAACTATCTGATAATTTCAACTTAGGTATCT